AAATTCAGATTAGTTATTAGATTATTCTTTACTTCTAATGAGGTAAGGTCTACTCTAGTGATTGTCTGGGTTTGGCCCTTCTTTTTTAACTTTAAACATGCAGAGATTTAAATACGAGGACAATGAACTAATACCCATTTTACAGGCAGGAGACCTTATCACTGTAAACGGCAGTCCGGTGGAAATCGTTGACAGTGGTTGCGCGTGCTTTGGCTGTTACTTTAAAGCCAGTGACTGTACTATGGAGTGTAGATGTCCACTTGACGAAGACTTGATATTTCGAAAGGTGGAAAAGAAGATTAAACAAGATGAGAGGGTTGAGCAAACTAAAAGCGTGGCTGAAGAGGAAGGGATTTACTTCTACTAATTATAAGGGAGATTCGGAGTACTACACATTAAATGGATTCTCTGCTACTGTGAGGTTAGCAGACCATGTAGGAAGAGAAGGAACTGAAACTGATAAATATATAAATATCATTCCAGACGGAGTTGATAGATATGTATTTATTTATGACAGAATATCTACTTCTATGAGCCATAAGGAACTTATTAAGGCATTAGATGCTTTAATATATCTGCATGGTAAAATTCCCAAGTATTTCGAGAATAGAGACCTTATTAAGAAGAGATACGAAGATGCTGTTTCCAGCGTCCAATCTCATTTAGCTAGAAGGACGGTAGACCAACGAGCAGTGTTGGTTAAGGGTGTTAGTACCTTAGAACCCGTCATACTCGAGTTGCAGAAACTATGTTGTCAATTTAGAGTAGAGAAAGAGAAATTGTGATTGTAATATTAATAGTGCTCGCACTGTATGGTGTGTCTTACTTACTAAACATTGTACTGAACTACATGCTTGCATACTACGACTTGGATGAAGAATACTTCTGGGAAGTCGTAGAGGAGGATGTAGGTTGGTGGATGACATGTCCAGTCATATCACCATTCTTATACTTATGGTTAATAGGTAAGGTGTTAGAAGAACAATCAGATTAAACTAATACTAACTTTACGGATAATCAAGTATGATTATTGAAGAAGCTGACTTTAGAATGGAATCTATAGGTGACAATTTACACTTCTGGGACCTATCTATACTAAAGACTATTAAATCTAAGGACGGAGAACGTCAGGAGTTTAAAGTAATTGGTTATGGACTTCCCATATCTGCATGTCTTCAAAGAATAGCAGATTACAGAATAGAGTGTAAGCACCCAGATGCCATGTCTCTGAAAGAATATATTCAAGATTACAAACAAGAAGTAACTAGATTAGAAGAGTTAACTAAAGGAATTTAAGCTATGGCTTCACGTAAGAAAGGTACGGCACCTCATAAGCCGAAGAAGGTGTATGAATTTGTTAAGTTAATGAATTGTGCAAGGTGTGGTAGAGATACTACTCACACGCTGTTCGATTATGACAACAGGCTTTATAAATGTAATGTCTGTGGGGCAGTTTATACCAAACGTGGTAAATAACTAATATTTAACTCATTAAACTTATCAGTAATGAAGAAGGAAACTATCAAAGAGACTCCAGAGGAGAGATTCAAAAGACTAAGAATCAAGGATTTGACCGATGATGCTTTCATGGTGGCAGAGCATTTAAGACAGCCGTCTGTAACACCACGTGACCCAAGTGTGTGGAGTAAAACTCCTAAAGAACGTAAGTTGTGGAAACGCTATAGACGATTCCCCGCTCCAAGTTATCAATGGCCGGCTCCTGCCAAATCTATTCCTATTCCTGGAACTCTGGTCGTGTATGTAAAGGGTGGTAACTTTACTACTGGTAAAATGAATCCAAAGACCAACAAACCTATACCAAAGAACACATTTAGCCATAAATGTATTCAATCTGACATCCCTTTCTTATTAAGTAAATATAAGACAGAGAAGTCCCAGGTTACTAAATATTCTTGGAATGGCAAAACCTACGCCCCCGACTGTCTACCATTCTGGGGACGTTAAACTAACAGTGTATCCTTCCTTTCTATATGAAGTACAACTATACCTCATTAGGAAGGATAGGGTAGAATGTGTAGGTTCTAAGTTCTATACTACTGATAAGCCTATTAAGGTAAGGGAATCGCAGTTTATTAAAGTCGACGATGAGATTACATGTGCTAAGTATATTACTTGGCTAGCAGCTCCCCTAGATTATTTAATGAACAACAATTTTAAAGTGTTAGAACGTGAGAATGCTAGACAAAGACGGAAATCCAATACAGGAGAAGACAAGCGAAGGAGTTCAAACCGTAGGCGCTGAACCTACTATGAAGTATACAGAGCAGGTGGTTGATAAGTCTAGACGTGTTTGCCCACTATCAACTGTAATGGTTGAGATGTTGGTAAAACAGATGTCAGCCGAACTTGCCAACCATGCTCTGTATATGACCTTTGCCAATTACTTTGAAGTAGAGGGTTTGCCAAAGCTAGGTATTTACTGGAGAGGTCGTGCTAAAGAAGAATATTTGCATCATTCTTGGATATTTGAATATCTAACCACTAACGATGCTCTGTTCCAATATCCGCCTGTTCCAGCCATTAATGTTGAAATCACTGATAGAGTCATGCCCTTTGCTGCCACAGTAGATAGGGAGATTGAGACTACTCGTGGTATTAATAAGATTGTAGACCAAGCTCAAAAAGAGAGTGATTGGGCTACATTCCAATGGTTGAATGGAGAGGATGAGGATGAAGGTATGTTAGTTAAAGAGCAAGTAGAAGAAGAATCTATTAGTCGTACTATTCTTGATATGGCTAAAGAACAGGCTACTTGGCTTCGTAAAGAGAATGCAATACTTGATTTCTATAATGGTCTAGGTCGCAAGTAATTGCCTATAATCAGATTAACTTATCTAAAGAGATTACATTTGGAAACATTTAATCTACAAGTTTATGAAAGAAAGAGTTGAGTATAGAGTTGACAGTTTTGTTGATTTTACTGGCATGGAACGTAAGTTCGTAATGGTTGCATTGTCACAAGAAGTATGTGCTGAAATTGACCCAGATACAGAGAACTGGGATGAAGATGCACTCTTAAGTGATAAATGTCTGTCTATTGGCGTATCTGTATGTCAACCAGAAGATGAGTTTGATGAGAATATGGGAGTTCAAATAGCTCTTGGTAAAGCTCGTAAACTACATAATCATGCTCTGTACAGTACTGACCCCGGATTGATTAACCGTGGTGTAGTTAATGCTCTTCTTGACCAGGAAGTAGCATTCTTCAAACAATGCCCTGGCAAGTATCTGAAAGGATATGATACAGCTAAGGCTATCTATGAAGAAGGACGTAAAATGGTTGAACTAGAAGCATCACTATCTGATGAAGAACGTACATGCTTGGATACCTTATTAACTTCTAAGAATGATAGAGTGGATGTTATCTATGATATCTATAACTACTATCAGTCTCAGAAATGAAATTTAAGGATGCTTTCGTTGGAGGTGTGATTGCTGCTGCTATATGCCTTGGTATAGCATGGGCTTGCAAGGATAGAAACACAGTAGTTATTCCTGACAACACTAAATATGAGCAAGCTATAGACTCGCTCAATAAGGAAGTAAGGAAGTTAGAAATTACTAACGACAGTCTAATTAGTGTCATTACCAATTCTAAAGGTAAGATAGACACTATTAATAATTGGTATGAAAAGGAGCTTATTGATATTACTAATCAGTCTATTGCCGCTGATGCATCTTTCTTCGCAGAATATGTATCCCAAGCTGGTAGATGACTCTTTAGTTGTGATTACTCCACAGCAATTAAAGGCTAGTAACCTTATATTTCTGGAGCATAAGAAGCTTAAGCTAGAGAGGTTTGAACTCAATAAACAGCTTACATCTTATGAATTACTAACTGCTAACTATGCTAAAACTGATAGTATAAGACTTCAACAACTAGCACGAGCAGAATTGCAAATGCAGATGTATGATGAAGCTATTAGTAAGCAACGGGAGCAGATAGCTAAGATGAACAAAAAGAACAAGAGATTAACTACATTGTCAATAGGAGGATTTGCTATCAGTGTAGGCTTATTATTAGCCTTACTGATTAAATAGCAAATTCTTGGCAAACTACTATTCGGAACATGGCGAACAAACTATCTGACAGTTTTGATAAGGACAGAGATGGAGTAAAGTACAAATACCCCGAGAGAACTTGCAAAGACTGTTCTAGATATCCCTGTTTCAGAGGTATTGAGCGCAGTGTTTGTGATTTCGCCAAGTATGGTTGTGTGCATTATAAAGACGGTGGGGTTAATAAACGACAAAATGAGCTGGTGGGCTCGGAATGATGATTCAATATACCATACGCGTTGAATTACTAGCTAGTAAGGAAGATGCTGGTGGTTATATAGTCTATGCATTCAAAGATTTGTCAAACGGCACATATAAAATGTGTACCCGATGTCCTAACTGGGAAGGTCCATTCTTAAGAGTTGGTGACATCGGGTATTTGAAGTGTAAGGAAGTATATGCAGGGGAAGACACATGGTATAATCCCATCACTGACTCCTTTGAGAAGTATAAATATACCGATATATATTTCGAAGACTTTGTTTATGAGAAACCACCAGAAGGTGAGATTATACTGTAAAAGATTATCTAAATTAACGAGATTAGACCATTATCTAAAATTAATATGATATATCTATGTTCAGAGAGAAATTGGCATCAGCTATCGATAGAAAGAATAATGACATCAACTCTTTCATTTGGAAGGGTCGTAAGCAAGAAGTAAATGGAGCTTTAGTACAAGAGGAGAAACGCTTGGTTGATTGTACTGAAGAAGAACTTCGTAATTTCTATGCACATTGTGATTCTATGCTCTATAATACTAACAAGGACTATCCTGGTCGTTATGTTCTATTGGACATTATTAAAGACCAGCGTCAGCGTTGTAACGCAGAATTGTTCTTGCGCTGGTTAGAACAGGAGCAGCATATGCCAAGGTTTAAGTTCCTAGAGGCGTTAGTCTCTTTCTTGGATATTAATAAGGACGGTATAGACCCGAAAGAGTATCCAATTGAAGGAACTATGTGCGGCTGTCCTAAAGAGTTTGGAGACATTCCAACAGAGACAGTACGCGAAGGTTGTTTGGACAGACTGGGAAAGTTCAACAAACAACACATTACTCTTACATTTATTCTCAAGCAAGGTCTATGGTTCACTGCTCAAGAGAGCAAGGACTTAGTGGAGAAAGACCCTAAGACAGGTCAGATAAGAGATAAGATTGAAGTGGCGAAGGAAAGACTAGGTCTGAAGCCCACAATGCCTCTTTATGTTACTCCTAAAGGACTTAGCTATTCACAGCTTCGTTCTATGGTTAATTTGAAGAGTAAGAAGTATACAGAACTAACTACTGACCAATTAAAGGTTCTTAGAAATAGAATCTTGTATTCTTTGGAAGATGAAGTGAAGTTCCATATATCTCAGTGGGAAACTCGCAAGAACCAAATTAAATTAGTATGTGATGCTAAAGGCTATACTTTATAATGTACTCTGGATGCTGACCACAGTTAATCCAGATTACTATGTAGTAGGTATAAGCTGCTTAACGTAACTTGTGAGAATTTACTAATATTAAATAACAGGGTTCAAGGTAATAGATTCAAATGAGTTATTAATTAAGGGCTTAGCCTATAACAAGTGGCAGACTTATTCGGAAACGTAAGCAGAGATGAACGCCAAGCAATTGGTGTTCAACGTTGGGTAGATAATAAGTTGCGTGGTTCTTTAGTCTATTGTACCGGTTTCGGTAAGACTAGAACTGCCATTATGTGTATGAAAAGATTCTTGGCTAAGAATCCTGGTAGAAGAATTATAATAGTAGTACCTACTGATGCACTACAGAGACAATGGCTTAGTGATTTAACAGAGCAGCAAGTCCCAATGGTGTACGAGGTACTAATAATAAACTCTGTTGTGAAACATGAGTGGACATGTGATTTGCTAGTACTTGATGAATGTCATAAATATGCTTCCGACCTGTTTGGAAAGGTATTTGAAGTAGTCAAGTATAAAATAATTCTAGGTTTAACTGCAACTATGGAACGACTAGACGGTAAGGATAGTTATATCAAGAAGTATTGTCCAGTAGTTGATAGAGTAGATGTTAGTGAAGCTACTGCTAGAGGCTGGCTATCTCCTTACAGAGAATACAAAGTCATGGTAGAAGTAGACAATCTAGACAAATACTATGAGTTAAATAGAGAGTTTTATGAGCATTTTGCTTTCTTCGGTCATGATTTTACACTTGCTATGGCTTGTGCTACTAAATGGCAGAAGAGAATTGAGCTAGCTAAAATTATGCTTCCTGACTTTGACAAGAAACCAGATGAATGGAAAGCTCTTAATAAGACCATTCTAATTCATGCTATGGGTTTCAATAGGACTTTACAGGCAAGGAAGAAGTTCATTTATGAACATCCTAAAAAGATAGAACTTACAAATATGATACTTGAGCATAGGCAAGACAAGAAATGTATTACTTTTAGTAAGACAATCAAGATTGCCGAACAAATCAAGTATGGTAAGGTACTATCTAGTAAAGAAACTAAGAAGAAGGGAAGGATGACTTTAGAGGAGTTTAAATCAGCATCTGTGGGAGTACTTAATACTTCTAAGATGTTAGATGAAGGAGCTGACATACCAGGACTGTCAGTAGCCGTTATTCTTGGATATGATTCCAGTCCTACGTCTAAGACGCAGAGAATAGGTAGAGTTATTAGAAAGGCAGAGAATAAAGTAGCGGAAGTCTTTACTTTAGTAATCAAGGGAACTGTTGAAGAAGAATGGTTTCGCAAGAGTACTGGTAGTAAGGATTATATCACTATAGCCGATTCTGATTTATTAAATCTACTAGAAGGGCGAGAATTTACTCCTAAGAAGAACAAAGAAACTAAAATGATATTTAGGTTCTAATGTTTAGAGTGTTATATTGCAACATAGGTGCTGAAGGGCAGCCTGATAGAACTTCAACAGTATCTACTGATGTTGATGCTGTTAAGCTATTAGAGCTGTTAGAGAAGCATTCAGAGCATCGTATTTGCATGATGTCTGTGCATTTAGAGCGTAGCCCTCTAGATGTGCAAAGTCTTATTACGAGCCTGAAATTTAAGTAGATTCGTTTTGAAATGTAACAAGATTATCGTATCTTTGTAATCCTTAACGGTTAAAATTACATGACAACTGAAAGATTGCTTGAACTTGTGATGCTTACTAACACGTTTGATAGTATCATTCATGCTAGTGGCGTCAACGAAAACGGTGAAATTGAATTTGAAGGTGGAATCTATGACGTCAAAGCTATGGTAACAAGGCAGACAGAACTCTTTAAAGAGTTTATAGCTCCTTACGAAGTAGCAGGCGAAGCTTATGTGATTGAGGACACTGAGAAATCAGAATAACAAAGTATCACAGCTGATAGATTAGTAAGTTATTTACTTATTAATCAATACGCTTGGAGAAATTAAGTTTAACAATAGAGAATCAGTTGTTAATAATGGAGCAGTATAGGCTTACTGCTGAGGAGTTGTTAATGATTGAGTTGCTATTCTTGGCACAACCAGAAGAGGGACATAAAGACTCCCTCATCCGATATCTGGGAATGCCAATAACTAAAACCCGCCTTAGAGACGTATTATTAAGTCTACAGGTGAAGGGAGTCATTACTAAGAAGTATAAAATTCCCGCAGAGGGTCAGACGTTTGACCCTGAATCTGTAATCTTTAATGAAAACTTCATTAAGAATTATAGAAAGTATTCCGGAGACCTGGGAGGAGAGTTCTGGGAAGCATACCCAGATATTGTCATTATTAATGGTAGGGAGTATAGTTTAAAGAACTGGTCTAAGAAGTTTAACACTTTGGAAGATATGTTCTTTAGATATGGCAAGAATATAGGGTGGAAACTTGAGAATCATAAAAGGGTGATAGAGTTAGTCAATTGGGCTAAACAGAACAAATGTAATCTGATAAACGTCAATATTGCTGACTTTATAATGTCTAAGGCTTGGGAAGGCATCGAGAAGTTTAAAGATGGAACATATGAAGAATTAGTGTTTGATACTATGACGGAACTATGACATATACTAGCAGACTAATCGAACTTATCAAAAGAGGCAGAGAAGGTGACAATCAAGGGTTATCACTTGGAATGCCTAAGCTGGAGCATATAATTGACGGATTAACTCAAGAGACCTATTACCTGATTGCCGCAGGAACTGGTAACGGTAAGACTAGTTTCGTGCTTCACTCCTTTATATATAAGGCTCTACTGGACTCTGATTCTGATAAGGATGTTCAGTTTATTATATTCTCTTTGGAGATGAGTGCTGAGCAGTTACTTGCTAAATTGCTTTCTCTTCATATATATGAGACATATGGTAAACAAATATCTTTTAAAGAGTTATTGTCTAGAGGCAAGGACTCTACACTCTCTAATGAGGATTATGAGTTAGTACAGGAATGTATTCCATGGCTAGAATCTATAGAGGACAGACTAATAATACATGACGGCACTCTCAATTCAGAGAAGTATAAGTCTCTAATCATAGAGGATTTAAAGAAATTTGGAACCTTTGTTGATGAAGATACTTATGAACTTAATAATCCGAAACAAATTATCGCAGTAATTACTGACCACTTAGGCTTAGTGAGACCACAGTTGGGTCGTAGCAAGAAAGAGGAGATTGATACCATATCGGCATATGGTGTCTCATTTAGAAATAAATGTAAGATATCTCCAATCAATATTATGCAGTTCAATAGAAATGCTAATAATGCAGAACGACTAAAACAAGGCTTGCAAGAACCTGATTTGTCAGATTTAAAAGAGAGTGGTTCTCCGAGTGAGGATGCCAATGTAGTATTGGTATTATTTAATCCATTTAGAAGCAAATTGTCTACATATAGAGGATATTGCATTAAAGAGCTAAAGGATGGTTTCAGGTCATTATTGGTTCTTAAGAATAGATTTGGTGCGTCTGACGTAGCCATTGGTGTAGGATTTTATGGTAGGTGTGGTATCTTTAAAGAGCTTCCGTCTGCGTCTGAAATCAATGATTATGACAAGTATAAGAATCCAGATTGGACTATTATTGATTTCCCAGACAGGGAAGTCGAGATAGAACGAACTAAGAAAGATGATTTACGCGTAACCATAACATTATGATTTAATGAGCCAAATTATAGGACTTGGAGGATTTTCGGGAAGTGGTAAGTCTAGTTCCCTACAGTATTTAAACCCAAAGGAGACATTTATCATTAGCTGTACTCCTAAACAATTATCAATTCCAGGATTTAGGAAGAATTACAAGAAGCTAACTCAGGACAAAGACAAGAACTATGTTGGAAATTGGTATTTCAGCAATGAATTTGCCAAAGTGATGAACATCATGAATGTAGTTAATGTTAAAATGCCAGAGATTAAGGTCTTAGTAATTGACGATAGTAATTATCTTCTTTCACAAGAGGTGATGTCTAGAAGTGCGGAGAAAGGATATGATAAGCATATTGACTTTGCAAAGCACTATTATGATTTAATAATGAAGGCTATGACTCTTAGAGAGGATTTAATTGTAGTGTTCATATCTCATATTGTAAATGACGGTAACGACTATGACCCTAAATATAAGTTATTTACTACTGGAAAGATGTTGGATAGGTCTGTTAATATAGATGGACTGTTTAATTATTTGCTGTATGCAGAGAAGATTGTAAATGATGAAGAGGTTGACTATAAATTCAGAACAAGGTCACTTGGTCCAGATACTTGTAGAAGTACCGCAGGATGTTTCCCTGATTTATATGTTGAACCTAATATGAAGATGGTGATTGACACAATCAATAAATTTGAATACGGAGAATGATAGTTAAAATGCTGTTAACTTTGGACTTTGACCCAGCTACTGGAGGGTATAAATCTCTAAAGCAGGAAATTGTCAAAGAAGAAGTAAAGACTAGAACAGTCAAGGAAGAGGTTCCAGAGACATCTGAACCGCAAATTACCCTAGACCCTAACAAGTACATACTTAATAAAGCAGCTGCCCAATTAATGGGAGTTGCTTGGGAAGATAGACTTAGTATTAAATATCAGAAAATTGACGGAATCACTTTCCCCGTTATAGGAACTGATGAAGCCTTTGGAACCAAAGGTGGAAACAAACTTACTAAGAGTCTGTCTGTCAGCTGTAGAGGTAAAGCTAATGACATGCTACGTCAGTATGGCGATACATTTACAGTAACTACGATGAAAGGTCAAGACGACCTCTTCGTATTAGTTGGTAATGCTGAAAGGCCGGAAGAGCCTGAAGTAGATAACATAGAGGTATTAGAAGATGAAAGCGACAACATTGATTTGCCGTTAGACACAGAGATTGGAGATGAGTCAGCTAAAGAGATTGACCCATTAACTTTTGAACTTTAATACTTATAAACTATGTCAATGAATTTCAACTTAACAAACACGAACGGTACATCATCTATTAAACCAAGACTGAAACCATGGGAAATCCACGATGTTATCTTCAAGGGAATAACATTTAATGAGTTTAAGGGTAAGAAAGACCCTGACGCAGTGTACAAAACCATGAGAATTTCATTCGAGAATGAGAATGGTGTTTATGAAGAAACAGTATTCTGTCCTAAAGAGGGAGATGATGTAAGACAAGTAAGCTCTAACAATGGAGTTGAACGTGAAAGTCCGTCCAACTTTGAGAAGTTTAAATTTATGTTAGCTCATATTGGAGAACAACTTGCTCCTAAGAAATATGAAGCATTTAAAACTAAAACTTTTGCTCTTCCGGAAGAGTTTGAGAAATTGGTAAAGACATTTGCCGACATCACTAAGGATGCAGTTAATAAGCATACTAATCTGAAGCTGATTGCTAATAAGAAAGGCGAACCTTGTCTGCCTTATTTCGTCAATATCAGTAAAGCAGGTGATGCATATATCTCTAACAACTGGTTAGGAGACAAAGTATTCTTCTCTGACTATGAAATCAGTCAGATGAATAAACAGAAGAGTAACGGCCCTACTGATATGCCTGGTACAAGTTCTGACGATTTTGCAGCATCTAATGATGCAGCCACAGATAACGCAGACCTTGACTTTGAAGTGTAATAATTAATTAGTAAATTTGAGGTTCAAACATTAAACATTGAAATAATATGGTATTGGAATATGAACCTAAAATTACTAAGAAGTATTTACTTGAAAGGCAGACTCAGGAAACTTATCTTGAGTACTATCTAGGAATCCCAGTTAAGAAAGGGTTGTTTAAATCTCCGTTGAGAAATGATAATTCTCCTACGTGTTCCTTTTATAGGAATGCGTCTGGAGACATCATATTCAATGACTTCAGCGGACAGTTCTATGGTAATTTCATTAGTGTGGTTATGTATAAGTATAGTTGTACTTATTATAAGGCATTGCAAATAATTGCTAACGACTTTGGCTATATAACTCATAAAACGTTACCTAAGAACAATAAGCCTGTAGTCGCAAGTAAGTCTGAATTTAAGGACGATGGACCTGCGATTATAAGAGCTGATGTACAAGAGTTCACTGAATCTGAACTACAGTGGTGGGCACAATATGGCATTACTAAGGAGATTCTGAAGAGATTCAGAGTCTATTCTTGCAAGGCTGTCTATTTAAATGGCAGTTATTATGCCACTACTGGTCCACAGAATCCCATGTTTGGCTATTATCGTGGTAAGAACGATAAAGGGGTTGAGTTATGGAGAATCTATTTTCCATTTAGAGAAAGAGGAACTACACGGTTTCTATCTAACTGGAAGTCTATCATGTTACAGGGAGCACATCAGCTTCCGGCAGAAGGCGATTTGTTAGTAGTTACTAAGAGTATGAAAGACGTTATGTGTCTATATTCTTTAGGAATTACTGCAATAGCTCCTAATTCAGAGAATTTATTCTTAACTGAATCTCAATTCGAGAAGTTGAGTAAAAGATTTAAGAAGATAGTTGTATTCTATGATAACGACTTGCCTGGCATTCATAACATGAACCAGATAAGAAAGAAGTTTAACATAGACTGCATCTTCATTCCTAGGTCTTATGGAGCTAAAGATATATCTGACTTTCATGCTAAATATGGTAGAGAGAAGACACTTAATTTAATTGAAAGGGCATGGAGAACACTGAAGAAGTAAAACCGAAGAAGAAACGTAACGGTGCATATGCTAAACGTAAAGGTAATAATTATGAACTTAAGATTATTAAGGAATTGATAGGACTTGGTTATAAAGGCCTAAAGTCATCTCGTAGTGAGTCCAAGAATCTGGACGATGCTAAAATTGACATAGCTGAAACCGAGGACAAATTGCCATGTTACGTACAATGTAAATGTACTAAGAACACACCGTCTATTGCTGAAATTATCAAAACATGTGGTCGTAAAGATAGACCCTTAGTAATAATCTGGAACAAGCAGATTGACAAGGGAGTAAACATGGGCTCTGACGGAGAATACGTTATGATGAGTAAAGATTTCTTTTATGAACTTATTAAGAAGGCTACGGAGTAATCTGTGGCTTTCTTTGTTTAGTAATGCTTGATTAGAATATTCTATGGCAAATTTGATATATTCACATCTTGACTTACTAAATCTTGAATCATTTAATTATTATATCTGCTGATGAACACTTATATTCTGCCTTGTTATAGTCTGGACGACGGTGATTTATGGCTAGAGAAGGTAAGAGCTAGAAGCTTTACAGAAGCTGAGGATAAGTTTATTGACTTATTCATTACAGATTATGACATAGACCCTCCAGGTGATTATGATGAACTGGCAGGTACTATGGCTAAAGACAAAGAGATAATTATTGGTGACATATACGATATAGAAGAGTTCTAGTCGTACAAGATGACAATGAATGTTTAGAATAGGTTTAGATATTGACGATTGTCTAGCTGACTTTTGGGGTGCTTACTGTGAGTACTTCGATACAGCTAGTAATCCACGTATGCTTGAAGATAGCATGATTACTAGGAATGTACAACGTATTCTTAGTAAGGACAGAGACTTCTGGTTAAATCTCAAAGTAGTTAACAGACCTGATTTTGTTCCGGAATTATATTGCACTAAACGTGTAAACAATAAAACTTGGACTAAAGAATGGCTAAGACGAAATGGATTCCCAGATAGACCAGTCTATCAAATGTATTACCAACACGGTAATAAGGCTGATATGATTAAAGGTAAAGTGGATGTCTTTATTGACGATTCTTTAAGTAACGTACTAAAATGTCAACGTTCTGGACTGCCTGCATTATTAATGCATACAGAAAGGACTATTGACTTTCCTATGTTTAAAGTATTCTCCTTATGTAAAGATGAGATTATAGATGCTTATCAATTCATGAGGAGTTATGCTTAAAGACATTAAAATTACACCACTAATTGAAACTATCAAGTTCCTTGAGATAAGTGATGAGGAGTATTTCAGTGAAGCTTATTCTGATTACATTAGTAATTCTAGATTGAAGCTTATAAACCCAGAACAAGGAGGTAGCCCAGAAGCTTATTTAGCAGGACTGGGTGCTGATGGAAGATACTCCGATTCGCTGTACTTTGGTTCGGCAGTACATGAATTAGTACTGCAACCAGAGTCTTTTATTCTTGTAGAGTCTGTAGATAGACCAACAGCTAAAGCCGGATTCATGGCTGATGAGCTGTATCCTTTATTTATAGCTAATGGTGTTGTTACTAAGGATGAGATAGTAGTAGCGTCTGACAAGATTAGCTATTATAAAGGTAAAATGGATGAAGACAAAATGGATGCTCTGCGCATAAAATGCGAGAACTATTATGCTCAACGCACAGCTTATGAGTGGGGCAGCAAATATGTTGCAGATAAGGTTCCAATTTATCTTGATGCTAAATCTAGAGACAAACTACGAGAATGTATTGTATCAGTTGAATGTAATCCACAAATACAATCCTTATTGAATCCAGACTATTTATTAGAGAAGCCAATCTCCAAGAATGAGTCTGTACTATTAATAGATGTGCTTGTTGAGCATAATGGTCTTAGTAAGGTTCTCAAACTGAAAGCTAAGTTGGATAATTTTACATACAGTCCAGAGTCGAATGAATTAGTTCTCAATGACTTAAAGACTAGTGGACATTATCTCACTAAGTTTCATGAGAGCTTTGATAAGTATCACTATGCTAGGCAAATGGCTATGTATATGTGGATGCTGAAATTGTACATAGAGAATGAATATAAGGCAAAGCCCACACTTAAGGCTAATATGTTAGTGGTATCAACAGTTCCGGATTTTAGGTCTGGAGTGTTTCCTGTTAATAATGGTCATATGTTGTCGGGTTTTACTGAATTTACTACATTGTTGAGGCGTGTAGCATATTACGAGCTTTATGGATACGATGCTGATGGAATACTATGAGCCTACTATGAATGATTTGAAGGAATACTACAAGCAGTACTTCAGTTTAGGATGTCTGGCCTGTGATATAGGAACTAAGTTCGCTTTAATATCACTAATATGCTTTCTTACTAAGCAAGCTAGGAACAAAACTCCTAACGCAACTACTTGGCAAGTAATCCAGAAGATTAGACAGGGCAAAGAAAGTCATAATTCGGAGGGTCTTCTTAAAGGTCTCGCAGTTATATGTGATGATTTTATGAGAAACACTACCGAGTTCTTGACATTTGATTTAAAATCGGCTAAAGATATGGTTGCTAAGATTAATGAAATTCTTGATAAAGAGCTTCCTTGGGAACCTACTACGCCAGAAACGCCATTTTAATTATGGTACATGACAGATATTTGAATAACATGGCTATAATTCATAGTTTGGAAGTATTAGCCAGGAAACATCCCGATATGCGTTTCCACCAGCTGTTATGGGCAGCAGGATTAATAGAGAAACGCTCTGACGAAATCGTGGACAAGTTCTACGAGGAAAGTCGAGACACATGGGAGCAAATGACTAAAAATGAATTTTGCTTTCCGCCAAACGATAATAGTTAAATCTTATTAACTCACTAATTGTTGGCAATTTACTTGTGTAGTTACAAGAAATGTAGTATCTTTGTAACGCTTTCCTCTCGAAGGAGAGTCAGATTAATAGAATTAAATTTAGATTATTTTGCATTAGAACTGTTTGGTAGTTTACTATTAAAGCAGTACCTTTGTAATACAATAACAAAGAGATATGACAATGAACTAATGTTTAAATTCCAATTAATTATGACAAACCAAGTAAATTTTAAGAACGTAGAAGTAAAAGGTTATACTAAACAAGAAGCAATCGCACAAGCACCTTTCCAAGTAATTCGTGATGCAACTCAGGCATGGAAGACAGCTGGTAAACCTATTTCAGAGAAAGCTTTGAAAGAATTTGAAGCAGAGTATCTGGCTAAGCATACTAAGTTTGCTGCTGGCATCGGATGTTCTATCACATTTGAAGCAGGTTCTGCTGATACTCGTGAACGTCCTTACACTATGCGTGACATCAAGAACGAGAAAGGTAAACGTAAATACAAAACTGGCTATCAGGGAATCAATCCTGCAACTGGTGAAGTATTGTTCTTGAACTTTGAAACTAAAACTAAAGCCAAAGAAATCGCTAAAGAACTTTACACTAAGAAAGGTTATACTGGCGATATCTATTGCAAGTACATCAAGGCTGTAGTTGAAGGCGAAGACGGTGCTTTTGAAGTAAAACACACTCCGTCAAAATCAGCTAAGATGGGTACATATATTTGCTTTGGGGTCGAGGGCTAAGCCAACTTCTACTGACCTTAAATATCAAAGGGATTATCTTATGTGAATAAGGTAGTCCCTTTTCTTTTTATTCAGATGTGCATAACTAAAAGAGATTAGATTTTATATAAGCGCCGAAAGGCTATCTAATTTTAACTCAGAAATGAGAGAAACAACAATTATCAAGCTAATCAATCACTTACAAGAAGTTTTAAAACAGAACATTAGTTTAAATGCATATGCAGAACAAGTAGGTCTTCCACAGAATTACTTCTGGGTAAAGAAACAGGTAGTAAACAAAGATATAGCTGATGGCAGTATCGACAAGGAATCCTACGACATGATAATGAGTCTGTATGACAAGGTTAGCAAGAGAGGTATTATACGTCGTTCTAAATTGGAAGAAGTGACATCTTCTGAAGAGGAGGAAACTAGTACTGGCAAGATTACATTGGTCAGAAATGATGAAGGTAAGATTGTTAAGTATCAATTCACTATCCCGCTAAGAGACAAAGCACCATTTACTGGCAGTCTTACTAGGGATGAAATGAATATGATTCATAGACTTTACTCTTATTATGGTTCATCCATAACACAAAGAGAAGTAAGTCGTAGCTTCCCTGAATATTCTCTAGAGGAGTTTAAGAAGATTCTCAAAGTCTTCAATATTACTAAAGCCGCAGCACCATTTGCTCCTCATGTTATTGAGGAGAATACTATTGACGAGCTTAAAGATATGCAACTAAGGGAGAAGGAGAATGACTTCCTAAGGGGCATAGAAGCAGAACGCATCAAGAATAACGAGCGACTACTTAAGAAGTATGCCATGGAGAATGCCGAACTGAAAGCTAAAATAGCTGACGGCAAAGCTCTTATAGAAGGGCTAGACTTCAATAATCTGTATGACTGGGGACGTATGCCGACAATTTCTAACGGCAAAGACCTAATCATATGGTTGTCTGATATTCATACTGGAGCCACAGTGTCTCCTCTATCTATTTATCAGAATCCTTATAACGAAGAAGAAATGAAGAAGAGATTTGACATGATTATAAAGAGAGTATATACTGAAGCTTATTACATTGGTGGTGGGTTTGAGAATATAGTTATCTGCAATCTTGGAGATTCTCTTGACGGATATAATGGACAAACTACAAGAGGTGGTCATGAACTGGCTCAAAACATGAGCAATAAGGAGCAATTGCAAACTTATATTAAGTTAATGACTAGCTTTGTTAAATCTCTGATAGAGAATGTAAAGCATACCAATATGTATTATTATTGTGTTGGCGAGTCCAATCATGATGGTGATTTTGGTTATGCTGCTAACTTAGCATTAGCTGCTGTATTAGAACAGTTTGATGTTAAATGTCAAGTATTTGACAAGTTCATAGGAGAGTTTACTCTTAATGAAACTACCTATGTAATGTGTCATGGTAAAGATAATAAAGACATGTTCAAGAATCTACCATTAACTCTTGACGTGAAGACAGAGAATTTCATCAATGAATATTTGGACAATAAGGGCATCACTGGTAATGTAGTCTTTGTAAAAGGAGATTTACATCAGTCAGCCACTACTTATGGTAGAAGATTTACCTATAAGTCAGTTGGTTCATTATTTGGAAGTTCCGAATGGATTCACAAGAATTTTGGAAATACATGTTGGAGCTGTGACTATTCTATTGTCGACGAAGCTGGTAATAGATTAGATGGATTAATCACAGCTAAGTCCTAAGTTAGAAATTCTATAATTCCATACAAATAGTTTTGATTCGTCCATATTGTTTAGTAACTTTGTCAAAAAGTTATTAATATATGGACGAACAAAATTTTAAATTTAATTATGTATTCCAGGGACAAGATTGTACCCTATCAACTGGAGTCTATAAGATTACTATCCAGAATCATGTTTACATCGGTAGTGCAGCAATCTCTTTTAGAAAACGGTGGAGACAACACCAGTTAGACTTTATTAGAGATATACACCACTCTAGGTTCGCGCAGAACGCATTTAATAAATATGGCATTGCCACATTTGAGATAATGGAATTATGTCCTAGGGAACTATGCATAGAGAGGGAGCAATGGTGGATAGACACTTTGAAACCAGACCTGAATATTCAAAAGATTGCTGATAGTGCTTTAGGAGTCAAGAGGACTGAGGAAACTAAGCGGAAATGTAGAGAGGCTCACTTGGGAAAGAGGTTGTCTGAGGAAGCTATAGCTAAGAGAACAGCAAAGCAAGTTAAGACAATCTATCAATATGATTTAGATGGAAATCTAATCAAGGAATGGGATAGTGTTAAACAAGCTGGAGAAGCTCTTGGAATTAATAGACCTTCTATTAGTAACTGTTTAAAAGGTAGATACAAGTCTGCTGGGGGATTCATTTGGAGGTATTCTGTGGAAGAGGTTTCTCCTGTGAAGAAAACCAAGTCTATAGAACAATATGATTTGGATGGAAATTTAATTAAAGTATGGGACAGTATAAATTCTATTGAAAATGGGACTGATTACAAAAGGAAGACAATTTATGCTTGTGCAAATGGTCAAAATAGTACAGCGTATGGATATGTATGGAAGTATTGTAGATAATAAACTATGCTTAATGTCAGAATTATTACTATAATGCCTAAGAAACTTACTACTGAAGAATGGATTAATAAAGCTAGAATTAAACATGGAGATAAATATGATTATTCTAAATCTGTGTACACTGGAAGTAGAGATAGAATAATCATCACTTGTCCGAAACATGGCGACTTTACAGCTATATCCGGATTGCATATTTCTAGAGGGGATGGTTGTCCTGAGTGTGCTTCATTAGCTAAAAGTAGCAAGCTTTCATTATCTAATGAAGAATTTATTAACCGTTTACGTGACATGTTTGGGGATAATTATGATTACTCTAAAGTCAAATATAATAGCACTAGAGGGTATGTTACCATAGTATGTCCTAAACATGGTGAATTTAAGGCCCGTGTTGGCACTCTATCGAGAGGTGTAGGATGTCTGAAATGTAAAGAGGAAGAAAGACTTAAAAAGTTTAATGACCTTTACATAAAGAAATTTAAGGAGTACTATCCAGATTTAGATTATAGTAAAACTGTATATACTGGGTGGGATACTAAAATAGTTATAACATGCCCCAAACACGGTGACTTTGAAGTCCTTCCTAACCACTTTCTTAGGTATAAAGGGTGTCCAAAATGCTCTGCTGAAAGTCATGCAAAGTATATGCAGAAGTCCTTAGATGACTTTCTAAAGGATGCCAGACGCATTCATGGCACACGTTATGATTATTCTAGAGTAGAGTACAACGATAGTCATACAAAGGTCTGTATTGTATGCCCTGAACATGGTGAATTTTGGCAGACTCCAAATAGCCATATACAAGGTAGTGGCTGCCCTAGCTGCTCAAGTTCAAAGGGCGAAAAAGAGGTATGTAACATTTTGTTAAGTAATGGAATTAAATTTATAAGGGAATACACTATCCAAGTGCCTAATGAGATTAACACCTCTGGACACGCTTATATTGATTTTTACTTACCAGAATATAATACCTTTGTGGAATATAATGGCATTCAACATTATAATCCTAAAATGGCATTTGGCGGGTCTTTCAAATTTGAGCGACAACAAGCTCGTGACGAGTATGTTAGGCAATATTGTAAAGACAATAATATCAAATTAATAGAGATTCGTTATGATGAAGATGTGTGGGAAGTTTTGACCAGAGAACTTCTTGATAATCAAACAACAAACGAAGAATGCAAATAAGTATTGACCAACTCATGAATGGTAAGGCTACTAGAATAGGTAAGAGAGCATATTTACCAACTGCTGCCTATGTAGAGCCTTTTATTGAAAGAATGTCCAAGTTTACTAAAGACTTTATAGTTGAAGTAGAATTGCCTAAACAGGTCACTAGGACAGTCGATGGAGATGTTAATGCAGATGATATTACATATAATCGTGTATTGATTCAAGCTGTAATGCCAGAGAGTTGCAGCTTTGACAATCATGATGAAGTTATTGGCATGGTCTACGGACTAGATGTTCGTAAGCCAGTAGCCAAGATTTATAGAGGGGCACTTAACAGAGCATGTACAAATCTCTGTGTATTTGACCCAGAATTTCTTCAAATGCAGCCAGTTAATCCAGAAGAAGCCTTGAATTATAAAGCTGTAGAGCATTTATTAAGTCAGACTTCTGATATAAAGCTGATGTTGGAGAATCTTCATAATACTACATGGAAAGCTGAAGACGATTTAGTAAGTTTAAACTTAGGCAAATGGCAAAGAAATGCTATGCATATGGTTTATAATGTAGGTTATGGAGATGTCAAGATAGGAACAGACCTTGTTACTAAGGCGTATAGTTCTATGTTTGAGGACCCAGATTCTTCATATTATATTGGAGTGGGTAATGAGGTGGATATGTTTACTGTGTACAATGCATTTACGCAGCTAATTAGTAATGACAAGGGTAAAGATTTGATGAATAGAGCAGAGAAGACTCTATTACTAAGAAACATATTAAACTTCTAATTAATGTTAGTAATTAAGAGAGACAAAAAAGTAGAACCTTTCGACGTTAATAAGATTGATGCTGCAATTACTAAGGCATTTAACGCTGTTAACGAGCCAATTGATTCTGATATTCTTCAGGATATTAAAGATGAGTTGTATATTAACAACATAGTTTCAGTTGAGGAGCTTCAAGACCAGTTAGAGAAAGCTCTTATGGCATGTGATTATTATGATGTTGCTAAGGCATTCATCTTGTACAGGCGTAAAAGGGCAGAGAGCAGGGCTTTAAATGAAAAGAAACAATTCATTAAAGACTATGCTAAAGCCAAGAATGCCGCAACTGGTAGTAAATACGATGCTAATGCTAATGTTACCGAGAAGAACATTGTAACCTTAAATGGAGAATTGTTCAAAGGTGATGTTATTAAGGTAAATCGTGCAATTCTTACTGATAAAATCAGAGAGTTATATGGAGAGGAGCTAGCTAAGGAATATATCCGTATGCTGGAACAACATTTACTTTATAAGCATGATGAAACATCGATTATGCCCTACTGCGTGGCTATCACTATGTATCCCTTTCTATTGGAGGGGTTACAGCCAATTGGAGGTTTGTCTGCCAGACCCAAGAACCTGGATTCTTTCTGTGGCATGTTCGTTAATCTGGTATTTGCGATTAGTTCTCAATTTGCAGGTGCAGTAGCAACTAATGTACTTTGATTACTTTGCTCGTAAAGAGTGGGGTGATGATTACTGGAAACGTCCAGAGGAAATGGTTGACAAACACAGAAATATTGACAAGACGTTAGAGCAGAAGTTCCAGCAGATTGTATATTCAATCAATCAGCCAGCAGCTGCTCGTAACTTCCAATCAGTATTCTGGAATATCAGTTATTTTGATAAGAACTACTTTGAAGGTATCTTTGGAGAGTTCTATTTCCCAGACGGTACACAACCTCAATGGGAATCTCTTAGTTGGTTGCAGAAGAAATTTGCTAAATGGTTTAATGAGGAACGTACTAAGTGTATTCTTACATTCCCTGTTGAGACCATGGCGCTTCTAACTAACGGAGAGGATGTTGTTGATGAAGAGTATGCAGACTTTACAGCAGAGATGTATAGCAAAGGACACTCGTTCTTTACTTATATGTCCGATAGTCCTGATTCCTTATCTTCCTGTTGCAGACTTCGTAATGAGGTTACTGATAATCAATTCAGTTATTCTCTTGGAGCTGGTGGTATTGCTACTGGTAGTAAGTCAGTAATGACCTTAAATATCAATAGGTTAGTTCAGGATGCAGTTAATAATGGGTATGATATGATTGAGTATTTGCGTGAGAATGTGAAGAAAGTTCATAAGTTCCAAACAGCATATAATGAATTGCTTAAAGACTATTTAAAAGACGGGTTGCTTACTGTATATACAGCTGGATTCATTGATATGAAGAAGCAGTATTTGACTATAGGTGTTAATGGAGTTATTGAGGCTGCGGAGTTCTTAGGAATCCCAGTTAATGATAATCCAACTTATAGAGAGTTTATGCAATCTATCCTTAAAACTATCAGTGATGAAAATCGTAAAGCGAGAACTAAGGAGTTAATGTTTAACACAGAATTTGTTCCAGCAGAGAACCTTGGGGTTAAACATGCTAATTGGGACAGGAAAGCAGGTTATGTAGTTCCTAGAGATTGCTATAATAGCTATTTCTATGCTGTTGAAGACACATCTCTTACCGTACTTGACAAGTTCAAATTACATGGCAAGGAATATGTACAATACTTAGACGGAGGTAGTGCATTGCATATGAATCTCGATGAACATCTTAGTAAGGAACAGTATCGTAACTTGTTGAGAGTGGCAGCAGTCAATGGTACTAATTATTTCACATTTAATATTCCAAATACTATTTGTAATGATTGTGGACATATTGATAAAAGGTATCTCAAGGAATGTCCAAAATGTGGGAGTAAGAACGTTGATTATGCTACTAGAGTTATTGGTTATTTGAAACGTATTAGTAACTTTAGCCAAGCAAGGCAAGAGGAAGCTAGTAGAAGATTTTACACTCATGCTTAAATATGTAGGTTTCGATATAGTCTTCAGGGAAATTCCTGACGAGACTACACTAGCCATAAACATATCCAATTGTCCATGTCACTGCAACGGCTGTCATAGCTCTTACTTGGCAGGAGACGTTGGGGAAGTCCTGACTATTACTAGAATAGAGAAGCTTATTAATGAGAATAAGGGAATTACTGCCATTTGCTTTATGGGTGGCGATAACGACCCTAAGCTCATTAATCACTATGCTGGATTAGTAAGGACGTTAACTACCACTAAAACGGCTGATAAGTTTACTATTCATAAGGAAATTAGGTTTCCCAAAGTAACCATTCCTGCCGAAACAGAAATGGAATGGCAGCAAACAGTACCACTTGATATAAAGATTGGGTGGTATAGTGGTAGAGTTACATTGGCAGATGAAATTGATTTGCACAATTTCGATTACATCAAGTTAGGACCTTACATAGAGGAATGTGGACCACTTGATAATCCAAATACCAATCAGAGATTATATAAAACGATAATGACTGATGACGGTCCTAAATTAAAGGATATTACCTTTAGATTTTGGAATAGAGAACTATGAGTACAATAGCTTGGTCAGACGAACAGCTATATGCTATAGATAGAATGATTAGGTTTTTAGATAGTCCAGATAGGATATTAGTTCTTACTGGCTATGCAGGAGTAGGTAAGACAGCTGTTATGAATGAATTTGTACAATATCTAGATAGTACTAGAGGTTGTAGATTCTTTAAGTTGTGTGCTCCTACTCATAAAGCCAAAGCAGTACTTGAAATGGCTACTGGCTATAGAGCTACTACATTACATAAACTGCTAGCACTTTCCCCTAAACTGGATATATTTAATTTAGACTATAAAGACTTGAAGTTCTATTCCGATGGTATGGGAGACATTCCAAACAAAGGACTAATAATCATTGATGAGGCATCTATGGTTAGTGATGAACTTTATGATTTACTTGTAGACTATTGTGAAACACATCAGTGCAAAATCTTATTTATAGGGGATGTTGCACAGATTGCCCCAGTTAAGAACGGAGGTCTTAGTAAAGTGTTTAGTCATGAAAATGTTGTCCGTCTAACCAAGATATTTAGGCAAGACGAGAATACAGCATTAGCACCAATATTATTAACATTAAGAGAGAATCCTATATCTAAATTCGAAACTCGAATGGGAGAGAAGGGTTCTCTCATTTGTTATAATGACACTAAGCAGTTTATGGTTGATGCAGCTAATAAGATTAATCATGGAATAAAGCATAATGATGTAAATTATACTAAGCTGATAGCTTATACTAATAAGCGAGTTAAAGGATTCAATGATTGTATACGCAGAATACTATACAATGACAATGAACCTTATCATAAATTCGAGTTTCTAACTGGCTGTGAGAACTTTGAATATAATGGAGAAATGTTCTTTAACTCTTCAGACTATATAATTACAAGCATTAGAAGAACCACTAGGAATGTACCTCATTTTACTAGACTTCCAGGGTTCGAATTGGGATTATATGATAGCGTAGACGTATTCATAATAGACCCAACAGACATAAATCCAGACTACCTGCAAACTTTGGCACAACAGATTGAGTCTATAAGGCTAGATGCTATACAGGCGAAAAGGTGGGGTAATAGAACTAAATCTGGATATTTATGGGGTAAGTATTTTGACATGACTAAGTCCTTTGCAACCCCAGTACCACTGTTATTTGATAATAGAGTAATTAAGCCACAAACTTTTGATTATGGATACGCTATAACAGCACATAGGAGTCAAGGCAGCTCTTACAATAATGTGTTTGTAGATACCGGTAATCTTAAGTTGGATAGAGACTTATTAGAACTACGACAGCTTCAATATGTATCTTTATCAAGAACTAAAACAGATGCTTATGTATTGACTTAATACCTATGAATTACTCAGATTTTGTAAACGAAGCTCTATGTAGAGGATTTGAACATCCAGAACGATTATACATGGTAGCTTATAAACTAGACATGCCAGAAGTATACACTCTTTGTACAGAGGAAGAGAGCATATGGCCAGGAATATATGAATATCATATAAATGGTAAGATATTCTACATATTAACTGAACACGAGGCATGTAGAATCGTTGATAACTATCGTAGAATGTTAGCTAGCAAATTAGCTGACCAGTCGATAGATAATGCCATTACTAGAATCACTGATGAGGAAATGGCAGCAGCTTACTATAATGACATATTTGATGTATTTGATGTTGTTCAAGAAGTAGAGCTGGAACTAGATGGAATATTATTTCCTAAATACTATATTGTTGAATGCTAACATTTAAGTATGTTTATGATAGCCAACGTCCTGATGCATTTAAGGACGCACTATCAACAATGAACGGTTACGTATTTAATTTTGAAACTTATGACGTGAATCATTATAAGGAACGCAAGAAGGCTTTCAAGATTAAAGGGAGCTGTAGTGCTAGAGAGAATCCTTTCTTGGCTGTATATGATGATAACGATACATTAATCAAAGCTTTCTATACAGAAGCTGGTGAATGTAATGCAAATCATGTACATACTTGGCTGCAAGACTACTTTGCTACCAATGGTAAGAAGGGCTTTATGACTATCACCAAAGTGTTGGGAACCAATAACGTTAGAATTGAAGAAGGTCATAAGGAGTCTGGATATACTAAAGCATTTATAGAAGGTGCTCCCTTAGAACTTAATTCGAATGATAGATGGTTCAAGACATCTAATGTAATTGAGATTGACTGGGAGAATAAAAGATTCACAACTATAAACTCAATTTATTCATTTACGTTCAATGAAAGTTCAAGTAATTAATCTATCGAATAACAAACTTCCCCAGTATGAAACTCCTATGTCAGCAGGTATGGATATACGTGCAGACTTCAGTAGAGTAACAGTTAACAATCCTATTAAAGCTTATGGTGATTGCGAAGTTGTGTTTGCATCACCTAAAATGGACGGCAATAAAGTAACTATGCTGCGTCTTGACCCAGGAGCTAGAGCACTTATCCCGACTGGATTAAAGATTGCTCTCCCCACTACTGATTCAGATTGCGAGTTTATTTATGAGTGCCAAGTAAGACCTAGGAGTGGCTTAGCTTTAAAGAAGGGAATTACTGTATTAAATACACCTGGCACTGTAGATGCAGATTATAGGAATGAAATACACGTTATTCTTATTAATCAAGGACATGAAGCAGTATGGATTGAGGATAAAGAACGTATAGCTCAATTGGTATTCACAACTGTAGCTAAGGCTGAATGGGAAGAAGTTGCTAGATTAGATGAAACAGAGCGTAAAGGTGGATTTGGGCATACTGGTGAGAAATGATAAGTACAGTAGAAGTAATCGAGAAGAGTAAAGCCATATCCGATATAGGATTGGAAATCCAGACACTTAATAATGCCTATGCTAATCATGCGAAGGCGATGAGTGAGACTATGGAGAAGATTAAGGAATTGAAAGCTAAACAGGATGAATTGGCTAGAAACCTTATTCAAGAGTGTAATAAGCCTTTAACTGTAGATGATTTAGACACTGACGTATAAAACAACAAATTATGAATTACGAAGAATTTGTAGAAACCATTGAGAAAGACGCTGAACAGTATGCTAAATCTTGCGTGTGTGATGCAGATGAACATGACGATGCAGTGGAAGCAATTGCCGCAGATTACATCGAAGGTGCAATGAGGGCTTTTGAAATCTTAAATGGATAAATTAGTAACTAAAGACAACAAGGGTAAAACTAGAGTAGTCGAGATTAGTTGCGAATGGGATGATGCCCAACATGGCTTTGTTATAAGAAGAAAGACTTATCAGTATGGTGGCAAAGTAACTGTGCAGCCAGAGATATGGATATTCCAAGGCAAAGCCAAAAGGACTGTTGCAGAACAGGCTAAGTTAGAGTACAATTCTCATCTAAAGAAGTATACAGATAAGGGTTATAAGCTACTTCCATCCTCTGTTAACATAGAGGATGCGAAGGCAGTTGCAGCATTTGTTGAAGAACACCTAGGTGAGGGTGTTACTGATTCAAATGGATTTAAGAAGCATATGAAAGCCAAGAAGTACGAGGAGGTAGCTACTAAGGTATTTGATAAAATCAAGTACTGGCTAGGTTCTCGTAAGATAGACGGTGTCAGATGTTCTTTCTATCTAAAGGACGGAGAGATAGTATCTGCTAGTCGGGGAGGTGGTGATTATGACGCTTCTACAGTACACCTAAGAACACATCCCAAGATGATAGAGTTATTTAATAAGATGCCAGATTTGGTTCTCGATGGTGAACTTTACATTCACGGTCGAAGCTTGCAGTATATAAGTGGTACAGCAAGATTAGAATCTGGAGAATCCCGCTGCAATGAATTGGAATATTACATCTATGATACCATGGATGCTAATATGACAGCACAGGAAAGGTGGAATTATATATCTGACGAAATAGCTCCTATACTTGGAATTGTGGATTTTGACCCTAATGCTAATTGGAATGAAGATGACCTGAAGGTTAGAATAGTTCCAGAAGAGGAAGTAGTAGGGTGGACTAACATTCAGAAGCTTCATGATAAATATGTCAGCGAAGGGTTTGAAGGTATAGTTATTAGAGACCCGGACAAACCATATAACTATGGAGGACGTACTAATGCCATGATTAAAGTCAAAATGTATCAAGACGACGAGTTTGAGATTGTTGGCTATAGTGACGGATTACGTCCTGAAGATATGGTGTTCATATGTAAGACTCAGGCTGGTAAGGAATTTGAAGCCAAGCCTATGGGACCTAGAGAACTTAAGTATGAATATCTAGACAGAATGGAGGAACTTATCGGTAAAATGGCTACTGTCAAGTATTTCTACTACTCTGACGATGGCAGACCATTACAACCAGTACTTAAGTGCATCCGAGACTATGAATAAGTATGAATTACATTGTAGTATATAGGCAGCAAGGCGAACCTAAAATGGAGTTCTTTAAATATCGCGACGAATCAGACGTTGCATATAAAAGAAGTACATTAATTAGGAATGAAGATGATGTGATTGATATTATGCGGAAGCATTATCAACCAGATGATGATGTCTTTGTTATTAGAGAAACACTATTAAATGTAGATGATTTCTCTGATGCAGAGTTAATTAAAATACTATCTAACGCATTGATGTATCTGTGATTAACAAAACTTCAATATCTATAAGCGCTAAGGTGGCAGACTTATTGACTTCTCTGGTAGGGAACACTCTATCGGAGGAGGATAAAAGTCAGCTATATGAAACTGTATTTGATTTCTATAGAGACCTTCTTAGAGGTTATGACAGTGAGACTATTAATGAAATTCAAGAACAATTAAAAGGTGTAATATGGTAAAAGGGAACTTTATAGAAGTAGTAAATTCATTGGAAGCTATCAACTCCAGATGTTTCAAATTGTCTGAAATGGGAATTGATATTGCTGACAGTGATATAGTCAGTAATGCTGAATGTATAGCCATGGCTATATTTAAAGAGAACTATACTGACGAAGGCATAGACTGGATTATGTGGTGGGTTTACGAGAAAGCCGGAGACCCGGATATAAAAGCCTATGACGAAGAGGGTAAAGAAATTATAAGCACATTGGATGAGCTTTACGAATATGTTGAATCATCCTACAAGATTGTTTAATTTTAATTTATAAGATTATGAACGAGACATTTGACTTTGGAGAAGCTCTATCTATGATGAGAGCAGGTATGACAGTTATCAACTTAAGTAAGAGACGTTACAGAATGAAGGAAGGCAATATCATCTGTCTTCCTATATCTGGTTCTAACCAGTACTACGTTGTTACTAAGTGGTTTCCTGATGCCGTTTTAAGTCAAGATTGGAGTCTAGCTGAAGATTAGCTGTAAGCAATTATTGACTAGTTTTGAATGCAATTAAATCAATCACCTAAAATCAATATTAACTATTGTGCTAAGATTGTGGAAATCCACGATTTTACACCACACCCAAACCCTAAGTGCGAGCGTCTTAAATGTGCTCATATAGACGGATATACTATTTCGGTTAGTAAAGATACAGAACCTGGAATGTATGTGTATTTCCCTATAGGATGTGCTATTGACTATTCTTTCTTGTCAGCTAATAACCAGTTCAGACATATTGAGCTGAATGCTGACAAGGAAGCAGCACCTGGGTATTTCGAAGATAACGGAAGAGTGAAGATTATTAAGTTGCAGGGCCATGTTTCAGAAGGATTTATTATGTCTATAGAGTCCATTACTAAATGGATAAGCTCTCTTGGACATACCGAAGCTGTAACTGGAATAGATGCCGGCACTGAATTTGATAGGGTAGGAAACCTGTTTATTTGTAAGAAGTACGTATTAAAGAATAGAACTTCTGGCTCCAGCAATAAAACTAGAACTGGTAAACAGCCTAAAGGGTTGAGCAAGTTAGTTGACAATCAGTTTAGATTCCACTACGATACTATTCTTATTAAGAAGTGTCCATGGATAATTAAGCCAAACGACATTATTAGTATTACTAGTAAAGTTCATGGCACGTCTGGAATATCAGCAGATGTGTTATGCAAAAGGCAATTGAAGTGGAAAGACAAGGTGGCTGGCTGGCTTACCTATGTACCTGACACTGCATACGACTATCTGTGGTCCTCTAGAAAGGTTGTAAAGAACCAATATTATAATAAGGAAGTTAGTGAGGGTTACTATGGCTGTGATGTGTGGGGAGAAGCTCATAAAGTATTACAGCCATTTTTAACTAAAGGATTAACTCTTTATTATGAAATTATAGGCTGGCTTCCTACTGGAGGAGCAATTCAGTCAATGGGAGGTAAAGCTTATGATTATGGTTACGATATGCCGATATGGGACCCTACTACTCAAACTACTCCATATAAGTATAATGTGCATTTTGGTATCAGAGTGTACCGTATTACTTATACTAATCCTGACGGAATAGTGTATGAATTTAGTGCTAGACAAGTGCAACAATGGTGTAAAGATAAGGGCCTCACTCCGGTAACAGAACTGTATTATGGATATGCGAAGGATTTATATCCGGATATATCTGTATCTGAACACTGGAATGAGAATTTCATACAAAGATTAGCCGAGGACAAGAATTTCTTCATGGAAGAACTATCTCCGGAGTGTCACAATGATGTGCCACATGAAGGTATAGTAATTCGTATAGAAGACGGTCTGTCTGGGGCATATAAGTTAAAATGTAATAGATTCTTATTTGCAGAATCTAAAGCATTAGATAAAGGTGAAGTTGATATAGAATCTGACCAATGAACAGGTATATTATAACTTGCATTAATGATTTCGAAACATATAGTGGATATGCTGCATACGCAGAGAGCTTGTTCGATGAAGACATGAACAATGCAGCTGATGCATATGCTTTCGAAATCGCAGTTGATATAGTTCCAGATTCGTTTATAGTTACTACAGAAGGTTATGAATATCATAACATGACTGAAGAAGCTATAAGACAGGTAGTTGATAGTATCGAGTGGGAAGATTACTACAACTATAAAATTACTCCTTATGAAGGAACAGATGAAGAATTTGATAAACTCATATTAATATATGATGGAAGACTTAGACAAAGAAATTCGGACTCTAGAGTCGATGAAGGAGAAATTGAACCAGTTCAAGGCTGAGTTCGCTAAAGAAATATTTAAGAAGGCAGATGAAGGAGCTATCTCTAAGGAGGTAGCTCTTGACCTGCTGACTGTCTATGATTTATTACCAGTAGCTCCTTGGATAGAACTTCCTGCTTTCCTGGAAAGCTATGATTACTTTGACAGATATTCAACAATCAAGTATATGAACTACTTAGACATAGCCGATTTCAAGGATGAAGATGGTAATGTATCACAGTATGCCCAATTTCCTGACCTAACGTGGGATGAAGCTATTAATGAACTATATGAGTTCGTTAAAGAGAAGCAAGTAATCGGTTGTGTGTATGACTGGTAAATTGTTATAATATTAGAGAATGGATAATCTGTCACTATTAGCAAACCTTCCAAACCATGTTAATGGTAAGCATCTAAATGTGTATAGGTGGTTAGATGGATGTGGTTGGTCTATTGATGTGGATGGGCATCACTTCGAGAATCATAGTTTTAATCTTTTAGTACATGAAGTTTTAGAATACTTTAGTTGTTACGAACGTAGCAACGAACGTAGTGGCTATAGTCTAAAAGGAAGCAGAGAGAAGATTATTCAGAAAGTTGAATCAGATTATTTTTATTAATGGAAGATTTTAAATTTTATGAAGTAGGTGGTAAGGTTAGAGATGAACTCTTAGGTCTTACTAATAAAGACGTTGATTATGTTGCTGTACCTACCGAAGCGGTGTACAGTAAAATTCATCCATGTGAAGCTCAACTTAGTCCAGCTAGGTTAATGTTTAAAGCATTAAAGAGCTACTTAGAAGAGCAGAAGTTTGAAATCTTCTTAGTAACTCCAGAGTGCTACACTATACGTGCTAAGTTCCCAGAAGGGTATAAGTATCAAGGTGTAGCAGACTTTGTGATGGCTAGGAAGGAAGTAGGATATGTCCCAGGCACTAGAACTCCCATAGTAGAACCAGGTAACTTGTATGATGATTTATCACGTAGAGATTTCACTGTTAATGCTATGGCTAAAGACCCTGATACTGGAGAAATCATTGACTACTTTTATGGTAAGCATGATATAACGAATGCTTTGATAAGAACTCCCCTCGACCCTGTAACAACATTCGATGATGACCCTCTTAGGATACTTAGAGCCATTAGGTTTGCGGTTACTAAGAGATTCACAATAGAGCAAACAACTTGGCAAGCTATGGTGTTATATGATTATGATTCTAAAATGCCAGTAGTGTCAGAGGAGAGAATTAGAGAGGAACTGATTAGGTGTTTTAGATGTAATACCATTAGAACCTTAACATATCTTGATTACCTTCCAAGACTTAGAGATTATATCTTTAGTAAGACCAATTTATGGCTTAAGCCAACTAACGAGAAATGAGTAGTTATTTATCATTTTACTTAGTGCCTAGGGCACATCCGGAGGAGAAGTTACTACTTCAATCATTTAGTAGGTCTAACGAGGTATATCAGAGATTCTCTGACAATCTCAATATAGCATATGCTGGTAATGAGGAGAAGTATACTAAACTCACTATTAGTGATGTTGAATCAGTAATTCAAGACATTGATGCTGACATTACTAAAGCAGAAACTAGACGTACAGAATACGAGAAATTCTGTTATGGTAATCCCGAATCTATAGAGGAGATAATATCCACTAAAGAGTATATACGAGATTTGCAAAGCACAAGAGATTATATATCGTTTATACGGGACGTTTTAACTGATTTAGATTATAGTGGATTCAGTGATGTCTTATGTAATATTGATTAATGGAAACATTTGAGTTTGTAGTAACATCAATAGCAAGAGTGGCACTTAAAGAGCATGTAAAGATTCAGGCAGAAGGTGTCGAGGATGCCATTACTAGAATAGAGGACAACGACTATTATGAAGAAGATGGAGAAATTTTGAGCCGGGAGTATGAGCTGATTGATTACGAAAGCACAGAGGATATAATGGATTGGGAAGATACTGCTGAATATAAACTTAATTCTAAAGAATCTTTATGGACAAGCGAGTATTAATAATTTGTAGAGGTATTCAAGGTTCAGGTAAATCTACTTGGGCTAAACAATGGTGTCACGAAGACCCAGAGCACAGAGTAAGATTTAACAATGATGATATTCGTAACATGTTAGGTGATTACTGGGTTCCTAATAGGGAGAAGCTAGTTACTGAAGCTAAAGCTAATATGATAACGTTTGCTTTGATTAAAGGTTACGATGTAGTAGTTGATAATATGAATCTGAATCCCAAAGAGGATGAATGGATTAGAACTCTATGTGCCAATATAGAGAAGGACAAGGGAATACATGTTGATATAGAGTATAAGGACTTTTGGACTCCTGTTGAAGAATGTATTCGCCGCGATGCTATGAGACCTAATCCTATTGGAGAGAAGGTTATTAGGCAAACTTGGAGACGTTATAAGGACTTCATAATCCATGAAGAAATTATGGCAGCCAAAGCTAAGTCATTAGTTCAAGATACTAACCTACCAGCAGCAATCATTGTAGATATGGATGCAACTGTATGTTTGAATACTAGTGGCCGTCCCTTCTACGGAGAAGGTGCAGCTGAAGGTATGCTTACTGATGAGCCTATTACTCCTGTCATTGAGCTTATTAGAAACTTCTGTGATAATTATCCTGCTAAGTTAATAATTCTAACTGGTAGAGAGGATACTCCTGAAGTTCGTAAAGCTACGGAACAGTGGTTAGAGAACAATTGGTTGCATCCTGACATACTTCTCATGCGTCCTGCTAAGAGCTTTACTGCTGGTCCTATATGTAAGAAGAAACTGTATGAGGATAATATCAAAGGCAAGTTCTATATACCTTTCGTACTTGAAGACAATTGTAAGTGTGTGGAGATGTGGAGAAATGAAGGCTTGATTTGTCTACAACCGAATGAGGGTAAGTTCTAATGGCAATACTTGTAGGACAACTGATTGAAATTCTCCAAAAGTATGACCAAGACAGAGAAGTAACTATACATACTCTTAAAGGAGAAACTGTCGAAGTTAACGGATACTTCGTACAAAGAGATTTAAACGACAATGCATTTTATTTGACAGATTTAGATGTAGTTCCAAATGACTGATTTAGAGAAACGATTTCTAAAGAACACTGATGACACTGGTAGATTTATATATCAATCATTAGTGACTGGTAGGAAATACTATGTTGAACCAATTGGAGGACATTCAGATTGGGGAGATATCAATCCCGCTACTAAGAAGGTAGGGGGAGATTATGGTGAGAAGTATAAGGGCAGTGTAAGTGAGAAGGAATCAATGATTACACCAGAGAATGGATTTGTACTTATTGAAACCTTAGAACCTGGAGTATCACCATTATCAGTAATTGAAGAAAGGGATAAGCGATATGAACAAATGGCTAAGAAGTAATTTCGATGATTCTACTGTACGCAATTTGCTTGCTATGGCAGCACCTTGGATGTTAATAGGAATGATAGTTGGGCTTGTAGCTCTGTTTACATGTCCTGTTTTAATGGCAGAATGTTTCTGTTTAGCTCTGTTCTTCATTACCATAGACAGGTATTACGAAATTAAAGACGAGAAGAATGGTAATAGATAATTTTGACCAAATACTAGACATTCTGGAATTTAATAATTCAGATGAGTTCTATTTCTTGCAAATTATACAACGCAAGAAAGACGGCTGTGTTACTGATACTGGTAATAACGGATATAGGACCGTTAAAACTTACTATATATTCAGTAGGGAACAGCTAGAGCGCAAAAGAGCTAAAATTACTGAATTGTGCCAGAGTAATCATGCAAGAGCATACATTACCTTGAATAGACGTAATGCTGAAGAAGTGGCATGTACTGCTATACAAGAGTATGCCAAACTAATCCAAGAAGGCAACTGCTATCAAGGATATCGCATTTGGGATTCATCTTGTGGGCATACTAGAGCTAGAGGCTACAAGCCACTATGGGTTGTGGATGTTGATAGTAAGGACGAGAACTATCTTAACACAATCATAGAAATTGTTAATAGTTGTAGAGGTGCACAAGACATCAAAGTTAAACATGTAATTCCAACTGCACATGGTTATCATCTTATAACGATAGGGTTCGATACTAATCAGTTCGCTCAACAGTTAGCTATTAGGAATCTGGATTCTATAGATATACAGAAAGATAACCCAACGTTGCTGTATTTCGATACAGCTGATTAAGACTCGGTGACGAGGTCTGTGGACAGATTACTTATTATTAATTCTAACAGCTATTAATTAATGAGTAATTTACCAGCTGGAGCAGAACGTGACCCATTTGCTCCTTATAATGTAGAAGAGAAAGTCTTCAAAGTTGACATAAATGCTAAGGGATTAGCATGGTATGAATATTACGGACATTTGGATATAGATGAAGCCATAGAAGCTATTAAGAGCAGAATACAAGCCGCACTTAGTAGCTTAGGAGATGTTGATATTAGTACTGTTGATATTGAGGTTTCATGATATATCTAGTCAGTAATCAAAGGTCACTATTTGAAACTGACGCTTATAAGGAATTATCTCTATCTGATGCTATAGACATGATTATGCCACATAGTTGGGTAGAATATGATTCAGAAACTGCTGGTTTAGACCCCTATACAAAACCATTACTGTGTACTCAGTATGGTTTAGGGGAAGACCAAATAGTTGTTGACAATGTAACTATTCCAATTGAGAAGCTTAAATGTGTCCTTGAAGACCCTACTAAGACTTTCTTAGGTTGGAATATTGCATTTGATTTAAGGTTTCTATATCACCATAAAATAGTTCCTTATAATGTATGGGATGGAATGATTGCTGAGAAGTTACTCTATCTTGGCTATCCTCCCCAGTTTCATAGTCTTTCTTTAAAAGCGGCAGCTGATAACTATCTTGGTATAGATATTGATAAAACTGTTCGAGGGCAGATTATCACTCAAGGATTAACCATACCAGTGGTACAATATGCTGCTGGTGATGTTATGTATCTTACTAAGATTAAAGAGAAGCAAGATGCAGAATTAGAGAAGAAGGAATTAACTAAAGCTGCCGAATTTGAAATGAAGTTTACCCCAGTAATTGCCTATATGGAATATTGTGGAGCTAAACTTGACCCAGTAAAATGGAAGCAGAAAATGATTCGAGATAAGGAGGAAGTTAATAAAGCAGAAGCTAAGCTTAACGAGTGGGTTGAAAATTATTATAATGAACATAAATCTTCTGAAGGCTATATTAAAGCCTGCACAGAGGAAGTGGACATTATGCATGAGAATCAACTATTTGACAAAGTAGGCCCTCATATGGGACAAATAAAGAGGGTTTGTAATCCACAAACTGGGCTAATTCATTATGAATATGACAAACCTTTCCCATATGTTACCAAGAATCTACAAGGCGATTTATTCAGTGGATTTGACGCTTCAGCTAAATGTAACGTTAACTGGTCTAGTAGTCAACAAGTAGTTCCACTATTTGAAATGTTGGGACTTAATTGTACTACTATTGATGCCAAAACTAAGCAGAAGAAGAAATCTGCTGATATTAAGCTAATAAAGCCACAGGCACATAAGTGTAGCATAGTTCCTCTCTATGTAGAATATAAGAAGGCTAAAATTCTAGTTGATACCTTTGGACAGAAGTTCATAGATAAAATTAATCCAGTAAGTGGTAGGATTCATCCAGACTATTTTCAATTAGGAGCTGATACTGGGCGGTTATCCGCTACTAACCCGTCTTTAATGAATTTGCCGCATGACCCATTTACTAGGTCGTGTTTCATTTCGGATACTGGGTATAAATGGATTAGTTGTGATTATAAAGGACAGGAGTCTTTCTTAATGGCATCTATTGCCAATGATAAGGCGATGTTGGAAGAGCTTATCTATGGTAGTGGTGACTTACACAGTCTAACTGCCAGAATAGTATTTACAGACATCCCCGATGACACTCCACTATCTGAAGTTAAAGCTAAATATAAACCTCTTAGAGATGCTGCTAAAGGGTATGAATTTTGTTTTAATTATGGTGGAGATTGGAACACTTTAATGAAGAATTATGGTCTTACTAAGGCAAGAGCTCAAGAAGTATATAATAACTATATGTCTGGTTTCTCTGGACTAAAGAGATATCAGGAGTTTAGGAGAGAAGATGTCCTTGATAAGGGATATATCCTTCTTAATCCTATTACTAAGCATAAGGCATTTATATATGACTGGGACAATCTGTGTAAAATCGACGGTGAACTTGGGTCTCCTGAAGCTAAGTATATGCTAGGGCGTAGTGGGGACAATTATTATAAAACAAGCTCACAGCATTTGAGAAGAAGGTTATCTGATTCCATGAAGCAATCTATTAACTATCCGATACAACATGCTGGTTCTATGTGTTTCAAGTTGTCTGCAATTAAGTTCTTCAATTGGCTAAGGAAGAACAATCTGCTATTTATAGTTAAATATTGTGTTCCCGTACATGATGAACATAATGTTGAAGCACCGGATGATATTGCTGAAGAAGTAGGTAATGTACTAGTTAAATGTATGGAAAGTGGAGGCGAACCATTTTGTGTACGTGCTCATTTAGGTGCTGATATATCAATTGAAGACCATTGGGTACATTAATATGATTGAAGTTGAAAGAAAGTATTTAGTGAAAAACAATAGCTATAAGATGCAGGCTCAAAGAGCAGGATTGATAGTCCAGGGTTATCTTGGAGACAATCCTCTCTCTGAAACTAGGATAGCTATTAGGGACAATCATGGTTGGCTATTTATTAAAGCTAAGGGAACCCTTAGTCGTTTTGAATGGCAACAAGAAATCCCATTGTATGAAGCACAGGAGCTTCTAAAGTTCTGTCCTAATATTATCCGTAAGGTACGCTACATAGTATATCACATGGGTAACAAATGGGAAATTGATGAGTTCTTAGGAGAGAATGAAGGGTTAGTAATTGCCGAGTGTGAGTTATCACAGGCAACTCTCAACCCTCCTCTGCCTGATTTTGTAGGAGAAGAGGTTACAGAAGATACTAAGTATTATAACTATAACCTCGCGTCTAACCCTTATATGAACTGGGACGATGACTCTGAATGATTTAGAGAATACAATGGTTGTTCAGATGAGAAATCAACAACTGTATCTAGTAATCACTGATTGCTTACCGCCTAATGCTTCTGAGAATAAAGACATTGTATTCTTGAGCCGGGGTGGCTATATGCAAGGTACATCATATACTTTTAATATGCTCATGAATACTGATAATGAACTTTATCGGGAATGGGACATAATGAAGGTATTTAAGAGAGTGTACAGTAACTTTGACCAAAATCACAGAGCGCCTTACAGTTTAAAACATCTTGAAAGTGCACTTGATTTGGTATGTATATGGGATAGAGAGAAAGATGCCTGTCAAGAGGAGGAGATAGTCAATGATAATGACTTTGTCTCCGAACAAGATGAATATAGTTCTAAAGAAGTAAAATTCTATTAATGGCTTATTTCGTTGAAGCTGATGACGGGTTTGCAATTAATTTAGACGCAGTTGCTTACTTCAATGATGAATTTGTAAGGTTTGTTAACGATTGGAAGATGGAGATAAGTACCAAAACTTATCATCTACTAAGAGATTATGTTCATTGCAAATCTAAAGAAGTAGAATTAAAGCTTAATGCGCCTAATCAAACCGAAAGTAGAACTTATTAACCAGGAACCAGGTGTTGAAGGTCTATTCAAACACATGGAACTGTGTGCAAGGACTTGTTATAAGTCTGAAGACAAGATAACAGAAGACAGTGCTAAGAAGTTTATTAATAATGTCATTATAGCTAGAGGACATACTGCTATGCTAGAGCATGGTACTGTATATCTCATGATTGATTGCTCTGGAAGGCTGCTTGATGTTGCAAATAAGTATGTCAACAACAAGTATTCCGAATGGACCTTACATCCTGATGGAGTGCATTATTGTATCACGACCAACTATAGAGTGTTACTCCAAAATGGTTGGCTTGAGGACTTGCAATACTTGTGTGAACCTACAGAATATCACGTTAAACGTGTCACTGTAAGGTTTATATGTGATATGGGAGTTGCTAGAGAGTTCTGTAGACACAGACTATTTAGCTTCGCTCAAGAAAGTACTAGGTATTGCAATTACTCTAAGGCTAAGTTTGGTAAGGAATTAAATTGTATAATACCGTGCTGGTATAAGAATATGTTCGAGGGTAATTCATATAATATAGAACTATGTCATACTTATGATTTAACTATATCTGAAGGATTGTCTCGAACTGAAGCTGCATGGATACAAGCTATGTGTGAGGCAGAAAGTACATATTTCGGATTGTTGACAGAGGGCGAGCCTGCTCAACAAGCTAGAAATGTACTACCTTTAGCATTAAAGACAGAATTAATAATGACTGGCACTGTTGAACAATGGATAGAGTTCTTGAAATTGAGATGTGCAAATGATGCTCATCCGCAGGCAAGAGAACTTGCAATTGAATTACGAGATAGATTACTGTTGGATGACTATATAGATATTGATGCAGAAGGGAATCTACAAGTATCGAACAGATACTAGGAGATATAAGCGAGAACTTCATAAGGAAGAGGCAAAACTCCTAGACTACAAGATGCACTTAGTTATCAGATTTGTATTATTCTTAAAGTATCTAATCACATTCAGAATGCAGGACGCCAAAGACGCACTAGACATGGACAAGGAATTGTCGAAAGAGGAAGAAGCATTGCTAAGGAAACATCTTGTTAACTTCCTAAGAAGAGAACCATATGTTAGACCTTATCCTAAAATAGGTCGTAATGCCCCTTGCCCATGCGGCAGTGGCAAGAAATATAAACATTGTTGTGGTCGTTAAAAACTTTAGCGACGGAACAGTAATAGAGATAGATAGAGGTCGATTTGATGATTGGTGCATTTATATCACTGGAACATGTAACAGACATGCTCCTAAAGATGTTGCATATTTTACCGTAGTGCGAGGTTTCGGCAAAAGATATGGAGTTGACAAAGTATATGCTGATTTTATTAGTGTTTACGACAAAACTTCCAAATCATTAGACCGGTCAGTTCTAGACCATATAGAAACTCTGTCGAAAGACTATGGCGAATATTCAAACAAATTTGCTATAGTCTTTACTATAATATATTTAGGTATGGTTGCCGAAGAGAACAAATTGGGTACAAAATTAGGGAAGAGAATTAAACGATTAGGTATTCATCAAGTATTGTATGATAGATATTCTCCTGCGGCAGCTGCTAGTTTCAGTAGAGGTCTGCCTTGGACTAGGATTGACAATGAATGTAAATTAAGAGGATTTTAATATGACAGATAAGTTTAAATTTGACCCAGAGCATACGTTCTTTACGTCAGATACACATTTTGGTCATGCTAACATTATCAATCTGTGCAATCGTCCATTTAAGGATGTAAACCATATGAATGATATGTTAGTTGAGAACTGGAATAGTGTGGTTACTGACGATGATACAGTCTTCCATTTGGGAGATTTTGCTCTAGGTGGTAGTGCAGTATGGAGTAATGTTTTGTCTCGTCTAAAAGGCAAGATTTACCTCATATTGGGAAACCATGACAGGAAGAACATAAGACAAGGTTACATGGGTAAGTTTGAGATAGTGGTCCCCCAAATGCAGATTTCGATAGAGACTCGTAGTATATACTTAAATCACTATCCGTTTCTGTGTTATGGTGGAATATATCGTAAACCAGAGGATGCCGTATGGCAGCTATTTGGACATGTACATTCAGGCCCAAATAGTGCTGGAGCTGATGCAGCTAGACTGCCTTATTTACTTCCGACTCAGTATGATGTAGGAGTTGATAATAATAATTACACTCCTGTATCTTATGCTCAAGTTAAGTGTATAATTAATAAACAAGTGAATGGAGACAATTGAACTTTGGTATGCCGTTGACCAAGACGGAGAAGGATACTTCTATACAGATGAACCTTACAGAGCTGACTACACTAATATATGGGGTAGTCAGGGAGAAGTATATTCTGTTAGAGACAAGTTGTTTAGTAATGTAGAAGTCCCTCAGATTACTTGGGATAATGAACCAGTAAAGCTTGAAATGACGTATGAGGTTACGCAGAAATCTTAGTGGAATATTTATCTTCGATAAGTTAGAAGGAGAGGAGAAGTCTACTCCTACTTGTCTCGAAGATTGCACTCCAGAGACTAGGCTTAAATGGCTAGAGGGACTGGAGAAAGGAGCTCTCATAAATTGCATAGAGCATTTGTGTGAGACTATTAACGAATTTAGTGAATTGTTGGACATTTATAAAGAATAAGCATTATGGCTAAAATTATTAGTAGCAGAAAGAAGTATGTTCCAGTTAAGGACTTAAAGGTGTATCCTAGTAATAAGGAAACTATTGAAGTAATTCCCGATGATGGATTCAATGGAGCTCATCGTTACCGTGCCCAAATGTGTGCTGGTTTTGTTAATGGCAAAACCAAGTATGTGGATGCTACTGACACAATTCAGTTTGTTCACAAGCACGAAGACGGTACAGTAACTCCAGGGTGGCAATCAGAACAACTTGCCCTTATCCTGCTTGACAGAGTAAAGAAGTTGAATGAGAAGTTCCCTTGTGAGCAAAATGCTAAACAAGTTGCTGCTCTAGAAGCTTACCTTGACGCTTGTAAGGAGAGAATTGATGACAGGCTTAACCGTAACGTAATGGGAGACTTGAAGGAATGAAAGTTGAAGTGAATAGAAATGACGAAATGCCAAAAGCAGGAGACCTAGTAATAGACGAGCTTGGAAATATTGGCATCCTAATGCACAATGGTTATATTTGGCTTCTTAAGCATTCAGGAAAGCCTGTAGATGTTCCAACCCTAGTAAGTTACACTGATTCCGACAAATTGTACAAGTTTGAGGGAACTGTGACTCTTAGTAATGATTAAGACTTATTACTATGCAATAGATAAAGATGGGCAGGGTTGGTATTACGACAGCCCGCCTATCTTTGACGGTGAAAGCTGGAATGTGGACCCTACGTATGACTGCTTAGAATGTATGGGAGCTGTTAATGATTTACATCCTGCAAATCTATTTAGCTTTCCAATTCCGGAAGATATGACGTATGAAGATGAACCTATAAAATTTGAAATATGTCTAAAGTAGTTACAGTTCACGGGCATACTCTAGAATTAGATATGGGGCCTTCTTGTCCAAATCCTGGGATAAGAAGACAGCTGGACGCTAAAGGTGAGCCTTACATGTGCACATCTGACCTGACCACTTGGATAGGGATAGACGGGGATTGGTATCGTATATACAAACCTAGTATAACCTTAGAGTGGCCTGGTATTTTAGAACTGGCTGAAACTGAAGACGAGTTATTAGATTATTTAGAGGACGTATCTGAATTTACTAGAAATGAGAAAGGAAATAACTAACCCAGTGGGTAAGTGGTGGGTAGTCGCCAATAGATGTGGAGACCTTCATGTAACCGATGGTGACATGCCGGAGAAAGCTGGCAGCGGTTGGCAAGGAATGAATAACGACTATGAGTGGACTTCTGCCACAGATGATGTATTTAAAGACTGTGTTATTCCAGCTACTACGTTTGATAAAGGCCCACTACAATTTGAGATTGATGAACAGTTAAACACAACTTGGTATAAAGAATGAAACGATTTTGGTGTTGTAGAGACTTAGAAGGAGCTGCTAACGAGGAAGTATTTCTGTTTGTTGGAGAAGAACCACCAATTATGGACGATGATGGTGAGTGGGTAGACCCAAGAAAAGAAGGTCTGTTTTGGTCGGAAGAAGACTTCAATTTTGACTTCGATAAACTTCTAGGAACCGTTAAGTTCCCTGAGTTAAATAAAGGTGAACGGATTGAGATGAATCTTCAGTTTGAATTTGGAATTAAGTAACTATGCGTTATTGGTATTGTATAGACAACAACGGCAATAAGTGGCTTTACGAAGGGTCAGTGGCTCCAGTTAAATATGATGATGAATGGAATACTTCTGATGAAGAGACAGATGACTCTACTTGGATAGGAGAGTTCGATTTAAGAGCTACCTATGGTGTAGGTTTTGTTGAATCACTTCCAGATATTGCTAATGGTGAGATGACTGAAATACGGATTAAATATACAGCCGAGAAATGCGAATAGGAGCTACGTCTGATTTACATGGAGTACTTCCCGCAGTTGAAGAATGTGATATATTTCTCATCTGTGGAGATATCATGCCGTTAAATATACAGCTAAACATGCCTAAATCTAGGCTATGGCTTCAAAATACGTTTATTCCATGGGCTAATGGGTTACCATGTAAACATGTAGTATTCATAGCTGGTAATCATGACTTCTGGTTTGAAAGAAATGGAGGTTTGGAACCAGATATGTACAACATGTTTCATAAGCCTACTGACGGCAAATTGGTGTATTTACATAATAAGTCTTGGGAATACGAGCATGAAATCGAGCCAGGAGTATTCAAGAAGTTTAAAATCTTCGGAACTCCCTACTGTAAGCAATTTGGTAATTGGGCGTTCATGAGAGAGCCTGAACGCCTGGAAGCTAAGTATGCTCATATGCCTAGTGATTGTGATATTCTTATATCTCACGATGCTCCTAGACTACTTGGGCTAGGTGAGATACATGAAGGAGCGTGGGCAGGAAAAGATGCGGGTAATACATGGTTAGCCGATGAAATCATGCGTAAACAACCTAAACATTGTTTCTGCGGACACATTCACAGTGGATGTCATGGAATACAGGAATTTAATGGCATGAAGTTCTCTAACGTATCGTTAGTAAATGAAGATTATGTAGTTTCTTACAAACCTCTATATTTGAATGTTTAAAAGGATGCCAACTGAAAAGGTAGTTTATACATCTGGCGGCTCTAGCCTATTAACTGCTATAGCCATAGTATTTGTAATTCTTAAATTAACAGGAACAACTGCTGTTGCAACATGGTCATGGTGGTGGGTACTTGCTCCATTATGGCTGCCAGTAGTCTTCGCTATAGGTATTGTATTAGTGTTACTTCTAATACTGCTAATAGTTGCCGCAATAGCAGCGTGTTCTAAATAAAGTATGGATAAGATTTTATTAATTGTAGACCCACAGGTGGATTTCATCAGTGGGTCTTTAGCTGTGGAAGGAGCTAAGGAGAAGATGGATGCTCTTGCTAGTGCATTACAGAACGGTGAAATTGACTGTGACTATGTAATGGTTACTAAGGACTTTCACCCATCTAACCACTGCTCCTTTAAAGAGAACGGAGGCCAATGGCCTCCACATTGTGTTAAAGGTACTACTGGTAGTTGTATATATGCCCCACTATGGAGTGTAATATGCAACTACGCCTATCGTAAAGATACAGACATCTTTATTAAAGGAGATAGTCCTGACAAAGAAGAGTATAGTATCTTTGATAATCTAGAAAGTCTTTCTGTTATATCAGACATATTACTTGATTTTGAGTCTGACCCAGACAATGAGATTAAAGTAGTTGGTATAGCTGGTGATTATTGTGTGCATGAAACTATATGTGACTTGATAGCTATGGGCTATAAAGATAACATTGTAGTAGACACTAAGTATATTGCATCCATAGATGGTGGAGATAAACTTGCTAATTTAATTAAAAACTGTGGTTTAAAATGGGATTAATTTATTCAGTATCGGTTTTGTTCTTCACATTCATGATATTTAGAATGTATCTAAAGAAGGACATTAGACCCTATATGACAAGTAGAGTGGTTACTTTACTCACAATTCTAGGGTTGTTGCCTTATGTAAATACGGTAATTATAATTGCAACTCTCGGTGATGCTGTTGTTAAATTCAATGAATACAGGAATCTTACTAAGCAAGAGAGGACAGACAGAATGATAGAATCATTGCAGCTCATTGACTTAGCAATGGAGAGATTAATTGATAAATTTAAAGAGAAATGATAGTAAAATCCATTCTTGATACGGATTTGTACAAATTTACAACTTCGTATGCTTACATGAAACTATTTCCTCAGGCTAGAGGAACATTTGAGTTCTTTGACCGTGACTTGACAGAGTATCCAGAAGACTTTGTTCAGAAGGTGTACTTGGAGTTAAGTAATCTTGGAATGTTACGTCTTACCAATAGTGAACTTGATTATATGACTTCTAACTGTAGATTTGTTCCACAAGTCTACTGGGAATGGTTATATTCTTTCAGGTTTAACTCTGGCAAAGTGCAAGTATGGCTTGATGACAAGAAACATCTTCATATTACTGTTACTGATTATCTGTACAAAGTAACACTATATGAAGTTCCTATTCTAGCCATTATATCTGAACTACGTAATCGTGTATTAGGTAACAACTGTGACATGTCAGAAGTCATTAAGAAGCTTGAACCTAAGTTAAGGTTGTCGAATGTTGCAGGAATAAAATTCTCTGAATTTGGTACCAGAAGACGGTTCAGTTATAATGTACAGGATGAGGTAGTATCTGCAATTAAGGAAGGTTCTATCTATTGTACTGGCACTTCTAACTGCTATCTGGCTATGAAATATGAAATGCCTATGATGGGAACTCATCCGCATGAGTGGTTCATGTTCCACGGTGCTATGTATGGCTATAAACAGGCTAATTACATGGCTCTTGAGAATTGGGTAAATGTGTATGACGGTGATTTGGGAATAGCATTGTCTGACACATATACTTCTGAAGTGTTCATGAAGAACCTGTCTCGCAAGCAAGCTAAATTGTTTGACGGAGTAAGATGTGACTCTGGCGATGAGTTTAAGTTCATAAACAGTATGATTGCTCGTTATAAAGAACTTGGAGTAGACCCTACTACTAAGACTATAGTATTCAGTAATGCTTTGGACTTTGACAAATGCCAGGACATTATGGAGTATTGTGGAAGTAGAATCAGGTGTTCGTTTGGAATAGGCACTAATCTCACTAATGATACTGGGTTTAAGCCGGCTAATATAGTGATGAAGCTTATTAGCTGTCAAATGAATGCTAATCAACCTGTTTATGGATGCGTGAAGCTGTCTGATGATGCCGGTAAACATACTGGAGAAAATAAAGAAGTTAATGCTTGTTTAGTTGAATTAGGATTATGAGTGAACTAAATTATGAACACGTATTTAACGTATTAGTTGATAAAACAGCTGAATACGTTACTTCTAACAACCTTAAAGCAATGGTATTGGGCATCAGTGGAGGAATTGACTCCACTGTTGTCGCTGCTATCTGCCATGAGGTTAGTAAGAAGACTGATATTCCTCTTATAGGTAGAAGTCTTCCTATTAAGAATAAGGAAGACGAATTTAGTGTGTCTGAGTTAGTAGGAGAAGCTTTTTGTGATGAATTTAAGGTGTTCAACCTGAGCAACTCCTATAAAGCATCCCTATTTGACCTTTGTGCTGATGCGGGATTGATTAAAGACTGCAAAGGCTACGATTGGTATTGGGTAAGTGATTTGGAAGAACTTACTGGCAGAACTCCCATTGCTAACGGTAACTTACAAGCTAGGTGCAGGATGAAGCATCTCTATGATATAGCATCTATTCGCAAGGGGTTAGTAATGAGTACAGATAATCAAACTGAGTATCAGCTTGGATTCTGGACTATTCATGGTGATGTTGGTGACTTTGACCCGATTCAGGACTTGTGGAAGACAGAAGTTTACGGACTAGCGAATTATCTGCGTGACCGTTACAAAAGTAAAGCTTTAGAAGCTCTTCACAATGATTATAAAGAAACTTGTGATAAATATAGAGCAATGTCATATGCCGTGTATAGTTCTTGCAAGTTAATTCCTACGGACGGTCTTGGCATTAGTAACAGTGACTTAGAGCAAATTGGAGCTAAGAGTTACGATGAGGTTGATGATATACTCTCTAGATATATTCCATTTAAGGAGTATCGACAGAAGCATGGAGAACCACTTCATCCACATGATGAAATGGCAGAATCTGATTGCTGGTCACAGTTATGTGCTAGACATGGAGAAGATGTAGTCAATAAGGTTTGGAGCCGACATTTAGCTTCCGAATTTAAACGTAAGAAAGCTCCAATTTATATATCTAGGGAATTATATGAATGATTTAGAAAGAAGAGTTCACACAGCTATCAAAGAGTGTTATGATGTAATCATAGCTCCAACTTATGGGTTAAGTTCTGTAATATCCGCTGTATTTATGAAGATACATGGAAGAGCTCCGCATAGAGCAACTTTTAGAACAGATTATTATGCAGTGGAACTGCCAGAAGGACGAGAATGGTTCGATGCAGAATCTAAAGGAAAGGTTAAATCTATTTCCGGAAGTAAATCTATAGACTATTGGGCGACTCAATATAACATCTTAAAACTATTTCCGGATGCAGTTCGTATAAGGTGGAATGATGATTACTTCTTATTCACTGATGAGTATATCATAGACCTTGAGGGGCTAGAGATTCTAATGCTGAACACTGATGATATTCCAAAAGAAATAGTAGATTGCTTAGTATATCAAGAAACTAAGGCTGCTATGGAATATGTAACCTACAGTAATCAAGGATTCAGAACCGCACTAATGAAAGTAAAAGAACAAGATTGTGATATACAATCTAATTATAATGATGACTTACCACATCAACAAATAACCGATATGATAAATTCCAAGGAGAGTGGAATTGCCATACTACACGGAGTTCCTGGTTGCGGTAAGACTAGTTATATTAGAAAGCTAATAGCCGACAATCCAGGTAAGAAGTTTGTGTTCTTAGACGCTTCTACGTTTCAATACATTGGGGATGCTTCATTTATTGAACTTCTTACTAATAAGAGAGATTCAGTGTTTGTAGTAGAAGACTGCGAGGACTTATTAGTAAGTAGGGACACTAAAGGAAATCACAGAATATCCTCTTTACTAAACCTGTCAGACGGTATACTTGGAGACTCTTTAAACCTTAAGTTCATATGTACCTTTAATGCTGATATTAGTAGTATTGATAAAGCATTATTACGTAAAGGAAGATTGAAAGTTAAATATGAATTTGGTAAACTTACCAAAGATAAAGCTACTGCCTTAGCTGTTAAACTTGGTAAGACTGAACCTGTAACTGAAGACATGGCATTGTGTGATGTCTATAACTTAGGCACAGACAATGGTGGTGAACAAATTGAAAGTGATAGACCTAAAATTGGATTTAGATGAAAATGAAATTGTATTATGGAGCCTTAGCTTTGCTTTGGCTCCTTTCTAGTTGTACTCCCAGTAGTAATGTGACTGACAATTATGATAAGGTTGGAACTTGTCGTAATGGTCATATCAAAGCTCTTACTTTGAATGGTCATACATATTACTGGCAAAATCATTGGTTTGCACATGCAGGAGACTGTAAGAAGTGTAAGCATGAACTTGATAGTATAGTTAAAGCAGCAGTTAAGGAGGCAATGCAATGCGAGTAGGATTATTCTTTGGCTCATTTGACCCTCCCCATATCGGGCATGTAAATGTGGTAATGGGAGCCATTAACTCTAGCCAGGTGGGTAGAGTATTAGTAATTCCTGCATATCAAAACTTATGGAAGGAGAGTAGCTCTAAATTTTCATATAGGTATGCTATGAGTTGTATGCAATTCGACACTTTGCCTTTTGTACATGTAAGTGATGTAGAGAAAGACTTAGCAGGTCCTGCTTATCCCAGAGGTATACCTACATACGTTGTACTGGAGGAATTGAGGTCTAGAATGCCAGAGGATGAATTAGTAATCATTACTACTCCAGAAACCTACAAGGATATTCCTGAATGGCATAAAGGGTCTGTAATATTGTATGACTATAAATTCCTCATGGTGGTAAGTGGAGAGGAGACCCCACAAGACCTTCCGGAGAATGTACATGTTGTATATGTTCCGCAAATAACAATATGCTCTACTTGCATTCGCAATAGAGTAAAGCTTGGAATATACATCCAGCCATTTGTAAGAGATACTGTAGAAGCATTCATTGACCAATATAGATTATATGTATAAAAGCTGGATTAACTGAAGAATTTTTACTAATGAAGAATTATCCTATTACAATTGAAACAGGTGAACATGCTGGGGAGACAGTCTGGGTTCACCGTAGTATAGCCGTTGCAGGATTTATATTTTGTAAAATTAACGATGAATGGTGTGTTCTTGCTAATCAAAGAGGTGAAGGAGCACCAGACTTTCAAGGATATTGGAACTGTCCTTGTGGCTATTTGGACTTTGATGAGACATTAGCAGAAGCTTGCTCTAGGGAAATCTACGAGGAAACTGGAGTTAAGATTGAACCTAGTGCTCTTTATATGTGTAGCGTTAACGATGACCCGAAAGACTCTAACAGACAGAATGTCACTATGAGGTTCATGGCTGTAGTAGACGAGAGTCATATTGGAATTTCTACTAATGCTATCAAAGGACAGCTAGGCGGAGAGGAGAATGAGGTAAAGGCTATCATGTGGGTTAAAATATCTGACCTTGATAATTACCAGTGGGCGTTTAATCATAGACATCTCATTGAAGGCATCTTTTATACTTATGTAGATTATGAAGAAGTAGAAGGTTTAGACGATTTATTTGCTGAATGACATACTTTATTAGTGGACACAGAGACATAACTCCTGAAGAATTTGAGAAGTTCTACGTTCCAGCAATTGTTGATGTAATAGATACATACAACGATAATTACGATGACTGTGAATTTGTAGTCGGAGATTGTAGGGGTTGTGATGAAATGGCAGCTAATTTCATAGCAAATTACATTAAGGAGAATACAGATGATACAGAGTGTCCTCCATGTATTTTGTGCATTTATCATATGTTCTCTGAACCTAGGTTTAGAGTAGGCGTAGCTGGACAAGACGGTTTTTATCATGTTGACATGGTAGATGAGCTCAATGCAGACTTATGCGAGGATGATGACCCATATACCATAGATGATTGTCCTATTGTACATTATGTAGGTGGATTTGAGACAGATAGAGACCGTGATTCTGCTATGACCAATGTTTCAAGTGAGGATATTGCCTTTATAAGAAGCAAATCTAAATGGGATTCTGGTACAGCAGAGAATATATTACGTAGGCACACTATGAAATATCTAAACCCTAGTTTTTATGGACAACAGTAAAGATTGGGGTGAGTTCCTGGAGGGCATTAAGGCTGCACAACAGGCAACTGAAGCTCAAAAGGAAGCTAATGAGCAACATGAAAAGTATGAAAGATTGAGATTTGAATTTACATTAGCATTAATCAATAACAATGACCTCTTACATGAGAGGTCATTTAAAGAGATATGTCAATTAGGAGTTGAATTAACAGATGAATTTATGAAACATGAATCTGAAAAAGGGAAAGTTTAAAATTGTTGAGGGAACAAGAGTTAGAATGGTTTCTTCAAAAGATACTCATATAGTCGAAGGAGCTTACGGTACTGTAGTCAGTCCTGGTATAAGAGAGTCGGAAGTGCGTTGGGATAGTATGTTAGCAATTAGAGCAGATTATAGATACAGAAATGAACTAGAAGATGCTCTCATCATTCCAGTTTATAATGACTTATTGGACCCTTCTGGAAACTTCCAAATTTGGACTCCTGAACCTATTGCTCGAATATACCTTGACGATTGTATCAAGTATATAGGAGAGGATACAAAAGACCTCAAATATGGTGATTTGCTTTGTGTATATTCTATGACTTTATCAGAGCATTCATTGTATGCAATACAGTTAAGTAATTACAAACTACACAAATTGGACACCAGTGTCTGTGCATTAGAAGGAAAGGGATATGCTTTAGCTAAAGACACTAAGGTCAAAATAGTCCTAGACTCCGCTTATACAGAAGTTGGACAAACTGGTAAAATTTATCGTACTGATTACAGGTCAGCGCTGCCCTATGAAGTTATTATAGATAAGGGTGATTGTGTTTGGGTTGCTGGATGTACCATACAGAATGTTGATACTGAAGTGTACATAGAAGAGTATTCAGCAGATGTTGAGAATGAAGTATCACCAGACGAGGATATACTAGAGAACGGATTCTCCAGACAAGTAACATTTTATGAAAAGGATTAACAAATATTTATTTCTAGACGTAGACGGGGTTCTCAATAGTGTCTCATGGTACAGAGCAGAATGGAATAAGGACCATGTGTATCCTCAAGGTGACTTTGACCCTAAGTGTGTTGAAATTGTAAACAGAATAGTCAAAGAGACTGGCTGCAAGGTAGTAGTCAGCTCCTCTTGGAGAGCTGAAATTAATTTGCAATCAATCTTTGACAAAGCTGGTTTAAAGTTCAAGATACATAGTATTACTCCGTTTGGAGTCCATAGAGGTTGTGAAATAAGGGATTGGTTAGCATCCGAAACCGAACCTTATGTTTATGCTATATTGGATGATGACAGAAGTATGCTTGCAGAACAGAGGAAGTACTTCATTAAGACTAACACAGTTACGGGTATTACTGATGAAGACGCAAGACATGTAATTAACATTTTAAATAGAAATGATATGTGGAATGATAAATTAAACTCCTTAATTATGGAGTCTATGAAGAACCATGACGCTGTTCGGACTACAGTTCTCCGTGCAATTAAGACGGAATTTAGCAACTATGCAACTGCTAAGAATGCTAAACCTCTTGACAATGCTGCTGAAGTAGCCATTATTAAGAAGTTACGTGACCAACGTATTGATAATGCCGAACAGTATCGTATGGCAGGTCGTCAGGATTTATATGATAATGAAATGGCAGAATCTCTTATCTTGAATGAGTTTCTGCCCGAGGTCCCTGATGATAAAGTACTTGCTTTAGGGTTAGTAGAAGTCTGTGCATTACAAGGATGTGAAGACGGGCCTAAGATTCCTAAGAGCAAAATGGGAATCATTATCAAAGAGCTTAAAGCTATATTCCCTGCCGTAGATGGTAAACAGATTGCTGATTTAGTAAAATCTTGTGTAGTATAATATGACATTAAAAGAAATTGTAACCTTACCTTATCCAGCTAAGATATCACATGCTATAGCTGGTGTGCTTTATTACCAAATAATAGCTGGTGATAAAGCTATTGTCTTTCCAATAGACATGAATGACAGAGACGATGTAGGAACTACTACGTTTCTAGCAGAGTATCCGAAACCTATCACATTAATGAGATACATTCGTAAAGCAATTGACTCTGGTGAGTTAGTAATAGCTACTACTGATGCCGAAGTATAATGTAAGTATCGATAGACAGCTTAGATGTCGTCTATGCTTTGACATAGAAGTTGAAGCCGACAGCGAAGACGAAGCTTGGGAAAAGGCTTACGACACAGTAGACCTAGGAGATTTAGAAGTAAGAGATTGTGAGTATAGCGACGATGAAATAACCCTTCTAGAAGAATGATTATAGGTATAGTTGGTAAGAAGCAAAGCGGTAAGGATACAGTTTGTAATATCATTCGGTATATAAGTTGGCTTAAATCTTCTAAACTATGGGGAGAAGTAACTCTGAATGCCAAACATTTTGAAGCTGTCCATGAAAGTGAGGATATTGCTCCTATACTTAGTGTATGGGAGAAACATCCATGGGCAGAGAAGCTGAAACAGTGTGCGTCCATTATATTGGGTTGTGATAAGTCAAGCTTTGAGACAGAGAGTATCAAAGAATCATTTACATATATTCCAATTAGTAATAGTGAAGGAGAGCCTATGACTCATAGAGAGTTCCTACAAGTACTAGGTACTGAAGTGGGAAGAACTATTGACCCTAACCTATGGGTTAAATCTATGATGTTTGACTATGAAAGGAAATTTAAGAGTTATCCTACTTATGGTACTGATGAATACGGTAACACTGTATTCGTACATATGAATACAGTAGAGCCTTATTGGATTATGCCAGATACTAGGTTTCCAAATGAAGTCCAGGCTATCAAAGATAGAAAAGGAATTGTCATTAAGGTAAACAGAGATACCGGATTACTAGATAATCATATTTCAGAACATGCTTTGGATGATTATAATGACTACGATTATGTTATTGATAATAACGGAACTCTCGGTGAGTTAATTGTCAAAGTAGCAACTATGATGGAGACCCTAGGGGTGCTTCAATAAACAATAATGGCCTGTATGGTGGAGTGTAATGCTCTACTGTACAGGCCATTTTTTTTGATTATTACTCTATATCTTCTTTAACTGTGTCAGCTGCTAATTTAGCTATATTCTTTAGTTCAGTAGTAGCTCCCTTGAAAGTTCTACCGAATCCTGTAGTTCCCATAAAGTATTGAGATAGAGTCTTATCTCCAAATGCAAATTCATAGGTATTATTGAACACCGTGCTAAGATACCCAATAGATACAGGTTCTGAATTATTAACTAAACTCACCATAGTGTTGATAGGAGTTACATCGCCAAATGAATTGGTAAATCCTCTCTGGAATAGACTAAACACTGTATCTTCCATAGCCCTAGACATAGTAGGATTTAATGGGTCTCTATCTTCCTCTCTGGCTTCAGCCCACAACCTTATTAGATACTGACCTAGAGCTCCTAATAACAACCACAGCATTAAGTCATGTCCTAATCTCTTTAAATTAGATTTCTTGACACCAGTATCTTCGTTCCATATGTTGTCTCTGACTCCTTTAAGCCCTCCGGATTTAAATTCCCTCCAGGCATCTTTAAGGGTGTAAAAGATTCCCTCTAGGTATCTGTCAGCCCAAGTTTCTACCGGCACTCCTGTATTCTCTGTAGTTACTATAGTTTTAGTTTCTCCATTATCGTCTACTATATCCTTGTACCATAGGAGGTCTCCATTATCATTTTTAGCCTGAACTCTACCTGCCAGTCCATAGTTCTTTGGTTCTAGTAAATAAGCATTCCTGGTTGCGGACAAGAATGTTTTAAATTGACCAAGCAACGCTCCCATAAAGGTCTTCTCGGCCTGCATTCTTCCGTCATGGTCATAATAACCATAAACTAAATCTGATAAAGTTTTAATAGCAAGTACTTCGTCCTGTGTATAAGCAAATGGTAATGCATCACCTTCTTTTAGATTCAGACCTTCAGTTTCATTGAAAGATTTCATCATAGATAGATATAGACCTCTTTGCTTATTGTAGTCTGGATTACTCTTATTGCCAGAAGCATAAGCAGCTAACCGCTTGTCTTTCTTCCAATCATACTTTAATCCATCCTTAGTCATTTCTATAGCATCCCAAGTCCCATCATGTAGACTTTGAGCTATAAACATGGTCATTCTATTATAGTAATCCGGTGCTGTAGTAAACCAATAAGTATACCTGGATAGATTAGACAATCCTGACTTGTTACTTACTAACCTCTGTGACAATTTATTCATATCAAAATCAGCGAGTCTCATTCTAGCATTAAGAGCCTCTATCTTAGTGACTCTTGATAAAAAGTCTGGCCCGTCTTTCATGATAATAGCTCCGGCCTGTAGTAATTCTTTATAAGTAAATTTCTCTCCAGTGTAATACATTTTACTAAAGGCCATTGCAGAGTTCTTCCACATTCCGTCAAATACATCTCTGACTCCACCAGTAACATTAAATGCTAACAATCCGAAAGATGCTAATCTCTTAATGGGGCCCACAGCTTGGTATAACTGTTTACCTTCCTCACTAATAATGGATTGGTTAAATACTGCAATTTTAAGGTAATTATCCATTGTCTCATTAAACACTGTTAAATCAACACCAGTCTCTTTAGCATAGTTAAGAGCTAATAATTTAATTGCTTTAATTGCCGGGAGCACATCATCAAAGGCATCTTTACGTTCTGCGGCGAACACATAGCTAGTTACTAATGATTCCAAATTACGTTCCCAGAAATCAGAATTGTATTGTGCTAGTAATGCCTGTCTGGCATCTTCACTAGATTCAGAAATGTTAAACCTATTATACATTTCATATCTAGTAATCATGTCAGATTTAGCTGTATATTCTTCCTCCGAATATGCATCATTCTCTTCCCTATTCCAGAAGTCTTTAAACTTCATAGTAACATCTTTAGTCTCTTGGCTAGCCCATTTAGCAATTCCCATTTGCAATATCTTATTATTAGTCTGTTGCAATGGTACCCAGAACCATTTGTCTTGTTTCTTTAATTGCGACACTTCTGAGTCAGATTCTGACTTACCTTCCAAATTAAATCTGTACTTGTTGATGTCCCATAATATCTTCTTCAGGAATCTTCTTTCTTCAGATGACAGTGGAGTACTATTATCGTAAGGATTAGCAAACAGCATTTGCTCATTTAGAGACCCGTCTGGATTTCTTCTAAACATATTGTCGTATATTTTAGTCTGGTCTCCTATTACTAAGTTTCTTGCGTTTGAGTATCCCTTATCCTTCCACAAGGCTTTAACGTAGTCATTAAAGAATGGATAGTAATATTCTTCAGTCTTCTTAGTAACTCCATCAAATGCCTTTCTTACTAATTTAACAGCCTGTCTAATATTATTCTCTGGAATTAGTTCAGGGTTAGTATCCATACCTCCTGATAATGGAGCTCCTTTACGAGCATATCTTCCCATCTTCTCCGGCTGTGTAAATGGAATATCTCTATAATAAAGCATCGCTCCTAGAACTGCTTTATAGAATCTTTCTATACCAGTATTAGAGTTCTCTTTCATTATATCCTCCACTGATGCTTTCTCAAGGATAGTTGGGAATGAAGTATACAACGTTTTGGCTATATCTTCTAACCTGTCGGCTGTAGCAGCTTTATCGTTTGCATTTATGTCAAATAATACCTTACGTACTTTAGTGTTTAATTCTTGCTGGGTTCTAGGAGTAGCATCCGGTCTACTCATAAGTGCTAAGAACTCTCCTTTTAAAACCTCAAGTTCATCCATAAATGTAACCTGATTAAGTCTATTAGTTACTCCAGCTTCCTTTGCTAATAAGTTGAAAGTTTCTCTTATACTCCTCATATTGGCTATAGTAGCTGTAGATGTATCTGCGTTTAAGACCTTAAATGTCCCAATCCTAAATACATCTCCGAAGACTTCTGGCATCTCATTAATAGCTGCCATAATCTTCATCAACTCTATATTACCGCTAGTAGACCTTAATAACCATGGATTATTCATAGCATATGCGTCTTTCTCATAGTCTCCCAACATAGTAGTTCCTAAAGACAGTGGTATAATAGTATTTAAGTCATGTTTACTAAGTGCCACAAAGTCCACTTGCTTAGTAATAACATTATGAATAGCTATAATTCCCATCTGTTTAAGATTCTCCATATCAACCACTTCCCAACCAGGGTCGTTTACATACTTCTGAAATGTACTTACTACAAAAGCTGTAGTCTTAAACCCTGAAGGTGGTACGATTTGGTCTAAAGGTTTATAACCCTTTAAAGCCTTGTCCAAATCGTATATAAATGCCTGTCTCTTCTCTGCAAAGATTCTATCCCTCTTCTTCAAGTATTCTTCAACCTTTTGTCTAAGTTCTTCATTAACAGCTTTATCAGCTGTATCTTTAATATAGATAGGTTTACTATGATTGTAATAATCACTAAAGTACCACCTTCCTTCTGAAGGATGTGGTGAATCATGTACTTGAGTTTGAATAAACGAATCTACGTCTATTCTATCCATTCTGCTCTGTAATTTAGGATTGGGAATAAACTTTGATAAAGTGTTAAGCACTCCGTCCTTAATAGGATGTCCTACAGTCTCATCAGTAATCCTTACAGGTATTATGTTACTAATATTTGAGTAATATTCTCCTACTCCCCAAGCTAGTCTATTAACAGCTGAAGATGTGTCTTTCTTCCTGTCTTGTACTGCCTCAAACTGAACATCTGTTAAAGAACCTTCATCTAGGCCTTCTATTTTCATTGGAATTATATTAAGTTCCATATTTCTTACTGGGATTCCCTTAGAAGCTAACATCTGCCTGTAAAATCCTAATTGATAATCATATTTAGATGCTTTAGCTGCATCCCAGTCGTTAGAAATTTTGGTAGAACTTTTAAATAAATACAAATGAGGTTGTCCTTCTTCATCTACAACTATTAAGTCGATAGAACCTACTAGTTTAAGTCCGTCATTTGTATTGGCATCAACCAGAAATTGAGACATTATTTTAGCACCTTTACCATGAGCTCTATATAGCTCACTTTTAAGTGTTTCTAAATTATCATACAATGATTTAATAACAGCTTCGTTGTATTGCATTCCATATTTCTTAGTCAGGGCTTCTAAGTCATAATGCCCTGCAAAGTAGTCTCCAATCATAGAATGTATATCAATACCAGTTTCAGCTATTCTATCCCACATCTCTAACGTTTGGTCTACTCTAGCATGTGCTTCTTCTCTACTAATCTTCTCCTTATCCATTAATTCAGTAACAGTTCTGCCTCTCCAATTAGTAACATTAAAGGGCTGAATTAATGCGCCTTCACCGTCACCAGACCTTCCTTTCTCTAAGAAATCTGTAACGGACATATTACCGTCAGAAGCAGTATAACTTATATCTCCCCCAGTTAAATCTACTCCGTCTTCTCTAAGTCTAGCTTCACTTCTGATACCTCTTAGTTTAGCTACTATTTCAGCTTGCTTAGTGTCCTGACTAAGTACGATATCAGATATAAGACCATATTCTATCTGATTCTTATGTGCTATCAAGAAGTCAAATAGGTCTGCATAGTTGTTATTACCCTCCCCAAATTGTACTACTTGACCATTTATATTTAAACTATATGAACAAGCCATTAGCAATTCTCCTTTAAGTTACCACTCTTTATTAATTTCTGAATTAAATTAGTTATAGTACGGGATTCAGAAGCTAAGTTCATATCAAAACCTGCTGCTAAATCGTTGTTAATAAGTGCACTACCAAATTCAGACATAATATTATCTATAGACATATTAAGAAGTCTTCCTAACTTCTCATTCTTAATATCATCACTAGTTTGGAATGTCTTTTGAGTCTTCTCTTTAAATATTCTTCCCATTTCCTCTAGTGAAGCTTCTTTACCTTCAAACCAAGGCTCTGCGATTCTAGCGAAGTAATTACCAAACTCTGTAACAAATATTTCCTCATTCAAGTCAGGAACAGCCCTAGTATCTCCTATCATCCTAAATGCTTCCAGTTTATCATCATAGTTCGCCAGAGACTCCACCTGTTCAACTAGCCCATAATAAAGACCTGGATTCGTCCTCTTCATGGAACCCATAATTAAATGTGCAAACTCATGCAGTGAATCAGCTGTAGTAGCTCTATCTACATTTAAATAGACTTCTCCATTATAAATAAATGCATTAGTTCTTCCAGCATTAGGAATCACTCCTCTGAATTTAGAAGCTATCTCTCTAGCAGTAACTACGTTAACATTAATGCCATAGTTCTTACTAAGGTGATTGGCTATCTCTACCATTTCACTTTTAAATGACCTGGGTACTTTCTTGTGAACTGGTACACTTCTTTCTGATTCTAGCTTTCTGAATGAGTATTTGTCCCCATTTGCCCCAGTTACTTCATATACAGATTCGGTAGCATTCTGAATTGTATTTAAAGCTTCTGTCATTAATTGCAGCTCATAGTCTAGTTTGTCTTGAGTTAGCATACTAGGTACTTTACTGTTATATAGAGAAGCATGAATGTCTGGGTCTCTTAATTGATTCTTTAATAAGAAGAAAGTCTCCAATTTCTCTTGAGTGTTAAGTATAGATTCTATATTAAGTCCCTGCTCTTTAAGTATGCCAATTAGTTTCTTATATTGGGGCTTCTTATTAAGCTCTGATATGAAGTTGTTAAAAGTAATACTCTTAACTAAATCCTTATCATTGTATAGCTTTATGTTATCATTTAGTTCTATATCCAAAACGGAGAATCTGTCTCCAATTTGTAAAGATTGATAACTTTGTATTGCTAAACTTCCATTTTTGAGTTTACTAGTAACCGATTTCAAATCTATAGGTCTGTCTAATAGTTTATTGGCAATACTTCTAGCATATTTGAGATTATCTACTCCTGCTCCTTTCAGCCCGTCTGAAGTTGTAACAATCCTACTGTCTATATAATATCTGTCATTATATTTAGCGATGTTATAACCCCCTACAGTTTCAATAGGCTCTATTAACTCTCCAGAGTATTCTGTGTTAACTATAGTCTTGTCAAACTCCGGCTGCTTAAACGTATTTCTTAATAATATTCCCCCATCACTTATAAATGCAATGTCTAAGAACTTCTCATTGTCAATTTTATTATTCAAGTCTTGTATAGTAGATACTATAGATTCATCAGACAGTTCTCCGTAGCTATAAGCATCCATAAAGTCTTGCATATCTTTCTTAGATATACGTAAGTAGTTCCCAGATACTTCTGCTCTATCTACTAGTGCTTGAACTGTAATATCTGAATAAGAAGGAATTTCAGTAGTAGGAGTACCTATTATTTGATTAAACAGCTCATTAAATTTACTAACAAGCCCATTCTTATATAATGCATCATTGAAAGTAGCACTAGTATAGAAGTAATTCACAAAAGCAGGTATAACATTACCATGAATACTATTAGTGTTAAAGTCATACCCTATATATTTCATGATAGTCTGCACTCTGGATGAAGTATCATTACTTGCAGCTAGCATCTTTAACGCAGACTCTATATTCTTGTTTACTTCCTGAACTTGTTCTTTGGGAGCCTTATCTAATACTGTATTCACATATCTTTGCTTTAGATAGGTCTCTATATATTCTTCTTTAGGCTTAATAACTGCCAAACTGCCACTAGTGTCTCTAAATATACCATAATTGGTATTCCAAGCAAGGCTAAATCTAGCATTAGTGAGTAGTATATTATTCCTATTTAAGTCCTCACCTTCCCCTTGCAACTTGTCTACTAAGTAGGTAATATTTGGAGTTGGGAACTCATTTTTAATTGTATTTAAATTATAATTACCAATTGGTAATCCGTCCTTGCCAAGATTCTTGGAATCCAAAGCTGTAATAGGAAATCCTCCTGAATTTACTGCATTAATAAAATCATTATAACTCTCTACATTTCCCATTAATGCTCCTATTGCATCTTCTAAAGACATTTCACTAACGTCAGGAACCTCTAGCTTAAATAAGCTAGGGGCTCCCTCGTTAGAATGTACTAAAAATTCTACTGTACAACTCATGTTAACAATTAATTCTTATTTGTATAGTATTGCGCTCCATTAAGCTCTTAATCTTATTAACTATATTCTCCATAGAATCATTCCTATTAAGGACTAACTCTTTCATTTTAGCATTCTGATTTGGAGTTCTAATAACGAAGTAATCATCATATAGTCTTCGCATGTCTACATTACTTGGGTCTGGGATGTCATTTACTTCATAGTAGTCTTCTCCGTCCCTTTCATATAGTTCAAGACGACCTGTTTCTTCATTTCTCATTCTAATATACTTATCTCTAGCTCTACCCTTAGCACTTTCACTAATAATAGGAGCCATTCTAATAAGTGCATCTTCTAATGAGAATGTGTCCATGTTAACATCCAAATCATAGTCTGATTGTCCTACATACTTTTGATACTCTATTAGTAAGTCACTAACATCAGTCTTATCAAATGTGTTCAGTAAAGTAGTAAGTCTGTCAGCACCGTACTTATTCTTATTAACAACTAAGTTATATAAGAAGAACCAGTCAGTAAGAGGTAATCCTTGCAGATTAATTCTCTTCAGTGCTGCAAAATCTTTCTGGTATCTACTGAACATTGCTTGGTCTGATTCAGTTCTTACGTTCATCATATCAATAGGTAATTTCATATATGTAGTATTACCTCTAGTAAATGGGTCAGTACGTCTGTTCCTACTTAATCCTTGCACAAACTGGTTGATTAATAAGGAGCGAACCCTCTTATCTCCAACCATTCCGTTATGAAGTTCCGGAATAACTGTTCTTTCCATCCAGAGTTTAAAGTTAGCAATTCCATCATTAGTAGCCAAACTAAATACCTCACCTCCCTCTTTAATATCATGCAGAGTCATATCATTTCCGATATACTTCTGACCCTCATCCATTCTGAAGGTAATGTTGCGTTTAGCCAGCCAGCCAGTGATTAGTACATCGTCTACATGCTCACCGAGTGCATTTAATTGCTCTTTAGTAACAGCTCTACCATATGTAGGATTCTCTTTAATAAGAGCTTCTCTATAGGAATTTACTAGATTGAATTTGGTACTGATATTTACATCAGTTGTATCAGTAAGGTTATATACTTCGAACAATGCCTTAAAGTGAGGAATTTTATCAATCATGTCGAATATATTCCAAGTTCCCTTTATTAGATTATAGTAAGCTATGGTTGACTTCTTATAACCAGAGTTCATTGGGTCAAGGAATTTCCTCATACTAAATCCTCCATTAGTAATACCTTGTGCAACAGCATCGTTGACTACAGCTCTTACTTGCTCTTCGGATAGATAAGGCTTATCATTCAGGATGTTCTTAATAACTACTTCCGGGTTATAACCTTTCTCATATTTGTCATCTTTATATAGTTGCTCTCTGCTAGTAATTGCAGATTCATATGTATTTAACCTGGACATCTTACCTCCTAAATCTGTAGGCATACCTTGATTTAGTCCGTAGAATCTTCCTAACAGTTCTGTCTCTCTAGCATTTCTATTTACCTTCTTAAATTCGGCAAATCTGTCCATGTCCAACCTATTTTTCATCTTCTGTAGGTACTTATATTCTTCCAAGAATCTGTGTTCTCTATAAGATACAGCTGGGAATATATCATCAATAGAATCACCTTCTGCAAACCTATCTTTGATAGCTTGAATCCAATTACCTCTCTTATCGAACGCTTCCTCTCCAGAGTCAAGTAGTTTCTCTTGCACTCTTTTGAAGAAGTTACCTAAAGAAGTAGAATCGAAGTAGTTTCTAATATTAGGGCCTTCTTCCAATGCTCTAACTACAGAGTCTACTGATGCATGGTCATGATATTCATCAAATACATTTACCTTCATTAAGTCATTTACAGTTTGTACTGTCGGGCTTGTCATGAATTTAGCGATATCATTAAAACTGAATCCTAACATAATCATATGTAAGTACATACCAGCTAGATTAGGACCTGCATTAATTTTAGAAAGAATCAACTCTTTAGCATTATCAGTAGCAGCTGACAGTAATGCAGAAATTACTAATGACTGGTCTGGTTGCATACCTAATTGCTCTTGAACTACTCTAGCTACATCCTCCGGTGACAATTGCTGTTCTACAGCTCTGACTATTAAATTTCTCCAATAATCTTTCTTAACTGCCAAATCATCGAAGTTAACGTTGGCCATTATGTTTCTTAGAGTAGGTACTGTTATAGGTTTACCATTCTCACTTAACATTGTTTGAATGCCTTCAAATCTAGTGGAGAAAAACATGTTGTCTAACCAATCCTGGTCTCCATTTCTAACGCCTTCATTGAAATAGTAACAGTTAGCAAAGAATACTTTCTCACCTACAGCTGCAATACCAATTACCTGTTTACCGTCCATATTCTGCATCTGCATTACCCATTTGGATGAGGGTGATGTCATGGTAATCTTATTAGCTTCTTGTCCAGATGCTGATTCCTTAGCTGCCCTTTGTGGGTCTCCCATTTCAATAGGAGAATAAGCCTGGTTCATATTCTTCAAATTCTGGATAATATTGCTAATTTTAGATGATACAGAGTTTCTAAATGCAGGAAGTAAGTTGCTTCTTCTAATCTTCTGTCTACCATTTCTAGCTTTCTTTCCATTCTCATCAAATTCTTCAGTCATATACATAGTATGATTGTTAATTCTATTAAGAATGAAATTAGCATTATCGGTGTCAACTTCACCTGAATATGTTAATATTCTAGCATCATCAATAGCGTTAAGCATCTCTGCTATTACTGGGACAGATTCTGGATTATAGAAATTCTCCTTATTAAGTTGGTTTAGATAGTTAGTAATGTCTACTCCACCGCTTCCGTATGCGTATAACTTACCATTAGGAGTAGGTAGCATTTCGGATGCTTTGAGTGACTCGATACTATTAAAATTAAAATATGGAGACCAGCCTACATAATGTCCGCTGGTATCAAAATCATAACCCATAATGTAAGCCTTATCAATATCATAGTCAGAACCCTGCAACCATGTCTGCCAGTGAGATACATGTACCACATTCTTATCAGAATCATTAAATGCAACAGCTTTCATCTTCATAAATGACTGCATTGTCTGTGCAGGAATACGAGCTACTGTAAATTCAAGTGATTTCTGGAATGATACAAACTTCTTCTTGGCATCTATAATCTTCTGATTCTTCTCTATTCCGTCTAATTGATAAGCCAACCTAGATACGCTAAACTCTTCTCCTTCGTTCTCTTTATAAGTATCAAATAGTAATTTAAGCAATCTGTCATTTCTTTCAGAACCTGCTTCAATTACTCGTTGCATCATTTCCTTATTCTTAGTGTATTGGTTAATTTTAACAGAATCGAAGCTGTCCATTCCGTAAATGTCAATTACACTATCAGGAGTCTTAGCTACTAATACTTCTTCAGTAGTGTTATTACCTAATGCATTGTAAGATGTTACTACTTCATGATACTCTCCACTTTCATCATAGAATCCAGCCTCGTACATCTTCTCACCATTTTCATCTACCCTCATAACACTATTACCAACTCTAACGAAATCAGATTCAGTAAGTGCTTTATTAACTGATAGATGTTCCATTAAGGAAGGAGTTTCTCCGAGTGCAACATACACATGTTTACCATTAGCTCTAGTAAACATCATATCATACCATTTAATTTTAGGAGCGTGATATTTATCATACCTATTAACGAAGAACTGATATCCTTGTGTAAGTACATCATTAATACTATCATTAGGTCCTAAGTTAAACTGGTCTACATATAGTTTACTAATAGAAAGTTCAGCAGGATTACTAACTAAATTCTGAATAGGGATAGCAATATCTCCATTGCCTAAATCCCTAATATAGCCATTGGCTGCATATTTATCACTGAATGCGACTGGGTCTGCTAAGTACTCTGCTTTCTGAATACCAGTTACAGGCATATATCCGTTGTCTAGTAGCGTAAAGGTTGCTTGTATTTGTGCTTGTATTTCAGAATCTAAAGCTTTAGGAAGTTTACCTCCGTCATACTTAGTTCTTTCACTGAATGACCTTTGTATAGCTGGCATATCAAATATGCTATGTCTCATACCGGTCATATCTTCCCAATAAATCTCTGCTGGCTTTAAGTCTGTAGGTCTAGTAATATCAGTATAAAATTGAGAGAAATTAGCTTTTACTAAGTTGTATGTATCAAAATCATTTACATACACTGGTACGTAACTGCCCTCTATACTCCAACCTCTATCAGCTAGATATTGGTCTACAGTCATTAAAGAATTGGCTTGATTCTTAGCTTGTGCAGACACAGCTTTGTCATAATTATCCTGTGCTTTAGCTATCTCTACACCTTCTCCGTCTCCATTTTGCGCTTTCTCAAGTTCTGTCAGAGTTCTCTTAACAGCCAAATCAAGAGCTATTTGCTTGTCTAATGCATTTTGGCTAATTCTAGCCACTACTGATGCTACTTCTTGAATAGGCAATTTGATTCTGTCTCCAGGAAGTAATCTATCTATAGTAGATGCTGGCTGTGCCTCTATTTTAGCTTGCTCGCTTTGTAAATATTCATCGGGAGTCATTCCTTGTTCGGAAGCAATCCTGTAAATATCATCATATTTATAATTAGTACCTCCTATGCGGAATTGTTGTACTATATTATATGCGGGAGCCATAACTGCACCCATACCTGGGAACTTCCTCTTAATAGCAGTTTTATTGATATTAGATGTAAATGAAGATAAAGTTTTGCCAAAGATAGAAGGGTCACTGTACGGTATTTTATATACATCAGTTCCATGAGAATTATTATTCTTTCTATCTAATGCAAACTCTGCTTTAGCTTTCTCAATAATAGTCTTAGCAGTACCAAGTTCATCTCCGTCCTTATTAAGCTCCTTAATAATAGCTTTACCTACTATCTCATAAATATCAGATTTAACATCGGGATTGTCAGTAGGTTTAATCCCAACTAATGTATATACCGCATCTCTAATGCCACCTATTGATGATAATGCCACTCTACCTAAGTCCTTGTATGCCATTTTAGCCATACTGTGAGTGAATCCCATAGCTTCCAATGCAGATATTACCTGTGAGAACTCTGTCATTGTGGACTGATGTTCTGGGTCAGTTACTACATGGTCTGCATCCATTTGAATACCAAGACCTTCAGTATTAAATTCCATTTCCATTAAAGGACTGTTATCAAACCAAGAACTATCTCCATTTATATTTTGGGCTCCCACTTTAATTGCAGACTTGTTAACCAAGTAAGCAATCATCTTATGTTTAAGCGGCTGAATAGTATTACGTTGGGAAGGTATCTCTCCATTAGGTCTATACCAACCCACATTGTTAGCATAATTAGCAGTAACGGCTAAAGAAGCATCACTGTAAGCAAGTTCTCCATTTCTAAGAGATTCACTATACACTCCACCTAGTGCTGCATGTAGTTCAAATAATGAATTAATAGGAACATTTAACTGAACCATTACATTAGCGTCTCCTACAGCTTTAACTGGATTACCATATTCATTAACTGCTTGAGTTCTAATATTATATAATCCGTCACCTACTCTATCAAGACCTAATATCTCATAATGATTGTTACCGTCCCTGTAGAATATTCTTTCACCACCAGTAACATCTTTAAGCTCCATAGTGTTTCCGAATATGTTCTTAGTAAGGTCTATTCCTTCATAAGCTCTGTCGAACTGGTTTGTAGACTGATTCCATTTGAAATCAGACATCTTTCTAAACATGTTATACAGACTAATGTCAGATTTCATAGAGTTTCTCATTCTTTCGTTGTATGTAGAGAATGTAGCAAATTTCAACAAAGAAGCAGTACCATAATCCCCATTAAAGTCATGTCCAATAGGCTTTTTGTCATCACCTACAGCAGAATCCTGTAATGAGAAGTTCTCTAAATAAGACATAATAGGATTACAGAACGCAGAACCGTCATGTGCATCTACAGTAGATGTCTCACCTTTAAAGTTGTACACAAATGCTGCAACGTCGCTCATAATAGCCAATCTGTATGTCTTAGGAATACCTAGCAAGCTGTTTTGTTGGAAATACTGTAGTGTACCTGGTATAATTACATTTCTCTTTAATTCTGCAAGTTCTCTAGAAGATTGCTCTAACTCTATACCATTAAATGACGCAGGATTAACTTTACCATATTTAGCTTTATTAGGATGTGCTATACTACTACCTGTAGTGACTAGTCGCAAGTTCTCTGAAGTTAGAAAGTCAGCTAAGAAGTACCTTTCGAGAATAGGATTTAGAGTAATATCTTCATCATTTCTTAACCATGTACTATCTAAGTCAGACAACCTACTAAGTACCTTGTCTCCTTGCTTAGCTAGTATTAATTCTTGAGTATCATTGTTTATCCATGATGCCTTATCAGTAGGAATAAGAGTATTTAATGCCTTATTTAAAACAGAGTTTACTCTACCGTTAGCGTATCTAAGAGGGAATGTCATATTATTATCAATCATATCTTTGACAAACTTCTTCTTCTCTCTCAAGAACATTTTATTATATACATCTTCCTTAGCATATAACTCATTAGCATTAAAATTCAATAAAGCATTTGGAGACAGTCCGCCTTTTTTGTTTCCATTTAGGACAAACGAACCTCCCTTATTAACATGTACATTATCAATATTAGGGACTCCATTTCGATAAGACATATCACCGTATTCTCCTTTAGTAGTTACTGACAATATTGCTTGAAAGTCTTTAAATGTCATTTTATCTACTAAGTCAATAGGTTCCTTAGGCTGTAATTCTGTTAATATATAGTTATTAATTGCATCAATTTCCATATAATCTCCAGCCTGCAATGCCGCATCAGCTAATGCTTGTTGTTTAGCAACTTCTTCTGCCAATTTAGCATTATGTGCTTCTATTTTAGCATTCTCTGCATCCACTGCTGCTTGCTTACCAACTATGCTATTATAAGCATCTGTTAGTCCATTCTCTTGTAGTCTCTGTAGGAATGTATCGAGACTTCCTCTATATACATTTCTATAATCATTAAGCACATTATTAAATGTGTTCTTATAGTAAGAACCAACAGTAGACCTAATAGCTTTGTTTAAATCAGAAATTGATGAATTAAGTAAGTCAATAGTAAACTCTTCTCCATTCTCGTCAACAAGTTTGATTCCGTCGGCAGTTAAGGTCCACATTACGAATGTTCCCTTATCAGAATATACAGTAGGTTGAACATTAATAGTCTTAGATTGTCCTTTGTCAACCTTCCTTAATAGATTAGCATAGAAGTCATATAATATTGAAGAATATCCAATCTCTGCTACAGAGAAACTAGTAGCACTCTTCTTAACTCCAGTTCTACTAACAACATCGGTTTTAATTGATGTACCTCTAAGCATACCTGGATTTAATCCAAATAATGTATTCTTTAAAGAAGAGTTCGGATTCTCTATAATGGTTCTTGTGACGTATCTTCTAGTCAATCCAGCTAAATTAGCAATCCTACTATTAGGAATATTATTACCTTCAGCGTTCTTAATAACAGATTTAAATATTTCTCCAGTTACTATTTGCTCTGCTGCTACTAAATCATTCAAAGTGTTAATTAAAGCACCATCAATAGCTTTTAATGAGTTAGATGACTTGTCGTAGTAGAATCTAGCTTCTGGACTATCCTCATCAACTTTATCAGTATAATATTTAAGGGTCTTAATAAATGAATACAGGTCTAGGTTGTCTGGATTGTTAGTCTCAAACTCATTATATACTGTATTTACAAATGCAGAACTATTAGCTAGAGACATTAAGTTCTCTGTTAGATATTTTAGATTGTCTGCTTCTTTTACATTCTTAAATGCCGCCAGTAAATCTATGTTGCCATTTAGGAATCTAGTATTAATGAAATCATCCATAAACTCTACTAAAGATACATATAGTCTCTCCTGTGGAGTTATAGTTTGAGGGTTATTCTCTTCATAGATTGCTTTTAGTGTAGTAAATGAAGGCTCTTTTAATATAGTATCTAATGAACCATATTTAACCTTATCAGAAGGACTTAACTCAAATTTCTTTTGACCTTTACTACCAATAGCAGCCCTATTATATATAAGAGTAATAGTGTCGCCATTATAAGGTAATTTAAATGAGATGTCTCCCAGAGTAGCGTTATGTACTTCTACTCCCCACTTGTCAAGTAGTTCTTGTCTGTTGCCACGTAATTCATTACTAATATCAATATCATTCTCTCTCTGGATTTTACGTCTGTTGACATTAGTTTGTTTAATTTCCATAGAATCTAGGTCATTTGTGTCTTGATTCATGGCATACTGAATATACTTAGCATTATTAGTTCTATCTACAACTCCAGATATTGAATCAAGCAAATCATAAGTGGTTATAGCTTTGGATTGCTTGTAATCGTTATTAATAATGTTATATAGAGAGTTAGCTCTGCTATCATTATAGAACTTCTCATAAATAGATTTAAATACATTCAAATCATTTATTTGAAATATTCTAGAACCTCCCCCATTGTTAATAATTTCTTCAAGAATCCTCTTCAAGTAATAATTAGGAGCTGAATGGAAGTTAATAACTAATTCTTGCAGTCTGTCTCCAAAATATAGAAAGTTCGCTTCGTCTTTAAGCTTATTCATTGAATGCAAGAACTGTTTAAGTGTAAGGTAATTGTCCCTTATTTGCTCTCCAGTGGTAAAGTTAAGCACAGGAGTTTGCTCAATAAGTAACCTAGACACATTACCTATTTCAGATATTGCATCCACATTCTCATTAGTTCTCCAGGTTTTAACCATGTTAGAACCAGCTCTAAATTGATATTTATTAACTGATACGGGAATCTCTATTCCAATATATCCTTTGTTCTTAATCTCCATATTCTTTCCGAATAGATTCTTAAGAATAGTATCAAAATTACCATTTGACAGTACAGCCCAAGCATTAAACGCATCAATCAGCATTTGATTCTTATACAGGTCTCCGAACTTCTGCTTTCTTGAGACATATGCATTGTCTAGTTTAGACCTAGGCATATCCTTAAACAACTCATCAGCTAGTCTAAGAACTTTCTGCATACCTTCTACATCTGGAGTTCCATCTATGTAGATAGCATTAGGCATATTGAAATCTGTAGTAATTCCATCTTCTTCATTAGTCATTTTAATATAATCGACTAAGTTCTTGAACATAGTATTCTTATATTTAGCAATATATATGTTCAAATCATCAGTAGTCTTGATTAATTTACCATCAGTAAAATTAACTAAAGACGATTCAATTATATTATATCTGAATTGATTTAGCATGTACTCTTTTACTACTGTAGCAGAGCCATACGTATCATTCAGAGACGGAGTAAGTATTCTCTTCTCCGAGTTGGAAACCTCATTATTGATATTCTCTGGAGCATCCGGAATGATAAGGTCTTTATCAGCTACTTCAATTGTAGTTGCTTCAGGAGAAAGTCCAAAATTCTGACCTAGAGGTTGTGCATATTCAGCTAACAGCTGTTCTTTCTGTGTATCTTTAAGTATTCTTGATGTTTTAATATAATCTTCAAAAACCTTAGAAAGCGAGACATACTCTGCCTCGCTTTCTAGGTTGAATAGGTTAGTACCTTTCAAGTTAGTAAAGAAATGCTGAACAAAGTCTGTAGTAGACAATGGTTCAGCCTTTCTAAACTTAAGTACTGTTCCTCTAAGGACACTTTCGGCATCAATCCTATGTAGTCCTATGTCAAAGTTAGTACATGCCATTATTCTTATATATTTAATTTACAGTTCTGACTATCAATTATTTGCTTATTATTAGCAAGACTGTTAATATATTCCATAACATCTAATATGTCAGGGTCGTCAAGTTGCTCATCAGTCAAGTAACCTTCGAAGTGATTGTCCACTAATCTTATCTTATTAAGAAGTGCATCAGCAGCTTCCGGAGTAAGAGAGGTAGTAGCTCTCAATTCTTGGATAACAGTCATGATTTCGGTCTCTCTAAGATTCTCATGGTCTCCAATGGTATCTTCGAATATCTTGAGTTTCTGTTCTCTATTAGGGTCAAATGGAACTTCATACATCACTGTATCAACTATATTAACTTCACTTCCAATAATGCTTCCTTTAATTGTTTGTCCACCTTGCAAATATACTGTAAAATCTTGTAAATTACCACTACTATAATCAACATTTTGAATACCCGTAGTATCAATCTCTCCGTCTTTAGTTTTGGGTAGTACAGACGGACTCTTAACATTTATTTCCTGTAATAGAGTATGTACCTTATTAATGACTGGCATGTTGTTAACATCAACAGTCATATCTAGATGAATTACAGGGTCGTTATTAATTAATAGCTGTCTGTTATTTATGTCATTAGTAAGACTAGTATTTACCTTAGTTGCTACTCCTTTTAATATTTCATCTAATGCAATATCACCTTTCTCTAGATATTCATTGCGTGCATCATTAAGGATTTGGTCTATTGAGGTATAGCCAGTGAAAGCACTGGATACTCCATTAGCAATTAACGTAATGTTATTATCAAACTCTGACTGTCTGTTATGTGGAACTCCTTTATTAAATTGTCTCTCTGATAATACAGTAGGGTCAATGGTTATTTCAAAGTTAGGACTTTCTATAGCAGTATCAATATAGAATTGATTGTCATTATTTCTAGTTGGATAGAAATCAGAAGGTCTACTATCATGTGAAGTCGGAGTTCTAGGAGTATAATATATTCCATTTATAAATGGAGCATATGTAGTAGTTGCAGCTCCTTCTTTAATAGTTGGAGTGCCATGGAATATCACATTAAACATATTGTTTAGTACAGAGAAGTAGTTATCTCTACCTGCATCTCTAACTGCCCTAACTATATTAAATGATAACTCCTCTAACCTAGTTTCCTTCATTTTACCGTCTCTAGCCTTAGCTCGGAATACATAACTTTCATCTGATTTCTTACCAGCGGAGAATAGTTTGTAAACTGATGATAATAATCCAACCATTTTGAATGAACCACCCATTCCACCTATATTAGATGCTGCATGTTTATAAGTATTCTTACCGTCAGTCAATTCTATGGCTCCGTCGTCAGCTATTAACTGTGCTAAGATATTGTCCATATCTCTGCCGTTAGTAGCTATGGTGAAGTTCGGATTACCTGGTAATGAAATATACTCTTCTAATATACTAAATAGATTATCCAATATAGATAGTTGAGCTTGAGCTACTTTAGGGTCTATGTAAACACCGTATGTAAGAGTTCTAGGAACTTTACCGTTAGAGTCAAATGTTTGCCATTCATTTCTACTTAAATTTATAGGTCTTACTACCATACCAGGAGCATTAGTCTTGATAGCATCTGCGTATGTAAGTCTAAACATAAATCCATTATAAATAGAAGAATCCCAAGGAACTCTCTTCTGTCCATCCACAGTAGATTGGTCGATTAGTCTATTAAACTCATTAACTTCAGAAGTACCTCTAACATCATCAAGGTTATTAGCCTGTCTGTAAGTGTCATAAGCCTTAATGAAGTTCTTTAATCCAGACCTGTAATTCCACATACTTACTAGCATTCTAGCAGCAGTAGTATTACTTCCAAATGTTCCTAAATATTCCTTTACTTGATTCTTGTCTAATTTAGTTTTACCGTCATCAGCAGTATGAACTAAATCATTAAAAGACAGTCTAAAGTAATTATCAATAAAGGTTCCATTGGAATTAGCTACTATCATTCTTATAAGTGGTGGTACCGTCTTAGCTACTTCAGCTTGAGCATCCTTATCACTAAGACCTCTAGATTTAGCTTCATCTAGCGCGGCTTTACGCTTCTTCTGCATTCTTAGATACATCTCTGCAAGATTAGATTCGGTTACTTTCTCTCCGTCAATTTTAAGATGTTTGTTAGAAGTGGCAAATACTACACCTTTACCTCTTACAGACTTATCTACCATAGCTACTCCACCATGTCCTGCATAAAGATACATCGGACTAATAATGGCATTAGGAAATGCTTCTCTAACCTTATCCAAGTTCCAAGTTTGGTCTGGAACTTTCTTAAGTCTAGTCGCAGCAGAGAATGATATATCACTTTCATCAATTCCAAGGTATTTAACAGTACTAGGATTATCTAAGATTTCCTTCTGCATATTCTTATACCACTTCTTGTACTTACTAATTCTAGCAGCAATATCAGCATCTTTGCCGTTATTATTGTTCCATTTCTGCCAAGTGTCAGGATTAGTTAATTTACCTATAGTGAATTGTAAATCATTACCTTTCTCCATAGGTATTCTATATACTATATTGAACGCAACAGGTTCTACTTTAGTAGAGTCATAACCCTGTTTGTCTCTAGCTTTATCAGTGCCTTCTTCGTTAGTATCATCTTTCCTGATTTCTAGATTGAACGTACCATTATTCCAAACTTCTGCACCCAATCCAGCTAAGTATTTATAACCATTGTCGCTTAGTTTCTGAATGAAGTCAGCATCAAACTTCTCGCCAAATGTCAAGTAGTTTCTAACGTCTACTAACATATCCTTGGCAGGTTGTAATGTATTAGTATCATACTCTACATTACTTCTAGTGAAGACATTCAAATCATCAACTACATCATTCCTTACCACTCTAGTAAATTTACCATCGGAAGTTTCTGCCATACCATATCTCATATACCAGCCGTATGCTCTAATTCCAGAAAGAGGTTCACTTAGTAATGATTCATCTATAACAGATTCTTCTCCTTTACCCTCTATATCTGCTAAGAACTCATTTTCAAGCTCATTAGTGCCAGTCATAGTTCTACTAGGTGGTATAAATGTAGGAGCTTGCACTTCCTTAGATTTCTCTTTAGTTGTAGGAGTAGGCTCTGGTATATCAGTAGATTTTACTGGCTCCGGAGCTTCTTCTGGATTAACTGGAGCAGGTTCAGGTATAGGTGGCTCCTGTGCTTTCCTAGAAGGAGTATATCCCTCTAATTCGGCATTAAATGCAGCCATTCTAATTACCTTGAATCTATCTATCACAGCAGAAGGGTCAGAAGTAGTAGATGTATATTCATCTTGACGTAAATTAGCTTCTTTGATAATAGTTCCCATGTTGCTATTAATAAAGTAAGCTCCGTCCTTAGAACGAGACATCATAGTATAAAATGACTTCATATAATCAATAAGTCCAGAGACTGTATTTGTATTATACTTACTGAAGTTTACATCAATTATAGCATGTTTAAACTCAGAACCTTGAACTGATTTAGGAGTACGCATAATAATCCTACTATCTGCCATATTGGTTAGCATTTTGTAAGTAGGAGTATTCTCATCATCATACACATATCCAACTTCTCCGTCCCTTTCTAGTATTTGTCTAACGTCGTCTTCGGTAATAGCAGTGACAAATTTACTTCCATTAAGGATATTGTCTCCGTCTTGATAATAATGTAACTCCATCATGTTACTTATTGTATCTTTGACATTATTAACAGCATTAGCTTGACTCTCTGAATCAGCCATTTGTTCTGGAGTAAATGTCAACACACTCAAAGCCGCATTTACCGTAGTATTATTATCATTCTGTTGAGTATTAGTAATACGTAAGCTAATATCCAGCTTAGGAGTTCTGACCATTAAAGATTCAGATGACTTAACATTATAGACACTGATGGTAGGATTCTCATATCCATTCTGATTTAAGTCTCCTAGTGGAACAATAGTTACATTGTTCTTATGTGCCCAATTAGACAAATGTTGCATATAAAGGCTATTTACCCAGGTAGCCTCATCAATAAATACAAGCCTCGGAGTTTGAACATCGTTATACTCTATATCTTCATTGATAATGGCAGCTCTATAAGATTCCATTACTGTTCCACCAGGCGATGTAATGGGGCCAAGTTCTTCTATTGTGAACTGCTTAGACTCCTTATTATTATGTAATATATCATTAGACAGCTCTGCATAATTAGATTCTCCCAATACATGACTCATTAAATCCTCTATAGTAAACGCTTTACCTTCACTTCCTAAAGAAGACACTAGATTATCTACTTGTTGTTTAGTTGGACCTACTTTCCATATCTCTGCATCAGGATAGTACTTCTTAACAATGTTCTGAATTAACTTAGCAATAACAGCTGTTTTACCAGCACCACCAATACCGTCTACCATTACAGTATTCCAGTATCGTATTAACTCGCTACCATAAGTTCCTTTAGGAGTATCTATATTATTAACAGCAGCATTCATTATATCCGGATTAACTGCCATAGCTGTAGCCAAATATGCAGCATATTCTTGTGAATATAAAGGGGCATAATTAGCATCTGTCTCAACAAGGGATTCTCTTAAGTAATAATCAAAATCTGACTTCTTAAAAGCTATCATTGCATGTAATAGCATATAAACATCATAATCCTCTAAAGATTTAGTCTCCGGGCTAAATTTGGTGTTTCTTTGCTCTACCAAATTATTAATGTTGAATTGATTTCTTACATCAGAGAATAGGTCCTTCAATATAACTTGTGGAGAATCTCCAGTAGTTTGCACTATCTCCTGGAAGTTGTCATACAGTTTGTTCTGCAATGAACTAAGTTCCTTAGAGATAAGCGGATTGTCATAGCTAACATTGTCAATATCATCAAGAGTAGGGGTTGGCATAGTATCTATATCTTTAAATAGCTGCATGCCTTTATACTTAAGTTCTTTTAGGAACTGGTATCTATCCTTACCCTTTAATATATTAGCTGTCAATTTAGATATTTGTTGACCTGTTCTACCATGTTTGCTGAACTGATTAACAGCATTCATTCTGGACAACTCTTTCAAGAATGTAAGTTGCCTAGTTATTAATGCCAACTCCTCTTTCATGATTGCAGCTATATCACCTCTAATAATCCCATATTTCTCTTCCTTTGGGAAGTAGGTTTCTAAGAAGTAATTCATAGTAGCATTGTGTCCAAATGGATTATTGATGTCTAAATCAGTAGTAGAACTGGCATCAATAACAGCACTAAGCATGTCTATGATTTTGAATGCTTGGTCTATTTCCTTCTCCTTATTACCGTCCAATACGTAGTCAGATACAGAAGGGGCGTTCTCTAGTCTTCTATTCTCATCTCTTAGTAAGTCAAAGATAGTGAGTTTGCTTCCATATACAGTATTAGTAAGTTGGTCAAGGAAATCATATACTGGACTAGTTTTGATTTGTAAAACATCCTTCCTTAATTGAGCTATAGTAGCATTAGTAGGATTAGACATTACAAGACTTTCCATATCCTTAGCTGCTTGTACAAATGTCTTCTCGAAATTATTTATTCTCTCTTCGACTTTCTCCATTACTACAGGAGCGTCTTCCGAAGGGTACACGTCCCCATTGTTGTCCATGAAGTCTAAAGTGTCATAAACAAGTCTCTTTCTATGTACATCAGAATGAAGAATATTATGAATATTGTCTATAACAGTATCCAAATTATTACCGTCTATGTCTTTTAATGTTTCTAATAAGGCATCATATATAGGATGTGGTATTCTGTTCCCGTCTATATCTAAAACTGGTACATCATTTGCAATAGCTTTTAACACTACATCAAATGCTGCTTCATTAGAGATTTTGTCTCCAAGTACACTTAATAGAATCTCCTTGGTATCAGCATCCATAAATCCAAACTGCATAGCTTGTTGTATTACAGCTTGCACACTTCTAGATTCTGAACTTCAATAGCTTGACGTCTTAGGTCTGCGTCAACTTCAGACTCACCTTCAATAGGAGAGAATCTTTCTCTTACGAACTTCTTGTTTAGTACTGGTCTAATATTCTTGTCTCTTCCTAATTTAGAAATAAGTACCTGTTCAGCATCAGCACCTTCTGGCACATCTAACTTGTCAACAGTGGCTCTTAAATCGATTAGATTATTATATGCCCATGCTTTGAACTTATAATAATCATCGTAAGTTACTGTGCCTTCTTCAAGTTTAGTAGAGAAATCTTTATTAAGCTTCTTAAATATACCATAGGCTGTATCAAGAGCTTGCATCTTGTCTTGCTGTTTATAAGATGCATAATCAGACTCGTAACCTTTAACTTGTTCAGGAGCCATATCTTGGAATCTTTGTCCTGATTTAAACTCAACAAAATCCCTAAATGTTGGTGCATAGAAGAATGCATTTACACTATTATCAATAGCGAACAGCATTTGACCAGTATAGTATTCAGAGAATGTTCCGTCTAGGAATTTCTGTTTCTTCAAATCAAGGTCAGCCTTCTCTTGTCTTAGCCTTTGTAAGTCGTCAGCATAAGTAGTACTCTTCTTACTTTCTGTTCCAGTGTCTTGTGTATTAGACTCTAATGCGGCTATCTTTCTACGAACTTCTACAATGTCGGAAACTAAACTATTAAAATCCTGAAGCATTTTGCCATTATATCCATTCTCTATAGCTCTACCGAACTTCTGCCCATCTGATACTTCAAAGCTAGCTAGAGCTTTCATCCTAATGTCCCCCATTACCATTTTGTCAAGGAGCTGTTCATCAGAGAAGTTTAATCCCTCTTGATTAATAACAGCGTCAAGATGCTGTAGGTAATTCTTAGTCATGGTATAGACTGCTTCGTTTTGATTGTCACTAGGAGTAGTAGGAGAGGTCCATATTGTGCCTTGGTCTGTGTCTTCTGTCTTAGTAGCAGATAGATTCTTATTACCAAGCTTGCCCTTTTTCCGCATGTCATTTAATTCTTCCATTAACTCGCTAGTTCTGCCATTTCTAATAAGGTAGATAAGTTCTTGGTTAGTTTGTTCATTAGTGGCCTTCCTATTCTGTGCAATATCTACACCATAGAAGATAGCACCACCAAGAGCTCCTCCGAAAAAGTTCATACCATATCTTTCGGCTGCATTCTCCCAAGCATCAAGTTTCTGTTTACTCTTAGTGTAACCCATTTCTTGAGCCCAGTTAAATGTAGCTTTCGATAGGTCAACTACTAATTCTTCAGACATTTCTTCCAGACCTTCACCTATGGCCTTACCTACGAATCCTGTAGTATGATTTCTAATGTCAGACCAATAATTAGAAGAGTATTGTTTAGCAGTATTAAACATTTTAGCCAGCTTGTTAGGCTTAGGCATGTTACTAGTAGCAAGTTGACCCAATCCCTTATTAATTTCTCCAGTTACTTGTGAGATAGCCTTTCTGTAAGTGAGAGCGTCTCCTTTAAGCTCTGGGAAGAATAATTCACCAAGTCCAGTTCTATCAACTGCATACATGCCAGCTACTGCTCCCCATGCTATAGCTGCTGCTTCTGCTCTATCAGCTCCTTGCTCTATAGCATCTTCAAAAGTCTCAAGACCTTGCATCATAGCCATATAACCTAGAGCTGTATTAGCTGCCATTCTGTTATTTCTTTTAAGAATAGTCTCAAACGCTTTTGTACCTTTAAGCCTATTCATCTCATACAAGCTGCCTATGGCTCCTTTATATTTATCAGGATTAGAAGCCAGTAATCTAGTTGATTCCAAATCAGCAGCTTGCATTGCAGCTTTGTACTTCTTATCTGTACCTAGTAATGCATTCATGCCTTTGAAGATAGTTCTTTGCTGCCCCCACTGTAGTGCTACATCAGTTACTAAATCAAAGAAATTCTCTGCTGACATCAATTTACCTTGAGAGTATTCTGATTTAGAGCCTTTAAATGTTCTACCTATACCTTGTATTAGATTAGCTGTAGGCGTATCTTCGTTCAGTCCTAGAGTAGATTTATAAATAGTGGGTAGTATATCCATTAACTGAGCACCAATCATAGCTCCTCCATATACCAAATTCACATAAGGTACAAATAAAGGTGCTAGTGAAGTCACTGTCTTCATAACAGTACCAGTAACAGACTTATCAAGTCCGTCAGAATCAAAGAAGTCATATTTATTAGCAGCAGAACCGTCTACTGTGAAACTGTCAAACATAGATTTAAACTTACGACCATAAGCTTCTCTTCCGGCTAGTGTCTCATAGTAGTAGGTTCCTTCGTCATTGTATTTAAGGTCACCTTTACTATGCTTAACTATTCTGCCAGAGTATGGGTCTTTATGCTCTCCGTCTGAATCCCATTGGGCAAGTACTAAAGGTTCTGAAAGTGATTTCAAGAAACCTAATGGGCTGCCAAATAGAACATTATCATTAGGAGTATAGTCTTCGTACTTACCAGTTTCGTAGTTAAATACCTTCTGTGTTTGTGCTAGTTCTGATGCTGTCCATTCTCTATTATCTGTGCGTCCTATTTGTGACACACCAGTCTTCAATCTATCAGGATTAAGTACCCTTCTAACATTAAAATTAATAGGTCTATCCTCTGCGTCATTAGGTTTTAATTGAGAGTATGGGTCCCAATCAACGTCCTCCATGATTGTATCCTCGAATTGGTCATTGGCAAACTTTTGATAAGTAAATGCAGCACTATCATACTTTTGGTTAAATGCTACTTCATTAAACTTACCATTCTCATCCTTAAACATTTCTTGGACAAACTTACTATTCCTGTAAGTATTCTTATCTAGTAATCCAGTATTATCAGCTGTTAATCCTACATCTCTAAAATTGTCCATAGTAAATGAAGGATTCTCTAATTGAGCTACAAACCAATCATTAGGTTTCTTTATATCATTCATATCAATTATTTAATATTTTAGATGTACTTGGAGTCATAAATGAGTCTAATTTAGCTGCTCTAGCTGCCCTTCCCTTTAGGATTGTCATATCTCCCCAGTCAGCAGGTACAGTAGGATTCTCGCCAGCGACGTTAAGAGCTAATCCAGCACTCTCTCTTAGTGGCATATAAGCAACTGTTCTATATATGTCATCATAAGGTTTCATTCCAAGTGTTCCTTTAAATAAGTTCTCTATATCATCAGGGTCAACATTAGGCATACTTCTGATATTAGTCATATAACCTTCCCCTGCCCTATCTACATCAATTGCACCTTTCTTGCTGCCAAACCATGGGTCTTCCCCGCTAGCATATACGTTAGTCATTAAGAAAGGACGGAATTTAGATTTGTCCCAAACTAGTCTTCCGTTAGCATCTTGCACCATATATCCTTCTAAGTCATGCTTCATAAGTATGCTCTGCACTTCATCAGCACTTATATTAGCTCCTCTGGATTCTATTTCTTTTTGAGCTTCGATGAATCTAGGCATAAGTTCAAAGTCTGGAGCTATACTGCCGTTTTGGTCATATGTGTATGGTAGAACTGCCCTTGCAAGTTGAGTTCCGTCATACAGCACCTGCCCAAATTTAGAAGAATCAACTTTCTGATTGCCTAAATGAATGCTATTGCTGTCAACAATACCTCCAATTCCAGACATTAGTAATGACTCTAATGAGCCTTTAGCAACTAAGTTACCGTCTTGTCCTTGTGGTGTACCATAAAATACAGCATCCGCTTCCATTTGGTAACCTTGTCCGGGATTAAGTATGTATTTACCAGCATCTCCATTCTCCCCCATGTAATAAGACATAATAGGTTTAATCTGCATAGTCTTATTAGATTTAGAGCCAGATTCAGATGCTCCCTCTGTGGCATTCTTATCATAATCTACTTTAATAGAATAGTCAGAATCAATTCCAGATGAAATCATACCAGCCAGTAATTCATATGCACCTTTAGTAGGGTCCAATCCAGACAATGCAGCCTTACCTCTTAGTAAAGCCTTGGCATTATTAGGCATGGTAGACAGCAAGTAAGTAAGAGCTACTCTAGCCTTCTTTGATTGGTCAGTATTACTTTCTGTAATTTTATACACTCCGTCCTGTCCAGCAGCTAGTAATTCGTCTATTCCCTCCTTTATATCTTTACCTTTCTTAGTTTTAAAGAACTCTTTAGAAGTGCTATCCTTACCTATTTTACCAATGAGGTCCCATACTGTCTTATTAATACTATCCATGCTGACTCCATTAGCAATTACAGTTGATATATTATTAGCATATGGTAATTTATTAGCTCGTAGGTCAGCCAGGTCAGCATTAGTAAGAACTCTATCACCTTGCTCTAGAGTTGCTTTAGTAGTAATTCCGTCCTCTCCCATTACATAATATCTGCCGTCAGTAGTAATCGCCATTTCACCAAAGGAGCCATTCTTCTGTGACTCTGCTATAGCATCTTTTAGTTGAGTTTTGCCCTCTCTAAGTCTTGCCATTAGTTGAAGAGTTCTTCTATAAGCTGTGGCAGTTTGATTTGGATTGAATGGGTTGTTCTGACTACTGAATAGATTACCTATTTCTTCAGCCACTGCATCAGTGTCGCTAATAAGACCCTCTTTATACAGAGCAGTAATCAATGATTTATCTATACCTCCTATTGTATTCTTATCTGCTTCTGCATTGCTGCTCATTGCTCCTTCAACATAGGGAGCCGTAGGTTGCGGTTGAGGAACGTTAGTATAGCTAACAAAGGCGGGAATACCCCCGCCCTGTAGCTTCTGTATTTTATTTATTATTTCCATGACATTCCTTTCTTAATTAGTTCAGAAGTTAATGAAGACATATGTTTAATCATATCAGCATGTTGCTTCTTCGCTGCCATTATGTCTTTATGGAATTGCTTATTATCTGCTAGCATTCTTCTGTTGAAATCCTTAGCTCTTTGAATTATAATCCTTTCCTGGGCTGTCAACCTTCCACCCTTAGCATAAGTATATGGGGTATTAGGAGAAGGAGTAGTTCTTTGGAACATCCAAGGCATTCCAACATTATTTCTAGAATAATTAAGCATATCTGTATTGTACTGTCTTAATAATTGTTGCTGTTTAGCTGTATCCCCAGCTTGAACTGCTGCATCATATTGTGGCTGCATTGTAGATAGTACCCCCTGCCTATAAGATTCAGCATCGTATTGTTTACGAGCTGCTCTATTCTGTCTGAATTGATTTTCAATGCCAGATAGGTAAGGATTAATAACTTGCTGATAATTAGCTGTAGTCTTAGCAGAATCAATTTGCGCCTTAGCAGCATCAATTTGTAGCATTGAAGCTCTATTTCTATTGGCAACATCAGTTCTTCTAGCTTTAGCAGCATCCGACTCTTGTTGAGCCATCATTCTTGTCTTATAGAACATATCAGCATCAGCCATATCTCCTTGGAATCTTATATCACCAGCTTTGTTCTGTGCTTCTAATTCTCCAGCAAGCTGAAGCGATGCATCAGAAGTTCTAGGTCTAGCGGCAAGAGATGTCAAATTAGAAGCTTGCCTATCAGCAGATGCTTTAGCAAAGTAGTTACCAGTAATGGGTACAGTGTTCTCATATGTATCTATTAGCAATGGTTTTAGTCCAGCTTTGTACTGTTCAGCTGCCTTGTTATTAGTTGCCAATCCTCCAACCATTCTGCCTAATGCTATCACATCCTCTGGCAATACACTAAAACCTCCTAAACCTTTCTTTTCACCTCCAGCTGCTCCGCGTACAGTACCGTCTCCGGCAGCTTTCTGTGACCTTTTAGCATCTCTAATTTGCTTCTTAGTAGGATTACTACCCATAGCTGGAACTGGAGATTCTAGTTTAGTTGGCATAGCTGGTTGTGGATTTCCACTAGTAATACCTGCTGCCTTAGCTTTAGGCATAAAATTCAACATCCCGGTGTCTAAATTCTTAACAACATCAATATTATCATTAACTCCAGCTCTAACTTTAGCTAGATTATCAGCACTGATATTGTTAGTTCCTAGATGTCTTAACCAAGTTTGGTCTCCTGCATATCCGTCAGCAGTCCATTGAGTACCCTTGTCAGAACTTCCACCTCTACCTGTTATTCTACCAGATTTAACCAGACTAGCCATAGTTCCAGTATTCACTTTAGTATTAGTATTAAAGTTAGTCTGATAGTTAGCTACGTTCTGATTATAAGATAATCTAGAAGCCCCAGGCTTAGTAGCAGTAAATCCAAGATTACTGTAATCTCTTTGCATATTATTGTATGTACTAGCATTTGCTGGGTTAATCATGCCTAATGTGTCGTTGTAACCAGCACTTCCTAAGACGTCTGTGTTCCAATTCAAATCATTAGCAGATTGTACATTACGTATAGCTTTACCTCCTTGATATTTAGGAATTAACACTCCTCCGTTAGCTTTCTTAGTAACTCTGTCATCCTTAGACTTCTTCTTAGTCTTAGGTTTAGATTGCTTCTTAGGAAGTTCTCTTTTAACATGAGCAGTACTACGTTTGGGCGGATTAACTAATTCCCATAAGTATCTGGCATTCTTATCGGTAATCTTATTAGTAGGAGTAACAGTAATTTCAGTTGGAGTTGGTGGAGTATACACATTCCTTCTAGGAGTTACATCCTCATATCCAAAATCCTTTTTATTCTTAACTGCTTCATCCCATACTTTATTGTACTCACGTTCAGCTACTGGTTGGAATACTTCTCTGTAAGTCCTTTCCTTATTAGCTCTGGCTGCTCCAGCTAATGGTTGTTTAGGTGAAGGTTGATTAGTAGCCCATGCAGTCAAAGCTTCATTTCTAGCTTTTTGAGCTTCTCTAGCTTCAGCCTGCTTATTAAGCCTTTCATTCCTAATAGCTTCATTACGTCTGTTTCTATCTCCTGTGGCTCTAGTTTGTGCCAGCTTGTTTGGGTCAGTAATGTCTACAACTTGTCTTGACTTACCATCTCCCATGTGAAATACCCTGTTAGACGGAGTTACTTGATTAGGGGCAGGTAATGCTAACAGCTCTGAAGGCTTAGCTTGACCTTTATTAAGATTTCTGTATTTGAAAGAGTTGTACCATTGAGCTGGCTTATCAAGACCAGGAATAGATATAACTCCAGTTTGCATTCTTTTAACTATTCCCTTCTCTGAATCTGAATAGACTAGAGGCACTTCGATATCACCTTTAGTAGTGCTGACTATTTTAGTTTTGTTGAAGTTGTATTCTGGTCTTACTACAGAATTGGGCAAACTAGTTATAAACGGATTGTGCCATGAGAAATTAACTTGACGACCTAATCTATCATCACTCTTAGTAATCTTCTGGAAAGCTGCCTGTTGGTCTTTGAGTTTACCATGACTAGCTATCTCGTCCAACTGCGCTCCAGTGACAGTGTATTCTTTACCAGTAGCACTAGTTATTACATGATTTCCAGTAGCAGCAGCATTTCTAAGCTGTTTAGATTGTATTTGGCGTTTAACCCCTTTACCACCCCCAACTACAACTTTTATTAGTTCAGCCAAGTTTCTATAATCATCTACGGAAAGGTCTTTTGGGTTAGTAGCCAACTTTCTAGCTGATTCTATACCAGGGCCTGTATAGTTTATTGCAGCTGCTGCCGATAATAGTCTTGGAGTCCATTTTATAAGATTCTTGACTACCTTACTACCTTTAGCTGCCGCACCCAGTCCGGGAATTAATCCAACTGTATCTAAACCTAAATTCATAGCTAGACGTCCTGCATCTCCCCAGTCAAGACCATCTTGGCCCCAATCAGCTCCAAAATTGGCCAGTGTTCCAGCATAACCTACTACCCCAGCTCCAGGTATCATAGATATTAAATCAGCACCTATAGCCCCAAGCCTTGCATAATCAGAAGCAGTGAATCCAGTATCTGCTGGCTTTCTGCTATCATTAACGGCTTGTTGTGGAGATTTACCAGATGCCACAGATTGTTCTACTTTAGCTTCCTTGTCAGCTTGACGTTTAGCATCTCTCTCCCTAATAGCTTTAAGTATTTCAGCATTAGCAGCTTCCCTATTAAACCCTATGCTTCCTCCCTGTTGGAAATATGAACCTCCCCGCTTTGGTACTCTAGGAGCAACTCTAGGTTTTGAACTATCAGTAGGATTCTCATAATGAGCATAGGCTATCTGTTGCAACGCAGGTATATCTAGCATAGATACTTCCTTGTACTGTTTAGTTTCAGGATTATATGCTATACTAGTATAATTATTGAAATCATATGTAGTGGGCACTGCTACAAAGCCATCGCCTATGTCTGGGAACTGTGACCTCATGACACTTAAGGCAGCATCCATATTATTAACTATATGCTGTCCGTTGTCTGGTCTAAATGAAGTTCTTCCTAATACATTGGTAAAGTAATTTGCCATGTCTGGTTGACCTTTCAAGTAATCCAGTAAGTTGTCAATATTGTAATTAGGATTAACATTGCCGAAATGTCCTGACATGGAAGATTTAAACGGATTATTCTTTCTATAATCCTCAAAGTATTTCTTAGTAGCTTCAGTCTTCAGTTCAGCCTTGTTAGTATCTATTATTTCTTTCTCCTTATTAGCTTGGTCTCTTAGACCTTTCTCTACATAGGCGTTAATTGCTTCGTCTCCTAATATTCCTTTACTTTTGGCATCTGCTATTAAGGACTCCCTGTAAGCATCTATCAAGTTTACATCATTACCTCCTTTAGAGACTTCGTCATTTAAATAAGTACCTAAATCTCCATAGCCCATAGCGGCAGAGAATTTTAGGTCTTCAGGGTCATATTTATTGTCTTCTAGAGCTTTTAATAGATTAGAGCTTCTCTCTATCCAATTCTCTCTAGTTCCGAATACATCTTTGTTATATTCTGCTTCTGGATTATTAATGAAATCATTATGACTAGATTGTATTGCTTGTCTTAGGAATCCTAAGCGGTCTTGTGAATTAAACTTCCTCCATAGACTATCATCCCAGTTTCCTCCCATAGCTATATTAGCTAGTCTTTGTTTAAATGAAATTGGAGCTGCCTTAGTTTGAGGTTTCTCTTCAACCTGTGCCTTATAGGGACTCATACCTTTAATATAGCTTAATGCATAATCACCAACTCTGTTGAATGCATTATTCTCTGTATTCTTAGTACCTAATCCTAGAAATTTCTTGTCATATTTACCAGTACTACTCATTTGCCCAGAAGCATCTGTAAAGGTTCCGTCTCCATTCATAGTCACAGTCCCGGACTTAAGACCCTCTATGAATTGACCAGCAGCCTTTCTGAATTGGTCAGCTTTGTCCCCTTTTAGTCCGTTATTCTGTATATAGGTGTCAATGTTTCTATATAAGCCAGATACTAAATCTGATTTGTTATATTTGTTAACATCTTTCCACTCAAACAGCTCTGGTTCTTGTGAGGACTTGCCACCAGTTTGATACTTTCTTATTGCTTGTGACATATCGTATTATAAACTAAGAAAGGGACATATACTGTTTGATATATGCCCCTTTCTAACTTGTTAAATGATTATCTAACTCTTCTAAGTTTAGAACCATTTCTTGCAAAGGTTGGTTCCTCTTGAGGAGCTTCTCCAGGTCCCATACCTCCCTGTGCTGCCGACATAAGAGTCTGACATACAGCTAGAGCTGCTTCGCAGTTACCTGTTTGCACTGCCTGTGCTGCCACTTGAAGAATCTGTTCCATAGGATTACCTGCTTGTGCTCCTTCCGGTGCTCCGCCTTCCATTGGTGCTCCTTCAGCAGGTGCGCCTCCTGCTGCGGGGTCTTGTGGTACAGGAGCTGCACCACCCTGTTGAAATCGTGAAATTTTAGATTGAATTTTCATGTTAATTACTATTTAACGTTAAACATTAACTTTCCCACAAAATTAGTTATACTTAACGATATTACCAAATTAATCTTTTGTTTCTACATATTCAGGCTCACGTTCATCTTGCTGTTTTAAATAGGTAAACATCTTCTTCCCGAGTGCCTTATAATCTCTATCTGCCTTAGATTTATCTGCTCTCTTAGCCATACGAATAAGAGTTTTAGTATTCTTTCTACTAAAGATTCTCTCTCCTCCATTTAATTCCATTTGAGTGGAACCATCGGGAGCTATAACCTTCATAGTTGGTACTTCATCATCGTCATCTATGTCAAGCTCATCTCCTTCCTTAATTCCAGAACCTTGATTTACTTCTAATACAAACTGCACATCGTCTTCTTCAGCAATAGTTTCATCGTGCGGTTGTCCCTTATAAACTGATATTACTTCAAAATCTTCGTCAATAAATATTATATCAAGTGGAATGTCAGTATCTTGCATCCAGAAACCAACTGTTTGAGGTTCATCATATATGAACAGCATACCTTCATCTTCAGCAAGCTCTTTCTTGCCTTGCAATCCTTTGGTCTTCCCCTCATCTGTTTGAGCTACCTCTACATTATACTTCTTATCGCCAATTTCTATTCTCATTCTACTACCTCCATTAGACCTGTATTGTCAACAGTGTTATTAATAATTTCATGTGCAAGTAATTTGCCAGCTTCTATAGCCGCGTCATCGCTTCCGTCCTTCATAAGTTCTTCTAGTTTCTTAGTGACTTCTAACCTGAAGATGATTTCATTACGCTCAATTTCAGCATGTTGCTTCAATTTACCACCTTCCTCTTCCGTTACTACAGGTATTCCTTTACTAGTTACTTGTTCATACTCTGGACTAATATCCTCCAAATGATGCTTGTGTGCATGTAATGCTCCGTCTGGAATTACATTGACTGTACCTCCCTCTGCGAACTTCTTTGGAACATATTTATAATAATCTCCAGACATATCTAAATCATAAGCGTTTCTGAACTTTATTGCTTCTGGGTCTTTAGAATTATACCACTCTAATTCATATTTAAGAGTTGGATGATTCTTAGCCTTCATAAATTCATAGATACCTGTTTTAGGATTTAGATAGACAGAGTTTAGGTGATTCTTCCCATTCCTTAAATCTTCTACACTAGATGTTCTCCAGGCCTCTAATTCCTCCTTAGGAGCTAACTCAAAGGCCCTTCTAAGATTATATGAAGTAGTATCGTTTCTATCAGAAGGAACAGTTTCATACCAAGACTCAAATGTTATCTTAGGAGCCGCTCCTGTAATTCCGTCTACCTTACCTCCCTTTTGAAGCTTATTAACTTCTCTAGCTTTATTAAGAACTTCTCTAGCCCATTGTGATTCAGCATCTAGTATCTTCATTCCGTTTCTACCAACTGCCATATTTCTATAACCTCCACTAAGTGCTAGTTCATTTCTAAGACCAATTCCACTATAATTAGATGCTGCAAATGCATCCTGTGCTTCTTGATTAATATCAGATACCAAATTCTGCTGCCGTTTAGCTTCTGCTATTTGTGCATTAGCTTTACGTCTAGCCTTACCACTGAAGGCTCCGTACTTCTTACCACTTTTGGTGAGAGCATCATCTACCTTAGCCATTGAACCTCCATAAGCTGAACCTTGCTGTTCCCAGGTTTCGTTATCTTTATAAATAGTATCAGCCTTCTTAGCTCCGAAAGCATTTACTAACCCCATTGGAGTTAACTTCATAAATTTACTATCAAGAATCTTATCAGTAGTAGTCATTTGGTCGGTTCCTACTCCTAAAGCTGTAAGTCCATCTGACAACATACCACCAATCTTCATTGCCCCTCCAACGATAGTTCCTACTCCAGGTACACTAGAAATCATATTAGCTGCTGCATCATATCCCTGATTTAAGCCAGTAGTAAGTGCTGATTGCTCCTTCTTCGGAATAAAACTGCCAATCATATCAGCATAGCCTCCTGCCTTAGACATGGTGTTACCGATATTTGCTTTACTAAACAGCCCTCCACCAGGTTTAACAGTACTTCCAGCAGTTCCAGTTGCCATATTAGCAGCTGATTTAGATAATCCATTGACAGCTTTATTAGTATTAGCATTCATTAGTAATGCCTTAGAAGCCATGTCACCACTAGCCGCACCAGCTTGTAATAAAGGATTATTGGCGGGAGAGAATTTATCGAAGTTAGCGGATTGTAATCCAGTCATTGCTGTATAGAGGTCGCTACTAGACTGTAGGGGAGTTATACTCCCCATACCTTGTCTTAATAGCGAATTTCCCCATTGGAATTTCATAATTTTACGCATAACTTATTGTATATAATGTCTTTAATGCTGTTATTATTGCTAACTCTTCGCCAGTATATCTTACTCTAATCTTGATGTATTTGTCTCTAAGTCTTGCTTCCTTCCTACCACTCCACCAATCAGATGTGTCTATATCTTCAGGTCCATATCCTAAGTCTATTAAATCTTGAGGCATATAGTCTTCCACAGGAGTTTCTGAAGTTATATCAAATCCTTTTAAGTCGTTTGGTATAGGAGAATTACCTACAGAGATAGGAACCTTATCTATAGTTTCCTTAGTAAGTTTTGCTGTATTCCATGCTGGCTCGTTTCGCTGTACAAAGATAATAGGATTAATTTGAATATTCCAAACATCTCCTTGATAATTCATATTTCCCCTTAATCTTCCAATTCTTGGGTCTTTAATATCAGCAGCCTTAGCATGAGTCCAGACTCTAAACTCATCTAGCTTCTCATTATAAACTATTTCAGAACCTGATAGATTAACATAATCCTTATTAGGAGCAGTCTTACCTTTGTAGTAATCCTCAATCTCATTAAATGTATCTACTCTAGCATAGTATAATGGGAACATTGTAGATTTCACTTTCTGTCCAGTGGGTTTCCAGTTTCTAAGAATGTCTCTTTGCTTACCTCTTAGGTCTAAGAAATTCCTGTTGTACAGTATATCAGAACCATTATATTGATAGAAGTCTTTAGTAGCTTCTTGTCTTATATACATGTTCTTCTTGTCCTCATGGAACTCATAGCTCTCACCTACTACTTCATAATGGAATGAGTCCGGAACAGCCTTGTTACTTACAATTTGTAGATTCTCGAATATTTTATGTGTAGCTGGGTTGTCAACTACTACAAATTCATATTCAAATGGATGCTGCTTACCATACCAATAACATGGTTTAATCTTGTCCTTAATATCAATGATTCCAGACTGACCATGTTTCCAGAAGTCTGTTGTTAAGTTAGGTAATTTCTTATCATCTTCGGTTAGCAATGGATTATTAATTACAGCATCAGAAGTAACAGCAACTACTGATTGATAATATCCAGCGTTAGTTTCAGTAAATTCTTTCCACCCAGATACATATTGCTTAATAGATGTGTCTGTTCCTTCATAATCTCCTATTGTAACATCAGCTCTAATATTTAATTGCCACACAGTCTTACTAGTTAATTCTTCGTAAGTTCCATTGAAAGATAGTACTCCTTCGGTTAAGTCAAACTTATCTCTATTACCAAAGTTATCCTTCTCAAGACTATATTTAATATCTACTGTTGGAAGTCCTGTGCCTTCTTCATTTGGCATAGGTCGATTGACTAAGCCTACTATGTTTGCAGACATTTTGTCTTTAGTAAATACTACGTTGTCAAGCACCACACCATCCGCACTACTAGATACAGCACTACTAGTTCCAAGCTTACTAATCCATTTAGAGGTATCTCTATTAAAGCTAAAATGAATGTTGTCAATGTTAGCTGAATAGGAAGGAATCCAAGAGTAAAATGTTACAAACTTCTGCATAACCTCATTATAACAGATGTTCCAAGCCTTCTCTTCAAATCCATATAAATTATCATAGAAAGTGAACATAACATCTTGTTTGAATGCATTATAATGACCCTTAACGTTTCTAACACCTACTACCGGGGTAAGCTCTCTTTCACTTAGTGTAATATTCTCATTTAAGAACTCCTGTATCTTAAAATCAGATATAATTTCAAACTGGTCTCCATTAGTTCTCCAAATCTTCTTTCCAACTGTATCCACTCCATAAACGAAATATGGGGTCTGTACGACACTTTCCGGCCACTGAGTACCATAGGTATCTGACAGCATTTTTGGATTCTCTGGAAGCACATTAGAGGTGTTAATGAAGACATTTCCACCCGAACCTTCACCTGCTACGGCACGTTCATTAACTGGAATTAAAGCTATTCCGTGTTCGAATATACAGAGAATATTACCAAACAATTCAACTAGTTTCATAATTCCTCCATAAGTACTTGGATAGTCTCTGTAATGGGTTAACTGAAATACTCTATATCCATTTTTAAATGAATCAGTAACTGCCACATCTGAATATAGTATTCTAGTCTGATATACGTTCTTAATGTAGGGAACATCTGGTGCTCTAAAATTGAGTCTTTCAGATGTTGTTATCCCATAACCTCCGTTTATTACAGAAGACTCTGGTAATTTAAATGCACCATCCACGGACATCTCGCTCAGGGGATAGAACGTTCTGGCTGTACCGTACAATCCTTCTTCTGTAGGATATGACTTATCTACATCACGTAATGATAGGTTACTGCTAGCACATACCTTGAATGTTACCCAGCTGCCTAGCTGAATAGCATTCACATCACCTCTATTTATTTTAGCTAAATTCTCTTTATTGTCCTTATCATAGTTATCTCTAAAGGTCTTGTCATCTACAATCTCATCGTTGGTAGGGGCATCCGGGTCCGAGAAATTCCTATTAACTCTGTGTGTATAATTACAAATATAACAATCTCCTCTATAAAATTTCTCTGTTATAAACTGAACAGAATTAGAAGTAAATATATCACTGGTGTCAATAGCGTCCACCACTCCAAATCTGTCACTTACAGCGTAATATGCCGAGGCATCTTCATATCTTATCTTGAAGTATGCTGACATTTGCCCTTCATTATATCCAGGCACATAAATATTAATAATAGTGTTAGCATCCCCATTGTACTTACTAATACCTATATAGGACCCGAAGACACCTCTAATTGCCCTATTAGCCCCATTGTCTATATCCAAATCAGATTTCCGTTCTATAGTTCTGAACTTCCAACCTTCTTCTGCTTCTCCTGCTCTTGCTCTAAAAGTATTGTTAGATTCAGATTTTACAATTGGAGTATTGTCTGGTATTCCAGTTACCTGCACCGTAGAGTATTGAGAATTGTTGGATTTTACTGATGGGGAATCTAAATAATATTGCCTGTCATTATACGGATTTCTGTAGAGCATCTTGTTAGTTTGAACTGTCGCAGCTCGCACCGGGAAGTCAGTTCCTGTGAACAAGTTGTTGAAGTAAGATTGTCTCAATTCATATTCTGGGCATATAGCGGTCTCATTAGAGGTATTGTATCCTACTGTAATAAGTCTTTGCAAATACTCCTGGGTTAAGTACCCAGAGCTATTTAAGAAGCTTTCTATTATATAATTATTGTTATATTTAATTAAGGGCAAATTACTGTACTTATCGAAGCCCATTGTCAGTGCTTGACATAGAATAGTAGGTATCCTCTTCTGTCTTACTAGAAAGAATCCCTTAACTTTATTTGATAAATATTCCAACACTTGAGTAGGAATGCCTACTCCGATACCGTACACATTCAATACCCCAGAAGTATCTTTTATTCTTACAACACCCTTAACGTTCTCTAAAGAACCTGTATTTAACAGATATGTATTCTCATCATATTTTATATGTTTTCTTTCTCCATTTACTTCTATAGAGTAGTTATCATCAGAATAAATATTCAACAAGTCTGATAGTTCTTTGTCAGAAGGTATTCCATCACGTCCTCTTATGTTAAACACTGGGGATAGAGTGTCGTCTGGCATAATATAAACTATTCCAAGTCTATATATTTCTTCGTTCCAGTATCCAGTTCTATTATAAATGTTAAACACATTGTAATACTCATATTTATTATCACTGGAGGAATCATCAGCGTAGGCAAAGTCAGTACTTCCTATAAAATCTCTAGCTTTGTTACTTATATAATATGGCAGTATTCTTAAGCTTAAGTCCTGTAGGTCTGAATATAGCATATCTGGCTTAGACACATTTCCTAAAAATAACATGTTTTGACACGCAGCTTGTGCTTTAGCTCTATCTACGACAAAGTATTTAGTATTAATGTCAGTTATAGGTATTTCAGTAATTTGTTCATTTCCAGTTACATTAATATTAGATATTCCATTAACTACAGGATATTTCTGTTCTATTCTTGCCGCTGAAACTATTCTTTGACCATCAACTGCTGAACTATTTCTAGTGTAATATACCTTAACATAATCATAACTAGTATCTACATTGGTTAGCTGAAACAATACTTCCTTACCAGAACTTTCATCTCTTGTACCTCCTCTAATTGAGCTAGGGGAATTTAAGTTACCTATATAGCATGAGACCATTCCGGATTCTCCAACGAAATCAGTCTCGTTACCATCTAAATCACTTAATTTAAAATAAAAGGTGTAATTACCTACTGGCATAACTCCATTATAAGTAATTCCTAAAAATTCTATCGTAGGTATACTAGTAACACGTTTATACAAAGAAGTGTCAGAGTCAAATTGTGATTCATCATATAGATTAACGTCATTATTTCCTACTCTATCTATTATTTCATAAGTGTTATTTTCCCTAACAGTAAACCTTGAATTTATTAATTTGGGTTTACTGTAATTGTCATTTAGTACTAAATTTACTGAGCCGTCGTAAGAAGGTTGGGCTATCATAGATACGGGATGATTCAGACTAAAATTAAGCAATTCAGTATCCATGTCAACTAATGTACCTGGCTCTAGCAAGTTTTCATCTTCTGAATTATACCCAGGTTCCCCTGGCCTTAAGCCAGAAGAATCCATTGGTTGTGATAATCTCAAATTTCGAAATGGATTATACTCATAAACTATCTTACCCTTAGGTCGTATTTGGTTTAAGAGATAGTACAGGGACAATTTCTTATTGTCTAGTACATATTGCCATTCTTTTATAAATTCTGAACTGTCTTTATGATTAATTCTCATTACCAATAAACTAATTGAATACCTCCTGAATTTATTCCAAACGTATTATTAGTAACAGTCTGGAACTGAGGATACTGCCATTGGAAAGGTATACGTCCATCTTTATCACTAGCTCCTCCGTCTATGTAAGGCGCTTCAGTATCAGCAGTAATGAAATCTCCATGATTATATAATATAGTATTTTTACCATTAACCCTAGCCAGAACAAGTCTTCCTAAATTAGTCTTTTGGGCTACAAGTTCTCCATTCTCTAATTCGTATATTTTAGACGGACTTAAACTAGTGTTCTCAACTGCTCTGACTATGGACTGGGCAGAGTTATCATAGTAAGTAATGATACTGTCTGGAACGGAAGGGGTGCTGAATTTAGATACCAGCGTACTAGACGTAGGAGCTCCCTCTTCAAATACTAGAGTGGTAAGTTTAGTATCGATTTCTTCTTTGGAGTATAATGGAATGTTAGTTTCCCATCCTGGAGTAGTGGCTAAGTCTGGGTTTAACGTCTCTAAAACATCCCTACTAAATCCTCTGTTTACGTTATTTATGCTAACTGAGAATTTGTAGTCTTTCCATTTTGATACAACCTCGTAATTGCTAGTATATGTCACATCATAGGAATCCAAATAACAATAGTCTCCGACAGCATATGTAAACATATCAGACAGATTCTTATCCTGTGATATATAATATCTCTTAAAGGTGTTAAGCATTTCCCTAATTATGGCATCTCCTTTCCCTTGGACTGCATTTATAATAGCATAAGCCCCTGTGTTAGTCCTCCACCATAATATTCCAAAATCGGCCCATCTACCATTTCTCTGGGTAACCAAGTCTGTAGACCAATCAGTCTTGGTGTTTATAGGGTCTCCAGCAGTTTGTAATATGAATACTGGTGCGTTTCCACCATAAAAACTACCTATTAAGCTCAAAGTTTGTTGATATATCCCAAATTGTCTATGGTCTTCTGATGTCTCTCTATGTCCCAAATTACCAGAACCTCTCCACTGGGAAGTCATACTTTCTAATGCAGTGTATCCTCTCTCTGTACTTCCTGCGTTATACCCTTGCCATACAAGCACCCGATGCCCAGTAAATTCTGTCATTCTCTGTGAACCAGCGTCTACAGAGAATAATCTAGAAGTAGCTTCACCAGTATCAGATACGAAAGGTTCAAATACGTTCACAGTTCCACTTAGCTGAACTATCTTATGATTTCCTCTTATTTCAGAAGAGTTTCTTATAATATATTCTAATCTATTATCACCCTTTAAGTCACACTGTATACTTGGATGAATTGTCTTTTTGTTATACTTGAATAAAGTAGCTTCTACCGAATCTCCTACTTCCGCTTCTGTATTCATTGTAAATGCATGGTCACTGCTCTGAATATCATCAAAGTCTATAGTAGATTCTGGGCTAAGAGAGTAAATAACATTCTTCTTCTCGTATCCTATGTTTGAAAGGTTTACAGAGAATATACTATCATTTAGTTTAAATGGGTACTTATCGGGGCTAGTAATAGACAAATCTCTACCTATTGTGTACACCAAATTTTTATCTTCTGTATAATTTAAGTAAAATGGAAACATTTCATTTGGTAATGTAAATGTAAGATTCTGCATATCAGTAGAACTAGATGTAGTTCTAGATATTAGTTGAGCAGAGATGTCTGCTGTTAAATCTACATCAGGGAACGGAATAGTAGAGAAGTCCAGGACATTTTTCATAAAGAACTCGTTGTATACTGTTGAAGTGTATAGAAACCTCCTAGTTATAATTTCGTCTCTACTAGCTTCTGAACTGATTATGGTACAAACTACATCTACTAGATACAATTTACCCGAATCTACATAATCCCCATAATTAAGAGATTCAGTAAAAGACCCATGATAGCTCTGTCTACTGTTGCAAGTATAGATGTTGTCAGAGTGGGCAAATGCCTTAGCTATGTCCCTAAATTCGAATCTAACATTAGAAATGCTTTCACCTTCTAACAGATAGGTTTCCATTCCCCAGGAGATGGTGAGAACATCATTCGATATATCATTATAATATCTCCATTCAACTAGTGATATTAATCCTGACCCAAGCAAACTAATATTTATACTTCCTTGTTTAGACATAGATGCAAGTGGCATATATTCCATGACTGGAGTTAGCTTATAGGTTAGTATGGAGTCATTATTAATATCTTCTAGAACTAGCGTAGATACTCCATTAATATCGGTTTGCTTTACATAATAATCAGACTGAGATTCCTCTGATGTAGCCACGGAAGCTATGACACCTCTCCAATAGGTCCCTCCATCTGTAATGTCAGATGTAAATGTTTCCTTAAACAATATTACTGCTTTGCCAACAGGAATAGTAATAGGTTCAGAATATTCAGATATAGGCGGTATCCATTCCACTGGCACTTCTTCAGCTTTAGCTCCATACACTTCAACATCAAATGATGTTATTGTGTTAAGCTCCACTATTATATACAAGCTTCCCGACAACTTATTGTTGTATACATTAAAAGCCGACGTAGAACTTCTAAGGTTCTCCAAATCATTTTCATTCATATCTCCACTCAAAGGAGAATCTAACATCTTCATAAAGAATCCTTCTGGAGAGTCCACAACTTTACCGTCTACGCTCATTCTCTTTAGTTGTTGAGTAATATCCTTTAAGTTACCATTAGAGTCCAAAACTGCTAATCTCAACTTGAGAAGTTTATTCTCGCCATCGTTATCAAAATCTGTAATAACTTTCTTTAAGTCGTTCCATGTTACACCATCTTGCGGATAGAATTGCAGCATAAATTTATCACCCGGTCGAATGATAGTATCAGACTTTTCAGGAAATAAAGATACCTTTTGATAGCTCTCGGTAGCTCCGGATTTTGGAGTAAATTTGAAAAGTTCATGAATATTAATATTCTGTTGAGGAGTACCAGCTTCTTCAGAACTAATATTACGCTCTGGAGACGGGAATGAGCCAATCTGGCCCTTGTTAGTAAGAGGGTTATATGATGCAACATATATTATTCCTCCATATTCTTTAATTCCAACTGGAACATAGCCTGAAGGTAAATAGGCAGTTTCAACTCTACCATTACCCATGTCATTCTGAAGCACAAATTCATTACCATTATAAGTAATCATAGTAGCATTCAGAGCACTTGTAAGTACATTGTTAGGAGTGGTTAATGGATTTAGGTCCATTATCATTCCATCTCCAAAGGTATTTGTTGCTTCTTGTTTCATTGTTATAAATATTCATAATTGTCGTTACTTACTAAGATGTCTTCAAACTTAGCATTTCTATCTCTTGTGAACGCTATCTCTGGATACTCACACTTAAGTACTTCTTTCTTATAGGAGAATCCTAAATCTACAAGTCCTTTGAATTTTATAATACAAGGACTGCCAGAGAATGATAGTTTACATTCGTCTAGAATCTTAAATACCTTCTTATTATTGAAGGTGTAATATTTCCTCTTCCTGCCTTTCTTATTAAAAGATTCTAGTAGTTCTTCGTATTCTTCATTGGTTAAGGCTACATAGTAGTACCCGTCCCATTGAATCTTCTTTCTAGTATACATCACTCTCAACTTGTTCTGCATCTTTCTCCTGTAATATCTAAAATGCTTAATAGGATTCTTAGTCAACTCCCCTATATATAACCAATATTTATATTTATGGCTATTAAGGATTGTATCTCCTCCTCTTTGGTTTAAGAAGTATATTTGTCTCCAGCCATATCTAACAATAATTTCTATGTCATGCTTACTAAGATATGGAAATTCCTTCATTATTTCGTCTGTATAATCAGTAAACTTCTTAGTAGTATTGCATTCCATTGTTAGTATTCTCTGTGATTACGTTCTTATTAACAGGGTCTAGATAAGCCATCTTCTCCCTTTGTATCTCTTGATTCTTGTAAGTTAATACCATTCTATATCCGCAGAAATCAGAAGCTAGAAAGTCTACATCTTTCCACTTACCAAATCGTCTAGCTTCGGTAAATTCATTACCAGAAACTCTCTTCATGTATAACCAGGCATTTCTTCCTAAAGTTGGAAGCTCAAATCTATTGTTTCTATGTATAATATCATCAATTACTAGCTTAACTGCGTATTTAAACACTTGCTTAGCAATTACTTCTTTATGTCTATTACCTATTAATTCCTCACATGTCTTACTGTCCAAGTCAAGTCTGCTGGTATCAAAACCAGCAAACATGTCATGGATGTTAAAGGCATATCCTAAAGCATAATTCATATTATTTTAAGGGCTTATATGACTTATTAAATATCTTTCTATTCCAACTAGTTTTAGCATCTAAGATTTCATTCATGTCATTTTGACTTAAATGAATTGAAACTCTGGCTGCGTCACATAGTTTCAACCACCTCTGTTCCAATAATTGTGCTTCCTGTAACATATTCTGGTTGTGATTCTTCCAACCTTCTTTAAATCTCTTAGTGCAAGCACAGTAACATGCAATGGCGTCTTTCTCTTTATAATTGATTTCAGGTAATCCGTCCTCATCTACCAGAATGCCCTTATAGAGAATGTTTACCTGTCCATAATTCTTCTCAAAGTACAAAGTATCCCCCACTCTTTCAAATTTGGCATACTTGCCACTTATATAGAGAGGGTCACTATAAAGCTTTCTTGATTCTATATAGTTTTCAGTAAACTGTGAAGAGTAATCTCCGTTTACTGTGTCATTCGTAACATAATTCCACTCTTCAAAGCCATAAGTGACTGCTTCAATTATGTCACAGTTGCAAGGTAAATCCACTGTGTTGTCAGGGCATTGAATATCAGTAACATACCTGTATAATCTAGTTCTCCTGTTACCTATCTTATGCCAGGCAATCAGTCCAATTTCTTCGAACTCTTCAGGAGACAATTCTGTTCCATAGAGCAGATTCATTTGATAATAAGCTGAATTAAAATTCTCCATTATTTAGGTACTTGGTCATTAGGTAAAACAGGAGCTGCGAGCTGCCTATAATAACGAATCTTCTTTTCAGTTAGTCTCTTCTTAATTTCAGCATCAATGAATGTCATATTATTAATATCAACAGGGGCACAGCATCCGAACCAATCTAATTGTCTAGGGTCTTTTAATATTGCCACTACTGTTACTTTCTTTAATAATGGAGCATTAAATACAAAGCAATCGTACATATTGTTCTCGTTAGGAGTTATATCAATCCACACGTATGGTTTATTCTTTCCTCTTACTCTATATTTATGATACTTCATTACGATAGGATTAGTATAATATATAAATGGATTACTCATATCAGTAGCTCCTATATATTCTATACCGTCTTCTCCGAACTCTGTAAGAAGTTGAGGAATTTCAAAATGAGCAGTTAATGTGTCACAGGGACTAGCATTACATCTACACCTTTCAATATTCTTGCAGTCAACTTCTATACAAGGTATAGTCATCAGTAAGTCCTTCTTAGGAACTAATCCTTTAATAAAATATTCCTTAATAATTTGAAGTCTTTCATCAACGCAATCATCCTCTAACTGTTCTAATGACATTGTTGGAGTGGAGCTATAACCTCTAAGACCACTCATTATGTCATTATATATGGCTGACGATAATTTCTCGTAATATCCCATATGATTATAATAAATAAAGGCGAAGGCGTATGACGCCCCCGCCTTCAATTACTGTTTTAAGTTGTTACGCTTTTGGCTCAAATTTAGCATCTGCTTCTGTTTTAGTATAAACATCAGCAACGTTAGCCTTGCCAGTCTTCAATTTAGCAATTTCAGCTGCATTAGCACTACTAGCTTCTAGAGCTTGTTGTGCAGTTTCACCTGGAGTAACTTCTTGACCGATAGTACCTATCTTAGCAAGAGCTGCTTCAAAATCAGCTGCCAAATCTTGTTTAACATAGAATACATGAGTCGTAAGTGACCTTGTAACTTCTCCTACAGCATCTCCGCCCATAATGCCTCTATTAACGCAATAGTTAATAATATACTCATTATACTTAGCTCCTGGAACAGGAAGCTCTTCTTCGTTAATACCAGCAAAGCGTCTAGCTTCCATAGTCGGAAGTCTTAGGTCTTTAAGAATCATCCAGTAAGTACCGAATCCTTCTTTAGATTTCACAATAGTGTTTTGTCCATCGTAGTCTGGGTCGTCAGCCGGAAGTGCTGTTGCAATCGTTTCAAACTCTCCACCAACTAAAGCAGTGTTCAAGTCTGGATTGAATTTCTGAATTTCAGCTTTAGTAAATAGTTGATATTCATCCATTCCTTCAATAACAAGGTTGTTACCATTTGCACTAGCTTTAATCCAGTGGTCTCCATAGATAGTCTGAATCTTCTCAATTACTCTAGCTGCTTCTTTAGCAACATCTGCTGCTGTAGCACTTGCATTCTTAATTGCAAATTCATACATCAAAGGTTTACCTTTGAATACAAAGTCATTTGAGTAATAAGAGTTCTGGCTTCCAGATAGTCTGATGTAAAGAGCAACTCTATAATTACCTACACCTTGATTGCTCATAGTGAAAGTAACTTTACCAAGTACTGGGTCTGATGCTTCTTTCTTATAGATTGCTACTACGTTTGGTTTGAGGAATTTGTTAACTCTTTTAAATTCGAAGCTACCTACAACTCCACTACCAGTGTCTTCAGCCTGTGCTGACCATTTTGGTTTGCCACTAGAATCTAAATTAGAATTTACGATTAATGTGTTTGTCCACTTAAACATAATTTAAATAATTATTTGGTTTGTGTCTGTTGCTGAGCTGGATTTGCAACTGACGTTGATATCGGAATATGTGTTTGTAATCTAGGATTACCTTCGTTCTCCAAGATTATATGTACCAGCTCATTAATAATCTCGTGACACACGTAATCAGGAAATTCCATAATTTGGGATGTGTCTTCTGTCATATCCATCTGTTCTTGTGTCAATCGTATAGTTTGTGGAGCTTTCAGGTAGTCCACATATACTTTTTTTAACTCAAATAGAGTATGGTCCTTCCCGTACCGTATCTCCATTCTAACAGTAGAAGGATTACCGAAACGAATCTGTCCTTCTCTTTCTACTGTGGTAACAGCATTACCACCAATAGAAATTGTTCTTGGTAATCCACCAGCTACATCTGTAGCATTAGTATCAGTATCTGTCTTAGCAGAACTAATATCAGTACCATGTGGATTATTAACAGCATCATACGGGTTAGTAGGATTGCTAGTATTTATGTCAACATTGTGTATGTAAAAATAAGGACGTTTATAGCTAGGTCTCATATAGATATTCTGAATGATTTGAGACCATGCGTCAGATGTTAAACGGCTAGCTCCGACTTGAACTCTGGAGCCAGCGTTATAACATTTGAAAGTCTTCTTTAGTTCAAAATCACATACACAATTAAGTAAATGTAAGTAATCACTAGGTAATTCCACTTCATACGTCGCGCCATATAGTGAATCAAGACCTTCTGTGTCTCCGTAAGCGGACGTAGCAAGTGTTACAGGAAGGGCTATTGTAGCTTTTAGAACCCTAATGTCGTCAGTAGTCTGTTGGTTAATATCATATATATTATATCTCTTATTAATATACTGATATATAGCCTTATTAAAGAAGTAGTTAAAATCCTCTAATAATAGAGTCATAGACTGTACTTTATTTACTTCAGTAGCGGTTCCTTCATAAACCTGTCTAGCAGTCATTATTTAATTATTTACCAGTTGAAGATGACTTCTTGGTCTCTTCATCTTTTATTTTGTTAGTAAAATCAGGCTCTGGTTGTTCATACAGTTCCGGATATGTGTCCCTCTTAATTAGTTCAAGAGTTCTTCTATTCTGTGGACTCTTCATCCAAGTAATAACTGCATCATCACTTGCGCCCAATGGAATTTGATTCTCACTATATAGATATACTTTATTCTTAACGTATATTACACGTTTGTCTTTAGCATCAATAAACAGAAGTCTAAGTGCAATGTCATCACCAGTATATAGATTAATAATCTTCTCTGGGTCCTTAGACGCAATGTTCATCAAGAAGTCTTCTACGTCGGCATCAGGAGCATTACGCATGTTACGTCCAAGCAATTTAGCCATTTTAAGTCTACCAGCAGCACCTTGTGGGTCTTTAATGATATACTCTTCAGCATCATGGATAAGACGTCTCTTATTAACACGCTTATTAGTCTCATAACCAGGTCTTTCAACGTAAAGTTCAGCTCCTCCGTATCTTTTAGAGTCACCGTCAATCACTAAATTGCCATTCTTGTCACGTTGGTCACGAGACATAGCAATCATAGGACAGTGTTGAATAGAATACCATTCAGCTGCTTGCCAAGGGTCATTAAGGTCAAATGTTTTACCGTCTTCAATAATAAATACACGGTTCTCTGCAATCAAGCATTTACCTTTATCTTCTTCTCCTCTTAATAGCATATCACCTTTACTATCTACTGGTCTTACACAGTCAGGATATCTACCTGTCTGTGGGTCTCTAACTGGATTAAGGAAGTACTTTTGTCCTACTTTACCGAATACACTTCTTAAGACAATTATGTTGTCTGTTTCATTAGCCATATTATTTCAATCATTTACTTAATATAAATTACTATCTTGTAAAATAATGTGAGGAAGGTCTATGCCTTCCCCACAATATCTACTTATTTAATTACACTTCTTTCATAATAAAGCTTCTGTATGGTGAGAATACACCAACACCAGAATAACCCCAGTTGATTAGTTTAGAAGCTGCTACAGGGCTAGAAACTACACCTGAGCTTAGACCATCAAGTCCACCAACACCTGGATATTTATTAGAGATGAAGTCACCACCTTTAAGAGTGAACATTTGAATAGCTGGTTCTCCACTTACTTTGTCAGCAGTCAAGTCTAACATTAGCATGAAGCCCTTGTCGCTACCCCATTCACGAGAGAATGTACGGTCAACCTTGAATGAAATTGTGTTACCACCGATTTCATAAGATTGGAATGTAGCACCAACGTCAACATAGCCGTTAGCTTTCTTAGACCACAGATAAGTTCCGCAAGTTTTGAATCTTGCAAGCCATTCTGATAGACAAGTTTGTACGTCTTGCCAAGCTTTCTCATTGCAAATAAGTACATATTTGTTACCAGTTGGATTCTCACTCTTTTCATTCATCATAGCGATAGCAGTAGTGAATGCTTCCACAGTAAGCTTATTATATGCATATTTAGATGCAAATCTTTCTACTTGTGGGATGATACCATCACCAATGTAGATAGGACGACCAGTGTCAGGGTCGAACAGTGTCGGTTTACCATTCTTGTCAACGTTAGTTTTGTTGAACAGCAAACCGTTGTTTCTTACATATAGGAAGTTCTTCAGCAAGTTAGATTGAGTCTTATCCATGCGGTACATAGTTTCAGACATCTGACCATTACCTTTACCTTCACCTATTTTAATAAGAACGTCTTCTTGTGCAGCATACAGAGCTGTATAACTGTCATCACATCTGTGAGTAGTAATATAACCTCTGTGTCTTTCAATGTTAGATTGATATTTAACATATCCCTCTTCGTGTGCTTCTGGCATAGCGTTAGATTGGAAACGAGTAGTGTCACCAATTTGGCATCCGCTAAGGTCAAGAACACTAGAGTAGTCGTTGTCAATAAGTCTAACAGTTACTTCCCAGTAATTATCAGCTTTACGAACTGGTCTCTGGGTTACAAAGCATTGCTGCATTGTTTTGTCAATCTTGAAGATGTCGTACTTCCGGTAATAGTTCTCTTTGAAAGCCATTACGATTTCAGTTCCGTTCTCTCCAGTTTCAGTTGGTACATCTGCAAACTCAACTCTCTTAATGTAGTTGGTTTCAACTTCCCATTCAAAGTACATTGAGTCAATGCTTCTGTACTTGTTATTTGATTTAGAATCCATGTAGAAGATGTTTCTCAAAGATTCTGTTAGGTAAGAAGCAGTCAATTCTGGGTAGAGTCTTGATACTACACCAAGTCTAGTTGGTTTAGTTCCTAGAAACTTATAGAAGTCTTCATAAGTTCTAGTGTCGCCCATAGTGGCGCGATTAGTTACGAAATTTGCTACTATCATAATAATTTATTTGGATTTTAATCTAAATCGTAAATAGATGTTGTTTTAGGTTTACGACCAGTTTGCTGCTCTGGTCTTTTAACTACAGTCTTAGCAGGATTAGAGGCTCTGCCAGCCTTAGCATCCTCATAACCTTTCTTATAATTGGCTTTGGATTGCTCTGTAATCTGATGTTTATAATATTCGGAGATTTGACGTATAGCTTCTTGTCCTTTAAGAGCAAACCACGACATCTGCACTAGCATTTGTGGGTCATTAATGGCTTTGGCTAAGTATCTTACTCCAGCAGCATCTGAATCTAAGATAAAGGAAGCAATTTCATTCATATCGTCCTCTGATAGCGTTAATGATGACTCTCCCAAATCTATAGTTTCGTTATCTTGAATAGCTTGTAAAATTTCGTCTTCGTAAGCTTCATACATTTCTTTCTGTTGAGCTTCTGCTTCTGCTTGAGCTTGCTGCATAGCTGCTTCTTCGCGTTGCTGATAGCTAGCTCTCATTCCGCTCATCTTCTTATTAAAGAGAGCTTCGTTTTGCTTCTCAAGATTTAACTGTTCTAAAGCTTCATCATCAGTAAGTTCTGGGACATTTGCCTTTAAATCTGCAATAAATAGTTCATCATCTGTCATGCCATCTACTTGATATTCTGGTTCATCTTCTAGGTGGTCTAGGTAATCCTGAATAGCTTGACGTCTATGAGATTCCAGGTAGTCATCTACACTTAAATTATTTCTTCTAAGCTCGTTAATAAGGTCAATCTCTTCTGGCTCTAAACCATAATTATAATCTGTATCATCATAGTTTAAAAGCTCTAATTGCTCTTCCCTAGATAGTTCAGAGAATGGAATTTCTTCTACTTCTCCGTTATCATTTTGGAACTTAATAGCCTCTGGATTGATTCCTTTAGCTTTGAGCATAGTTGTGATTAAATCATCCTCTGTAGGTTCTGTATCTCCGTCACCTTCTTTAGGTGGTTCTTGATTGTCCAATGGTTCATCCAAATCTACTGGAGTATCATTGTCAATCCAACGTTTAATGTCATCATCAGGGTCTCCTGTTTGCACTACACCGTCTTCACCTAGCAGGTCTTCATCGTCAAAACCTAATTCTTCTAATTTCATGTCCATATTATTCCCTTTTAAAGTTATTTGCAAATTTAGTGATAAATTTCCATACCTTAAAATTAAAGACTAATTATTCTTAATTTAACGTAAATTAGTAATCTATCACTAAATATTGCTATCTCCATTAAGCCAATTTCATAATAAACACTAATGAGTAATATGTAATAGGAGTTTCAGTTGAACTACCGGAGCTTGCAGGTATAAATTCCCCTGTTTCACCAGCAGTTTCACTGGCTTTAATGAAGTTGCCAGTCAAGTTAGGAGTACCTTCAGTACCATCGCATATAGCCCAGCCCGCAGGTATTCCAGATGTTCCGTTATACATTACTATTGTGCCCGCAGGTATTTCAGATGTTGCAGTTGACATATCAGGAATACAAATAACAGAGACTGTATTATTGTTGTAATATACATCTTTTACCTTTTCATTATCATAAAGTAGAGCGTATACAGTAGTATCAAAGTCAACATCGTTTATATCTGAATGGAATGTAGTCCTTGAGAACGATTCATTAAATGTTACGTTAGTAAGACTTCTAATAGCTACCTCATCTATAGTAGAATCTTCTTTAAATGTTACATTCTCTAATGTTCCGGACACATTCAATTTATTAGCAGTCCCGGAGAAGTTAAAGTTGCTATTAATAGTTCCAAAGTTGTTATCAGAAAGAGTTCCTTGTAATGTAACAATATTACCATTATCACGTACAGTTACAGTTTCAGATTTAATCTCATAATTATTAACAGTTAATACATTATTCCTACATGTATCAGTTAAACTTAAATCTTCTTCTCCGTTTCTAAATGTATAAATCCACTTATCTACACCGTCTTCGGTGATTTTAAATTTTAGATGTTTAAAGTCATAGTTACAGGAATTACCCTTCTCATCTGTTAATTTAGTGATTCTCCCTTTAGCTGTTAATCCATTTATATTTTGATTGAAACTGATGTCATAGTCTATAAGAAGTCGTATGTCATCTGCCAGATACCTACCTATAACAGAGCTGCTTGTATTAGCAAATACTACAATTGGAATTACATTTTTAGGAGTCTCTACTATGGGCTGACCATTATCATCATATATGATTTCGCCATTATCTTCCATTTGATACTTATCATTCAACACAATATCATCTTCACTAGTTAATGCCCATTCGTTTTGAAAGTCAGAAATTCTATAAAGTTGTGACACTTTTAACTTTCCAGATTGGCACAAATCATATAAATCGGAATATGTTATATCTACGTAGCTAACTGAGTTTCTAGTTATCAAGTTGTCTACCTCTAGCGTTGATTCTTCAGAGTATTCATCATAATATAATCTGTATCCGGAAATGCTACTGCTGTTGGTAGATTGTATCATATCACCAACTAATGTGTCTTCTATGGCAGTCCTAGTTTTGAAAGTAACTCCAGTAGACGCAAGCTCTATCAGGTGAGAGTCGTCAGAGTATATTTCTATCATAGTCCCTACGCCTTTAACTACGGCATTACTATCTTCCTTATATACCTGGAGACCCTGTAATTGTGAACCTATTACAAGAGAATTATCTTCACCGTTACCACTGACCACAAGAGCCCCGATACCTTCTCCTTCCCTCTTAATAGTCTTCTTTATAAGAATTTGCTTATTATAAGGATTTGATATGTCAGATAAATATTCAGTGTATACTCCGTCCTCTGCTATATACAACTTCTTATCTGAATCTATAAACAATATCCCATTATAAGCGCTATCAGTAATAGCTTCCTGTATAGTAGAGTACCTTAATCCTATATTACGTTGTGCCTGTTTCTTCTGTTCATCAGTTGTTAATTGAGGTCTTATAAACGACACATAGTTGTCAGAATTATCACTTACTAAAGACACAGTTACTCCATTAATCCTAACTACTACAGTATTACTTCCCTCAAGCATGTAAATTCCATCAGATGTAATACTATCTATGCTTGAAACCTCCTTTATTAAAGTGACATCAACATTAAGTTTACCGTCCTTTATAATGTCAATGAACTTCTTGCCCCATTGTACCTTAACCTGTCCTCTAGTTTTAATAATAAAGTCAGAATCAGAGTTACCTACTGTACTATAAGTTCTTCCAAATAATTTATCAAAGTTGCCCATTACTCAATAGTTATTTCTATATTCTTGTCCTTATTAAGTTCAGTCATAAGTCTATTAAATGCAGCAGTACTATTAATAACTTGCCCCTTAACCTTATTCTCTCCAACTAAAAGACATCCCAATGTATCTTCTGGTTTATTACCAACGTGAATAAGAACTCCACTGTAACCTTTAACATCTAATAATCTAGGTAATTTACCACTATATGGCTCAGCCCAAGTCCTATCCTTAAACTTAGGACTGACTGTATTCATATCAACCTTATATGTGCCGGTAGGTATAGCGGTTTTACCATACACCTTAATCTTCTCAATTTCCTCTGTAGGCATAGTATCTTTCAGCCCTCTGTCTGTATCCTCAAGAGTGTCACAGAAATACTTACCGTTTAGGTACAGCTTCCCTATAGTATAAGACACACCTTTATAAGTTCTCTCTAATCGTAAATTAATCATGGCTCGAATTTGGATTAATTGTTCTGTTTAAATGTCTTAAATATTTCTACTAATTGATTAACGTCGTCCTCTCCAAACCTTACTGGCTTGTTAAGAATGTTAACTACAAACCCATCAGCAGACTTCTCTTTCATCTCTGCTTTAACTGCATTGGCAAGCAATTCCAGATTAATATTGCCGTGCACGTCTGTGAATATGTCTAAATACTTACCATATTTGTCTTCCATATTCTTAACTACGTATGTGATAACAGCTTGACTTGCCACGCTATTAAAATGAAATAGGTTACTCGCCAAGTCTTTAGCATACTTATTAATAGCTTGAAATACAATTTCTTTATCGCTCATTACTTACTTTTACTTAACATAACTTCGTCCATTGTTAGAAATTCTGCCATAATTAAATAAATTTACGATAAATAATACAATATCTGTTGAGGGCATAATATATAAATATACTATACTTCCAAATTCGATGTTGCAAAGTTACGTTAAATTCTGGACATTACCAAATTATTTAACACTCGTTAACAATTAATTTATTGCATAGGTGGTTTTAGTAATCAGGTACAAACAAAGAAAGGCCGTCTATTGACGACCTTCTTAATGAAAACGTTATGAGATTATAATAATTACTCTGCAAGTAATCTTCCAACTAGAGCTTCAAGTCTTGCAACTTTGTCCTCTAGATATTTAATTTTAACCATAGCAAGTTCGTTATAGTTAACTGATTTGAATCCTTCATCATCAGTGTTCACCATTTCTGGATACACTTTCTCAAGTTCTTGAGCAATTACTCCATAGCCATGATGTTTTTTGTCTGTTCTATCAAACTCTACTAGTCTAACAGCATCAGCTTTACTTGCATCAATTTCTACTACGTTAGTTTTTACTCTAGCATCAGATGTATCAAAGAATCCATTAGCTGCATAGATAGCTGCTGTTGATGTAATTGCACCACCTTCAAATCCTTGCAAAGACATAAGAATTCCATCATCTTCTATGTAAACACCATTCTTACTGTAAGTTTGTGGATTAGCTCCTTGTGATGTAGCTCCAATTAGGTATAGTCTATCAGAAGAATTTGTTGCACCTGCTGTGTTCTTTGTATCTGTAAAGTCATCAAGTTTCTTCTTATCAACACCAGTTATTAAACCTGCATGACCTTGACTATTACCGCTTGCTGGAGAAGCCATAGGTAAAGAAATGATTTTATGAGAAACAGACGTATCACTGTATGTAACATCTAATGGAACATACGCTGATTGCCAATCCGTACTGGGAGTTCCAGGTTTTACTTGTTTAACTAAGGTAGGCTTGCTTGTGATTTCTGACCAGCTATAAGAAGGTTTAGAAGAACCAATCCATGATGGTTTACCTGTCACATTGCCCCATGCAACTGAGTCGGCTTCTCCACCACCTGTAGCAGATAGAACACCATTACTAATTGCCAAACCACTTCCTACTTTTACACCACCAAGTGTAGTAGCTGATGCAGTTGGTAAACTGTATTTAGTATCAGTCCAAGGAACATTTACTACTGCTTGTTCATTACTATTAACCTGAACAGCATATGTTCTGCCTGAAGTTGTAGTAATTCCGTTAGGAGTTCCTCCCTGTGTGCTACTTGATAACTTGATACCTCCACGAGTACTGTTTGACGCTAATGGTAGTGTATATGAGGAACCAGAAGGTATATTTACTGTTTTAGCAGCACTACCGTCCCATGTACCTGTTACTGCACCAGTAAAGGTTAATACGTTTGGAGTAGGTAACTTAGTAGGAATTGTAGGCTTGTTACTCAAGTCATTATAATTACCTGAAGTAGCTACAGTAGCAAAGCTAGGTTTGCCTGTAATGGTACTCCATGTTACAGCGGTAGCATAGAACTGTCCGTGTGTCCAAATTTCTTTAGAATCTTTAATATAAACTATAGATTGATAGTTAATGTCAGGAGCTCCAGTCTGAACAGTTCCAGTACCTCCTACCTGATATTGAGTATTAGAAGCATTGGCTGATAACTTCTGTGAGTTAAAAGTAGTTTTCTTATTAAAGTGAATTAATTTCTTATTAATTGCCATATCACTTAAATTTTAATCATTATAAAATAAAGGAGGGATGCTACTCCCTCCTTCTTGTACATATATTATAGTTCAACCCAATCCCATGCAGCTTCTAGTTTACCAATAGCGGCATTAAGTGAATCACCAGCAGCAATTGCACCTGTATCTGACGGTTTGGTATAACCAGTCATTGCAGTTACCTTATTAGAAGCCAGATTGGCTAGAGTAGTAGCTAGTGTAACGTTAGCAGAACCATCTAAAGAAACACTTCCAGTTACACCACCACTAACTGTGATAGTACGAGCAGTAGCCCACTTAGCAGCAGTATCAGCCGCACCAGCAGTAGCAGGTTTACCAATACTAACTGTTTGTTTAGAACCTCCAGAAGGAGTTACGTCGAATGAGCCGTTTCCTCCAACGAACGTATAAGTAGTATTAGTATCAGCTCCTGGAATACCCAAAGCTGTAATATCAGCCTTAGTAACAGCGGTTACTGAAGCAACGTGGCTAGTAGAATCTGTGCTGAATTTATAGAATCCAGAAGTTTTACTAGGAGCACCTCCAGCAGGGTGAGTATAAACTGTGTCCTTCTCTGCTTGCCATGCAGGACCACTAGCAGTAGCTTTCAGTACATATCCAGTAGTACCGTTAGCTAGAGCTTTAACAGTAGACCCACCGTTACCTAAAATTACTGTGTTAGCAGTTAGGGATTTGCCAGTAACAGCACCGTCTAAGTTTCTCTGAATAACTGACCAGTCACCATTTGCAGCAGTCGTTCCAGATTTAACACAGATAATCATGTCACCTGCTTCACAGCCTTCGCCCGCAAAGTTACCAGCAGCCTTAACTACGTAAGTATCTCCAACTGTGTGATTAGCTGGAAGTTCAGTTACATCACCGTCTGTGCCAATAGTTCCTTTGAATCTAAGTGCTTGAGCAGCAGAAATCTTACTTCCAATCTCGTTAATTACAAATGCAGTAGTTGCAATTTGAGTAGTATTAGTTCCACCAGCAGCAGTAGGAGCTGTAGGAGTTCCAGTAAACGCTGGGCTTGTAAACATTGTAGCCTTAGATTCATTTGTTACGTTACCTAAGCCTACATCAGCTTTAGTAACAGTAACATTAGCACTAAGTGCATGTCCGTTTACAGTTCTAGTATTTGGAACAGCATTATCAGCCTTAGTACCTTGAGCAGCAGTTGCATATGCAGATGATGCTGTATATGCAGCAGAACCTAATCCTTTAACAGCAACATCAGTTCCGTCAATTGCAATAGTACCATTAGCAGAACCAGAAGCAGCCGTGGTTGCAGCACCATTAATTGTTACTTTACCAGTAGCATCAGCTGTAACTGTTACTTTACCAGTACCAGTAATTTGATGTGAGCTTCTTACTGCACCATTCTCAATTAAGTTCAAGAATGTAGTAGCATTAGTAGTTGCTGCATTAGCTGTAGCTGTAGCAGAAGCGCCAACAACATTCTTAGCTTGCCAGTTAGTAAATGAAGGAGCAGCTGGCATAGTCATTGTAGTGGTTCCTTTAGCTGTAACGTGTCCTTGTGCATCATAAGTAATGCTAGGAATAGTAAACGTTCCACCAAATGCTAATGTCTTACTATTATCACCTTTAGCTGTGCCAGCAGTTACTGAATTAGAGTGATTAATTGTAGTACCTTCAATAGAGATACCAGAACCTTGTGTGTATTTAGTATCTGTAGCGCTAATTGTTACTCCATCTGTTCCGACAGTGATATTTACATTAGAGCCTTTGTTGAATTTAAGAGTTCCGTCATGAGAAGGAGACTCTGCAACATTAGTACCGTCAGAAACTTTAGAAAAGACCTTGGCAGCCTGTAAAGCTGCCACAGCACTCTCCAATGAAGTAATTTTGCCTTTGTAAGAATCAGGAATAGCGTAGAACGTTCCATGAGTATAAATCTCCTGTGAATCTTTAATGAAAACAATACTATTGGTGTATTGTTCTTGTAGTCCACTGGTAAATGTGGACTTCTTCGCTACGTGTACAAACATTTTCTCCATTTTAATATATTATGTGTTTTATTCAGTTACTTCGTGCCAAGCCATAGCTGCGTCGATAGCTGTATTAATTGTCGAAACTACAGTAGTGGTGATTCCAACAAGTTTAGCCTCGTTAGCAGCAACTCTAACTTCTAGAGCATCAATATCTGAAGCGTTAGTGTCAATAAGTGCAAGTTTAGTTTCTGGAATCAGAGTACTACCTTCTACCTTATCAACTTTATTAGCTACTAAATTACTAACATCACTAACTTTAGTATCTGCATAATCTTTAGCCTGTTTCAGAGTATTAGCTAGAGAACCTTCAGCATCAGCACTACCATTAATCTTAGCAATAGCTTGAGTATTAGTAGTAATTTTACCGTCTAGTTCATTATCAGCTGCTTCTCTTAAAGTCTTCTCTGCATCAACAGCAGCTGCAATTGCAGCATCTGCTTGAGTCTTATTGTAGTATGCAGACAGGTCAATAGCTCCACCCAGAGCATCCCATGCTGTACCAGTCCATGCCCAGTTAGTACCAGCTGGATGATTGTCATGAGCTTCCTCTACATTCCATACATCACCTGCTGCTGCATCACTAGGAAGTTCTGCATAAGTAGCTTTGGAGCCTTTGTATGAATATACAGAAGAAATTTTGCCCTCAAGGGTAGTAACTCTCTGTCCTAATACTCTACCTTGATTAGCTGACAATGCAGCAGCGGTAGAAGAAGAATTTAAGTTGTTAATAATCTCTACTGTCTGTGCAGCAGCAACGTCCATTTGTTTCCATCCGGAGTAATCTGCTTCCAGAATTTTATCTTTATCAACTAGCATATAAATTGCCTTATCAGCAGCAACGGCTACTAACAATCCATTATATACGTAGATAGTATCGCCATCATACGGCCAAGTCTCTTTATTAATAAGTTCAGACTTATTATCTACTAAGATTCTTGGGTCTAAAGCACCTTGAAGTTTAACCTCAAAGTTGGCTGCAAATTGGAATGTACCTTTATTTCTTGCCATATGTCAAATTAGAATTTAGCGATTAAAGTTACTGAACCTCTAGTAGAACCATTGTAAGTGTAAACTGAATAAGTTACAGGTGTGGTTCCAATAGTAATCTCTTCTTCTGTCTTAGTCCAGTCACTAAGTCCTATAACTTCCATGTTACCTGATACTGTGTTCAACATTTGAAGTTGAGTGACAGCTCTTGGCAGCTTGAATACCTGTGGAAGAGTACCAGAAGGTTGTAATTCAAATCTAGGAGTAGTCATAGCTCCAGTAGAAGTATTCCAAGCAATAAGAGCTTGTTTAACCACAGGCGTACCAGAAGAAGCTGTACTTGTAGATGCATACCAAGGATATGTACCATTAAGTGTGATAGCTGAAGAGTTAACCGAACCAGCTGCAAGTGGAGTGCTATAATTGTTTCCTTTGTTATCTTTAGGTTGAGGTCCTTGCAAATAAGCTGCCTTATAAGTATAAGTAGTATTACCAAGTGTTACAGTAGTAGGCAGAGTTGTGTTAGACTCTTGTCCATTTACGAAGATAAATGAATTATCTGCATCTAAGTTACCAGACCTGTCTGCTTGTTTTGTTCCATTTAAGGTAATAGCTCCCTTATTAAGACTAGTGTTGAAGTTAGCAGCAGTAGGTGCAGTAGCTCCAACTTCTTGAGGAGTTGAATAACTCTTAAATGAGATGCTTGCAGTAGGAGCAGTAAATGTAGGATTAATAGTAGGGAACAGCAGTTCATCCCACATATAATCATATGTCTGTCCTTCCAGAGCACTTACCTTAGTTCCTTTAGCGATACCACCGACAGCATTAGGCATAGCTAAATCTTTGTCTTCAATAGCTGATGTATACTTACCGCTACCTACTTCAATCTCTGTTGTAGTAGTATCAGAGTAAGTAATGACCAGTTTGCTTTTATCAGAAGACAAGGCTACATTAGTAACGACTTTACCAGCAGCTAGAGCTCCTGTGTAAGCCTTACCATTCATAAGGATTTCATTGGTGTCTGTAGCAAAGTAAATCCCATCCTTGTGAGTAGTTTCAGCTACGTAATTGGCTTTTAACCCTCTGTAAAATTTTAATTGTGCCATAAAATTTAATGATGTTATTTAATAAATATGTTAATAGGGAGCACAGTATTATCACTGAATCTTACCTCCCCGCCAGTTATTTCACCACTGGCATTCTTATACAAATCTACTCCAGTTGGAGTTATAGTTCCATATGTTTCCCAAGTTTCTCCATTCCAAGCATAGTTAGCACCGTCATTAATAACGTTGTAAATATCACCTACTTCTGGAGCAGAAGGTAAATACATACGAGTAGCTACAGACCCCTTATATCTAATAGCTGTAGAATCAGAAGATATAAGTATATCTCCATTACCGAGTACTGACTTACCATTAATCTTCTTAATGTTAACTCCACTAACAAGCTTATCTTGTTTAGTAGATAGTAAGTACTCCATAGTATCTTTCAATGTATTAATTGATTGTTGTATATGTGTTAAGTCAATAGATACATCTTCGGAACCGTCGTAACTAACCTCTCCTTCAGAATGCTTAACTGTTAAAGTTCCTACTGGATAACTCTCTGGTAAATCAGCGAGTCTGGTAGCTTTAGCAGTAGTTACTTCATTCCAAGTATAAGAAGTCAAGTCTGACATTAATGCAAGTGAATCAGTGTCTTCCCCTACTACAACAGCTGGTCTTGTGTTAGTATATATCTCCAGATAAGAATTAACATTACCAAGTTTAAACCCTCCGGAATTGTCAGATGATATTAAATTCTGAACACCGTCTCTACGATTAACCACAATTCCTTGACCTTCCTCTAATACTATATTACCATCAACCAAACTAACTTTATTGTCTAAATCACTTTCGATATTAGATATAAGAGCGTCAGTTTCTGATTTAGTATAATATAAGTCAGGGTCTAAACCTCCACCACCTTCAGAGGCATATTTAACTCCATTAAGGTAAATAGACTTAATGTCCTTTATGAAGTAAATGGTATTAGGTTCCAAAGTCTGTAGTAAATACTCATCGTAAGTATCTACGGCTTTAATTCTTACTGGGTATTCTGTACCTTCCCAACTAAATTTACAAACAACTCCTTTATCACCCTTAGTAATAACTATGTTAGAATCAGCATCAGTATCAACTACTAAGTCTGCCCTAACTCCAAAGTTTGAAGTTAATAAATCTACAGACCTATTAGTAATTGGATTATTAATCTTTAACTCTGATGCAATATTACCATTCTTAGTCTGGGTAATAATAGTATTAGTTATTTGTCCTTTAACTACAAAGTCTTCCAGAGACACTTCAAATCTATCTCCATTAGAAGCAGTAAGTATCAGCCATTCCTCATTCAGTGCATTACCGAATCCGTTATCTATATCCTCTTGTGTTATAAGATGTCTTTCAAACGAAACTATCTTAGTATCTTTATCAAGAAGGATTGATGATATTTCCTCACCACTTCCTCCTTTACCTATAACTCTAACCTTATTACCTTCTTCTTGAGTATCGAGTTCTACTATACCAGTTACCTGGGTAGCAATAGCATCTTTGATAGCTTTAGAAGAAGGAATAGAGTCTTCAACGTCTATTGAGTCCGACACCGTATATGGGCCATATGTTGTCCACAAATAGTCCAACTGGCTCATATTAGCGGGCCTATTAGGATACTGTTTCTTCATCACCTTCTACGTCAATCCAAGTTACTTCACCACCTATATCATCTGGAAGTTGTTCTTTAGGAACCTTTCCGCTTACTAAATCTGCTTTAGACTTTAGTAGAATTTCAACTTCGGGCAAAGAAATGGCTCCAATCTGTGCTGGAGTGACTCTATGTGGATTGTTGAAATCTTTAAGGTGGCTATCAATATCACTTTGTAATTCACTAATAACAACATCCAAGGCTTTAGAATCATGTGTAATGTTATCGGAAGTACCTTTAACATACAGAGCATTTCCTTCTTTTACTAAGATGTTATCTTTAGCTGTATACAACCTAACGTCAGCAGAAAGCTTATCAGTGCCAGTTCCTAATGATAACACTTTCTCCAATTCTACTACCTTATCAGGAATAGAGTTATCAACTTCCCATTCTCTAATAAGAGTTCCAACTGGAATCCTAACTACTTGCTTATCACCAGTTAGAAGTTTAAATACTATAACTAGCTCTTCCGTATCTGGGTCATACTTAGCATCCTCTACGATAGCTGACAAACCAATTTGATGTTGCCCTATAACATTATCGTTAACCTTAATAGTTAAGAGTCCGTCTAAATATTCAGTAGTTAGTTTATAGAATAGACCGTCATTCTTTATGGTAATTCCGTTACCACTATCAGTAGATACCTTAACATTACCAGATATTGTAGTTCCAGTAATCTGTCTATCAATATCTAATTCAATGCTTGGAGTATCTTCTAGTGTAACCCAGTTAAAGTGAATAGCATGATTCACTAATTCGTCTAGCTTGCGCAGAGAATCCATTACAGATGTAGAGTCTTTAAGGTAAGTAGTTTCAGTATCAGGAACATAAGCTCCGTCTTCTCCCAAACCTACTCCTTCTTGTGTCTTATCGAGTTCGGCTTGCACCTTATCAATATTACTCTGTAATTCCTCATCAGTGCTGTCTAGATTACCTAGATGCTCTCTAATTTTAGTAATTTCCTCTGCAATGTCCTTCAGACTGTTTAAGTCCTCTGGTACACTAGTATGGTCAACACTTCCCCAGATAGCATCGTCTGCTGTCTTTCTATCTTTAATTTCCTGCTCTAATCTAGTTATCAAGTCAGCTATAGTTTCATCACTCTTAGAAGTAATAAGTTTAGTAAACTCTAACTCATCGTTAGTCTCCTTTCTAGTGACCCAATATAGTGCTTGATTACCATCTCCGTCATTTTCAACTACCTTTAACAATCCCTTGTGTAAAATAGCATTCTCTTCAGGAGATGAATAAAATTCTTTCAGTTTCGCTTCAGTTTCGAAGATATAGTCAGCTTCTATAGGGAACGGACCACCTCTTCTAAAACTTGCTATAATTTCACTATATGCTCTCATACTTATTAAATGTTAGCTGGGTCAAACTTAAATGTTACCTCCAAGTTGAGAGTTACTAGAGACTCCTTGAATACATATATCTTATATATTTTACTATTTGACAATCCAGGAATTTCAAATGGGATATCGCTAATAATGTCAAACGATTCAAGACCAAACTGTTGAGAAGGCGTTGTCATTTGAACTAAGTCTGGATATTCCTTAGGCATTGCTACAAATATTTGCTTAAGCTCTCTAGGACTTGAGAAATTATATTTGTGTTTGATTTCTGATACTAAATCACCAGAACTGTCAATGCTATTGTTCTCTGGGTCTGATTGAACTAGCTGAAGTAAGTAATCATAATTAACATTAGAGGCTGCATACCATTTAGGTAAGATTCCTACAAATATATCATATGCTACTTTAGTAGTACAACTAGCTTCCAGATATGTACCATTAGGATAGAATACTTTAAACGTAAAAGTAGTTTCTTCGTTAATAGGTAAACTCTTTACAGTCAACTGTCCTAATTCGAAATCGTCCTTAGTATATGTTCCAATAAGCTCATCGTTCTGCCATAATTCAGCATAAGATATCACTCCAGTAGAACCTCTAACGAATAGTTCAACGTCTACTATAGAACCCAATAAAGCATACGCAGGAGCTTTAACATCTACAGATTTACCGTAGAAGATTGCATCCATAACCTCTTGAAGATTCAATTTCTCTCCTGGGTCAGTTTCATCTTCAACGAAGCCTACTGTAGTCTGAACTGGTCCACTAGTAATCCAAACAGGCTCTTCTACAATAGAAGCATCCAGTTGTCTCTTAGTTACTAATTCGTCATCTTCTACAGCATCTACTCCCTTCTGTGGGGCAGTAAATGGAACTGAACCATCACGAGGTACATAATGCTTACTATAGATTTCTTTAAGAGTTCCATGAGGGTCATATTGATTGATATGTTCCTCAATAGCCCCTCTAGCCGCATCAATTACCAATTGATTAATAATGGCATCAATTTGAGCTCTTGAATAAGTCTCTGCTCTAGAGTAAGTTTCAGTCTTCCTGAAATAGTTGTTTAGTCTCTGATTAAGTAACGTTACAAATCCGTGAGGGTCTGCATCAACTAAATGTTTAAACATTACATCATCTACATATTTCTTAGTAGATAGATGCCCATCAGCTACTGGAGTAACTCCTAACTGTGGTTTTAAAAATGCAGTAGTTCCGTCACGTCTAACGAAATTCTTGATTAAGTCGTCAACTTGTTCTCTAGTATATAACTCTACCTTCCTATAAATCTGGTCAGTAGTTACATATACTTTAAGTATTTCCTCTACAAGAGGAATTATATTATGTGGGTCTGTTTTAGCTAAATGACTGTCCATTAAAGCAGTCACGAATCTCTTGGTTGTTAAATGAAAGTCTGTCAACGGGTCAACACCTGTTTGAGGTGCTAAGAATGGTGTGGTTCCATCCTCTTTAACAAAACCCTCCAGTTTACTTTCTATAGTAGGAATTATATTATGTGGGTCTTCAGTAGCTAGGTGAGTATCCATTGAGGTCTTAACTGCCTCTAATGTCTTTAAATCTGCTGAAGTCTTATCATAGACATCATTAATGCCAGCAGCTCCAAGATTAATTCTAGCAATTTGTTTATCTGACTCACTCTCAAACTCCCCTAAGCGGTAATCTACTTTCAGAAATTGTGAAGTATCAATTTGTTCGTTAACAGGATTGATACATTCATTTCCAGAACCACCTGGTGTTAAAATAGAGTTATCTGCCATTTATTATTAAGATAAAATTGTTCTACAAATTCAGACCTATTAACTTCATTCTCTTCTAGCAATTCGATGAGACTTATCTCTTCGAGAATTAGTTGGTAGTCATATCTATGCCCCCGTTCTAAATACTTAAGCAGTTCTTTGTATTCACAAATCACCTTATCTTTGAGAGCATCCACAGCCTTGCTCTGGCCATTTGCTGTATTCTGATTTACACAAGCCATTACAACCTCCTATTTGTTCTATGATTCGTTCAGCTTCAGCTAACTGATTAGATTGAACCATATATTTGATTACATTAATAGCCATCCAGACTAAATCTCTCTTGTAGGATAATTCGGCCGCTACAGCATTCTTACTCCAACATTTACTGAAACCTCTGCTATTAAATATTTGCTGGCACAAAGATATATAACATTTCTTAAGAAAACAAATAGACACGTAATTATTATATGTCCTAGAAATTGTAGTATCTTCTACGTTCCTCTCTACTATCTCATCTACAGTTACGGTCGTAGATGTGCCATTAAAATACTTATAGATGTAGATGCCGTCCGAATAGTACACAGTGGCATACATAGTTACAGCTGAACCAGCCGTTTTACCTATCTCTCTATCAAACCAATCTTTAGTCGGCAGAACTATATGATATACATTAAACCACCCATCAAACCCTACTGGCATAGTTACTGACTTATTACCGTCATCATGTAAAGTGTAAACAGGAAGTTGTATTTCAGGCCCATCTGCCTTATTATGTTGTAAGACATCAATAGATACAGTGTCAGAGTACTTGAATCTGTTCTTGACGATGACTGAAGAAGATTCAGGCAAATAGCCATTCTCTCCTGTACCAGTATCGTCAAGTATGATTACCTTACAGCTATCGTTAGTGCAAACTTTAATTTTTAATTCCATTATACGTTCTTCACTTCGTTATTCTGCTGATTCCCATCGTACAATTGGGCTATCTCAATATCTGTTCTTTTGGTGTCATTATCAGAAGTACTCTGCTTATAATCTCTATCAGCGTTAGCCTTAATAAGGCCAATCTCATAGTCATATTCAACCTTCTGCCTATCAATAGCAATCTTAGCTTCATTAAGAGATGCAATCTTATTATTAAGCTGCTCTTTCTCTTGTTCCGCCTTTTGAAGTTGCTTCTGTAGCTCTTCGTTCTGTTGTTGCATCTGTGCAGTGTTCTGAGTTTCTTCTCTTCTCTTTTGAAATGCCTTAGACAATTTAGACTTAAGTTCAGTCATACTTCTGGCAGTCATACACTCCATAGCTATGTCTGGGTCTAATTGACCACTCTTAATGAATTCAATCATTAATTGTTGCATGTTCTGCATTTCCTCCATAATTCTACTACTAGCTATTACATGAATATCATAGTCAGTAAAAGTAAAATGTTCAGGGAGAGCAGTGAACACTTTCTGTAGTTTGTCACCTAGCACTAAAGTTCCAGTAAGTGGTTTATGTTTCCATACCTTCTTAGCACAATTAAGAGAATCAATCAGAATATCCTCTGCCAAAGTATCCATTTGCTGATAGTAAGATTTAGTAATGATATAAGAATTTCTCATACCTGCCTTAACATTACTAACAGCATCCCTGGTTTCTATTCCATTTAATCTCTCTCTAAACACTCCAGTAATAGATGATGTCTGCTCTTCTAACATCTGCAACGCCATATTAAATGCCTGAATAGTATCAGCTTTTAATAAGTCATCGAATCCAGCAAAAGAAGTATTGTTGTTAAATGCCCTACCTTCTTGTGAAGTATCAATAGGAGCCACACCAGTCTTCTTATAGGCAATGAATTTCTGCAATCTTTCAGTCAAATCATCGCCAAGAGCCATAGGTAGCATACTAAAGTCAATCCAGTCTCCACTAGTACCACTATTAGCAATTACATTGTCCCTAAAGAAAGTAATCAAATCATACTTGTCTTGAAGATGTGAACATGCAAGCACAAGTGAATATGGTTCGTTACTTCTGTTTACAAAGAACAAACCATTAACTGACAATCCACAGTGTGTAGGATTATCTTTAGTTCTAACTACATCAGGAGACTTACCAGTAAGAATGTAAATAGATTCTCCGATTTTAACTCCTTCATATCTATTCTCTACATAATCTTCTCCTTCTTTATCAACATCAATCCACTCAACTTCAAACACAGGTATTAACTTATAATTGTAAGTCTCATAGTAGTCGGTAGGGAATCCAGGTATTACTTCTTTACCCGCCTCGAGTCCGTCTGTAATAGGAGCTCCAGTAGCTTGATTGCTCATAGCGCGTACATATATATAACTACTATCGTAATATCCCTCAAACATCTCCTCTAATTCATTGATACTACTTGTATCTAGTTGAGGACCATATTTATTAAGTATTTGTTGCTTAGTTAACCAACGTCTAATAACTACTCTGTAGCTATCTCTAACATATACAGATTCTGGATTTCTATCAACGAATACATTACGTGGGTCTAATACCTCTATTTCTATATTAGTTCTCTTCCTACTAGGATGAACCTGGTAAAAGCTCATGCCAGTTACTAGTAAGTCAAGTAACAGGTTCTTTAACTTAGTAAGTAAGTTAATATCTCTAGATTGGATTATATACTCAACAACATTCTGTGCAGCTATTTCATACTCGCTAACAAAGCTATTATTAATATCTTCTACTAACTTATTAAGTTGAGCCTCTACAGCCTTATCAGTTACTTCTTGTCCTCCTAAGAACGCTAGTATCTGATTATTAAGGTGTTGTTGTAAGTATTGATATACTTCCTTATTAATTTGTAATTCCTTATCTCTAGATATCTTAGATATAGTTTCTTTATCCTTGCATGACACTTTAGGCAGTAATGGAGTACCTAGGTATTCTCCAAGTAAAGCATCAACATGCTTCCTGATAAGAGGAGTAAATTCTATAGAAGTAGGATTACCTATTCCAAAATTCTCTTCTAGATACCTATATTGTTCGGCATCTCTATATCCATTATAATAATTATATGCTTTCTGTAATTTGTACTTAGGAAATACTAATTCTGACACTGCCTTATCAATATGCTCCATTAAGTACTCATCACTCCTGTTCTGTGCACTCATTACAACTCTCTAATCCGTTATATTGTTTATATCCTAGGAAATAATGTGTGTCGCCTAATCTTCTATCTCTTAATTCCTGTCTAAGAAATTTAAGATACGCTACTTCACCACCCTCAAACGATATAATAAGTGGCTTGTCTATATTATTCATGCCAAGTGTTAACTTATAACCCCTATGTGTCCCCTCGGCAGTTTGTAGCTCTTCTAGCTTTAATTTAGCCACATATTCTTTATGATAAATCTGTTTGAATAAATCTCTGATTGCTACTTCTAATTCTTGTAGGGTCATCGTATTGTGTAGGCCATAAATTAAACTTAGGTACTATCTGTTGTTTCTCTGGAATAACTCCTTTATGTCTAATTCCTCTTTCGTCAACCCAATAACCGAAAGGTCTTAGTTTGTTATTAGGACTGTCCATTTCTTTAGGAACTACCCCCATTAATTCCTCGTCTCCTAGTTCGCACATACCCCATGCAGCTATAATATCAAACTTACGTTTATTCTCATAACTGTATTTAATTGCTTCTTCTAGAATTTCTTCAAACCATATATTATGACAATAATCTTCTATATGTTGAGCTATTAAATCTAATTGATGCCTAATTACTACTTCAGTAGCAGGAGCTCCGAATTGTTTACTACGACCTCCTTGTATGTCAGATTGAGTAGCTCTAGGTCTTCTCATCAAATGTCTATTCTCTTTATGTTTCTCTCTAAAGAATTGCAGAGTAGACATTCTAGTAGATTCAAGAACAGCCTGACAATCGTAATACTGCAATATCTTAAGACATGTCATATGTGCTTCACGTAAAGTCTTAGGTCTGTCCCTATAATAGCACACTATTTTAGGTTCATCTAACCCATAAGCTCTCTTTTTAACTACTACACAGAAATCAGAAGGGTCTTGAGTCTTATCAGAAGTGTCTTCACCACCCATATCAATACCGTCAATACCAGCAACATATAAATTTCTAGGTACAGCTCCATGTTCTCCTCTAATCGGATGTTCAAGTATCTTAACCTTACCTTTAGGATTACTAACAAATCTTACACTATCAATTGCTTCCTCTGTGTGCTGGTTGTTAGTAAAATTATACTCTAACTGGCCTACATCAATATGTGGTCCCAGTTTATGTAATTTAATATTAGCAAGTTGCTCACTTAACAATACAGTATTAAACTGGTTATCTCCTTCTAGAGCCAAAGCATCATCAGGAGTAAAACAGAACTCTGCACATGCAATTAAATGCTCCTTCGGGTTAGCTAGTAGAGCTTCTCTTTGGTCTAAATAGAACTTCTTAGCCTTCGCAGTATTAGTAACTCCTCTATCGTCTACATATCCATTTGCTGCTACGAATGTATAGGCAGGTATGAAGAATGAGGTAAAAGCATAAGACCCGTCTTTAGTATGGTTATGTTTATAAGGTAAGAAATTATATCCAGCTGGATTATAAAACATCTTACTAAGTCCGTCAAGTGCAGGTCCCTGGTCTCCACCTGTTCCCCACACAAATCTAGTTCCAAACTTATTACCTAGAATTTCTACAAGAGCTGTACTCTGTAAGTAAGTCTTTACTAGGATTGGGTTAGAACCAGATTCTTCAAAGAACAATCTATCCACACGGTCTCCACGGAGTTTACGAGGAACATCTACTACGAAGCCAATAATGTCTGACATGAATCCAAATTCTTCTCTGTCTTTAGTAAGAAGAGAAGCTCTCTTATGCATATCAGAATTATACTTCTGTCTTAGATGTCTCATGCCGCCTTCTGTATCAGCATTTAAATATTCAAGCTGTTCCCAGCATTTACGAAGCACGTCACTAACGAATTTCTCGGTAAATGCTACATATACTGTATGTGAACCTCTAACAGTTGTATATAACCTAACTCCTAAAGATGCTGCAATTTCGGAGAATCCGACTCCACGAGCTTTAAGGGCGCACACATCCTTCTTCAACTTCTCACACATTTCTATGTAATGGAAGTACTCATACTGCTTACTAAAGAATGAAGGGAATGTAGTTTCACGACCGGTACCAGCTTGAGACACATCGGTGTTCTTTAGTCTATAATAATTAAGGAAGAAGTAATTATCACCTGTGATTCTATACCCATGTGATTCATATCCTTGATTACATCTTCTAACCTCTTCGTCCCAAAAGTCATTATACTTCTTTGTTCCTTCCGGATAAGCACAGTATTTACCGTTTCTTAGTTTAATCTGTCTAGCTTCAGTGAACCACTCTGGATTAAAATCCAGTCCTCTTTCTTCATCCACTGGTCGATATCCAGTCAGCTCATAAGATAGAGTAGGGTCGAAATGCTTAATCTCGGTATCTAATGATACATCCCATTCAACATTAGATGTTTTAATTGAATTGTCCTCTATGACAGGATTCATATGTTGAACAGCTTCTATTAACTCTGGTTCTACTCTCTGTATTAACTCTTGAACTGTTTCTGGAACTTCGACTTTCTTCTTAGGTCTACCACGTCCAGCCATAACTAATCTAAATGTCCTTTCTTACCTTCACCTCTGATACCAGTCTCTTCTTCTTGCTCTTTCTTGTACATATACTCAAGAGTTTTAAGTTCTTCTATAACCTTAGAAACTGATTGCATTTCTTTCATTACATCAGCCACTTTCCAAACAGGTCTATTAGTAACTGGGTCTCTTTCAGATAAATCTATGGTGTCAAAGTAATCAGTAATTCTATCAACTACACTTTGAGCAGACTTAATGAGTTTAAGTGCTCTAGATTCGTTTTGAATATCTCTGTACTTCCTACATGCGGCTCTGAAGATTGGGTCTGCCCATTCCTCTTCACTTAAATTAGCATCCTGAAGACATGCTTGATGCCTTTCCTGCTCTGTATAATCAGAGTATGGAGATGCCCAATCTAACATTAGCCATATGTAAACAAGCTCTCTATAAGCTCTTGATTTGCAAACTCCCGTAGGGTCTTCTTTGGTCTTATTCCTTTCATTAGTCCATAGAGCTGCGAACTCCTTAATAAGAAGAACCTCTGGCTCATTCACAATCACCGAATTAGTACCATTATCAAATAGGAATACTTTCATATTTATTTGTTTTTATAAGGCTTACCAGCTAGTGCTTTCCTCTGAAACCCATTAAATTTCATTTCTCTAGTGCTATCTGCTGAGCCTGGTCCACCTTTAATGTGTTTAATAGCATCACCGCTAGCTTTACTAGGAATACTCCATTTATTGCTAACAGTTCCGCCCATATTCTTCTTAATTCTCTTCTTAGCCATTCCTCCGCACTTGAACGAAGTAATAGTGCCACCGCTTAACTTTTTACCTATATTACTACCTCTAGTTGCACCTGCTCCGCTAGCACCTCTGCCGTTGGCCTGGTCTTTCATATCAACTTTCATTTTGTCTTTTAAAGGTAGTCCTTTGTAATCTGCTTTGGACATCTTCTTATAAGGGAGCTTCTTATTACTAACATTATATACTCCCTTACTGGTGTGTACAGTATCAGTCTTATTAACTGCTATTTTATCACCATTCTCGCTCTTCTTAATGCGTCTCTTGGCTTTACCTCCACATTTATCTTTGAATACGTCCATAGCTTTACTGCCTTCAGCCATTGCTTTCCTTCTACATTTAACACATCCTCCAGCCATGAATCTCTCTACCTCATAACCTTCTGGACACTTACCTTGCAATCTGCTAATGTAGTTAATTTTGGCTCCCATCTTAGCCATGATAGTTTGATTATTCTCCATACTCTTGTATTGTTTATAGATTTCATTAATTTCCCTCTCTGAGAGTTTGGATATAGTATCCTCAAACTCCTGCTGAGACTTAGGCTTAAATAACTTAATAAGGTAGGCAGAGAACAACTCTTGGTCGTCCTGCCCACCTTGTTGAAACTTAGTTGCCATTATAGTTTAATTAAGTCTTTAGTATTAAAGATAGCTTCTTGTAGCTCTCCTCTTGTAGAGAACCATCTACATCTAATACCCTTGAAATATTCATCTTTCTTCTCATCCTTAGATGGTCTAAACGTCATCGTCTCTTTCTTAACTACAATCATCTGAGGTTTATATGGGATGTCTTGTCTTAATGTTACTACATCTCCTGGTTGATAAAACACTTTCTCTTCCATTATTCTATACTTTTAAATCGTTCTTTTAAACCTTCATTAATAACCACCTGCACTTGCTGTTCAGCTACAACTTCAAATCCTTGTCTGAAGAACGGAACAGGTACTCCAGAAGAACGCCTATAATATATATCGTCTCCCGGTTTAATAAACTTACACAAAGGACTTACTTCTATAACATTAGCTACAACTGAAAGTTGATACTCTGTATCTTTCTCTCCGGTGTCTGGATTCTTAAATGCTCCGTCATATTCTGGTATAATAAGTCCGCCTTTAGTCACTTCTATCTTTTGATACGGATTCTTAGCATAAGGTCTAACCAATACGTATGAATTAATAGGCATAATTTCCATACTATTCATCTTCTCTGTTACTTCCTCCGCTTTCTCCAATTCATCTTTAATGTTCTTATTAAGTGCTTTAGTGTAAGTATCTACTGCTTTATTATGTGCTTCCACAGCAGCTTCTTTCTTTAAATCTTTAAATCCATCTGCACCGGCAAAGCTTAATCCTTTACCCCCAAACATTACATCCATTGTTCCGTTATTACTCATAATTTAAATCATTTACCATTTACATGCTGGACATGAAGACTTAATATCTCTAACTTTAGCATTAAGTCTACACCCGCATCCACGTTTATAACCATCTTTACGTTCTGTTGATATATCTCCTGTTTTAGGGTTTAGCCACAGTTTACTGCTACATACATACCCCATAAACGAATCCTTCATAATAGGACATTTCTTACATATTCTAATACGAGCTTTAGCTATTTCTTCGTTATTACCCAGTAACTCGTTCAAGTGCCCATTTACAATATTAGTAATTCCCATAGATTTCTAATGAGCTTTAATTATACTTTACTTTTAATATCTCAAATCCCAGTTTGAAAGATACTCTATGATTATGAACTAGCTCATTAGAACTCTATAGGCTTTCTCTTCTCCTTGATTTCCTCAAGTATACACTGTTTTTTCCAATGCTTACACATACGTTCCACATCATCTTTAAGATAATCTAACTCATGTTCTGTAACGTTACCATTATGGTCATAATGTATAAGCAATAGCTTCTTAATAACAAAATCAGGATTTAATTTCTGAAGCATCCATGCATAGGTAGATAGTTGTAAAGTATAATGTACTTTATTACAGTCCATTAAGTTATTCATAGGATACTTCATCATTTGACTCTTCTTAGTCCTGGTATCAAAGTAAGATTTCTCGTCAATACTTTTATTAGTCTTGTAGTCAACAATGTAAATGTCATTTCCGTCCTTAATAAGTAAGTCAATTTGACCTGCCAACCTAAACTTATTGTCGTCCGACCTTCTGTATATCATATATTCAGGGAAGACTCCTCTTTCTATGCTTAGTAGGTCTAAGTTATTCTTCTCTAAAGATTCATTAGTATTAACTTCAAAAGTTCCGCCTAAACCGTAACTTCTCATTTGGCATGAACTCTTACCTAAGTATTGATGTTCCAAATCACTATGAATCTTTGTACCTCTTTCCTTGGAATCGGCATTAGTTTTAGACCACTCATCCAGTATATCCTGTTGTGCAGAATTAAACTCCGTCTCATTTAAATCGTACATGTCTAAGAAGTACTTCTTATCAAAACGTTTAGTTTCTAATAGTCTCTTCTTCTCCATGGCAAACTGTTCAGCACTTAATAGCTTCTGTAATGCTTTGTACTGCGACCAGAAATCACTGTCGAACTTTTGACAGAACTCATGTATCATTGTTGTTACTGAAGTGTATATAGTATTGTCGATTTCACTCCAATACATATGGGAAGAATCGTTGTAACATATTTCCTTGTTCCTCTTGTCTACTTTCATAATTCATTTTAAATTTCTTCCTAATTGAGTTATAATCTAATAAGGTAGATAGAGGTTGGACACACGGAGCAATAACGGAGTTATAGTACCCCAAATAGTACTCTTTAGTAACTGGATAAATAACAACAATCATTCCTATAGGTCCATCAATTCCAGCAATCGGATACATCGCAGCAGACTTTGCTCCAGATTCTTCTAATAAAGCTACTAAATTAGGGAATGTTCTGTAGTAGTTCTCAATAGTGTCCATTCTAATGAATTGGTTGTCATTAATCCTTCCAAGCTCATCACCGTAGTTAATATACTCCAACTCTTTCCATATCTTAATAGTTGCCTTAGTTTCATACCCTCTTCTCTTCTCTGTAAGAGCTGTTAAATAACGATATGATAAACCATGTGTACTTTGTAAGGTATTATGGTAATTCAATAACAAGACATTCGACGCATCCTTATCTTCCATAAGAATATGCTCTATATGCCCGTTAACTTGTGGAGTAATCATCTCTGTATATTTCTCAGCTAATACCTTCTCCGTAACAGCTGCCTGTCTATAATCTTCTAAAATAGCTTTAGTGTGTGAAGAGAAATGAAGCTCTACCATCAAGAATGCAAGCATTATAATGACTATCGTCTTAACACCAGAACTCCAACTGTCAATCCACCTGTACACCTCTTTTAGTTTGCCCAATAACATTAATCTACTGATTTAAAGGTTAGAGATTAATAATAGTTTAGTTTCTTTATTACTTATTTACATTGACACCTTAAATCATTAATTCATCTGATTTGTTTGATAATGTGCAAATTTAGCAATACCTTTGTGAATAAAAAAGTGATTTAACATGTAATTTAATTATGGAATTTAACGCAGAGGAATTATCAAGAATTAATGAGGCTCTGAAAGAGTTACTCGATGATGCGGACCTAGAAGAGGTTCCCATGTTTAGATGTGGTAGTAAGTTAGTAAGGAAAGATAAAAATGGAAGCAAGATTCATATTAAGAAGAAGAATCGCGGCAAATTTACTGCATCAGCTAAGAAAGCTGGACAGAGTGTTCAAGAACATGCTAGGTCTGTACTTAACAATCCTAATGCGACTCCGTTACAGAAGAAGAGAGCTAATTTCGCTAGAAATGCCGCTAAATGGAAGCATTAACTATGAAATTTAAGTACGACAAATCTAAAGGATTGCTATTCTTTATCAATCCGTTACTTCCGGTAAAAGGATATTCATTTATGAATATTTGTGCTATTATGTTTACTAGAAGTGAGGATTATATAAAGAGAATGAGTCAAGCTACAGTTACACATGAGAAGACTCACACGAAACAGATATTAGAAATGGGAATAGTATTCTTCTATTTATGGTATGTTTTGGAGTGGTTTGTACGACTATTCATTGATAAGAATGGTCATACAGCATATAGAAATATATCATTTGAAAGAGAAGCTAGATACGCGGCTGAACATCCAGAATATAAGAGGAAGACTTTCAGCTACGGTTGGCTTAAATGGATATTATGAGAATCTCAACTAAAGGAAGAGGGATTATTAGGGCACAACAGGGAGCTGTAGCAAGACCTAATCCTAAAGAGAATTATAAATTGCCAGAGGACCAGAGATATCAAGCCCAAACTAGAGGGATGAAAGACTTTGCTATAGAATGGTATAAAGAACGTGCTAAACAGCCTAAGTATCAATCTCAAGTTAATGAATCTAACCTTGCTAACATTACTGACCAAATTAACAGGGCAGAATATGTAGAACCTTCTAAGTTCTATTCTAATCCAAATGTATATAAAGGGAAGGTTGGTAATGTGACTCAAGCTGCCCAAGTAGCTATGAGACAAAATAAGGGAGCAGCATATCCAGCAGGATTGCAATACACATACAATGCTCCTTCATTCCCATTCTCTGGAAGATTTAGCGATGTGTCTTGGCATGAAGGTATTGGACACATGGTTGGAGATAATAATCCGCAGATATTAAAGGCCAATCCTGGTATTAATAACAGAGTGGATTATGAATCCTCTACACCATTAGAGTCTCAAGTGTACAGCTCCCAACCTAATGAAAGACATGCGGACACGTGGGGATTTAGAGGAGCCAATGTAAATATGAAAGATGCGAATGGTAATTATTATATTGACCCTAATAGGCAATTAAAAGGTACAGATATTCAGGAGATGAGAACTAAGGGAGCTAAAATACCTTCAGGGTTTAATACCCTTAGTGATGACGAGATAGCTAAACTGCATAATACCTTCGCTAGTAATGCTAACAACAAAAGAAGTAATACTATGCTAATAGCTAAGAGAGGTGTGCAAATTAAACGTAGAATTATTAAATAATAACAATCATGGCTTTAATTCAAAATGAAGACAACAAATGCCCTACCACTAAACAAGTGAATGACGCACTCAAGTCTATGGGGGGGGGTTCAGACCCTAGTTTTAACAACACAAGATTTGATTTATCCAGGTAGAAGTAGTAATATAGAGGTTAACAGTGCTGATAATGCTGTAATGGAGATTGTGAAGTCTAATATGACAGACATGGTCCCATTTCAGTTACTGTATTATGGAGTATCTAATGGTACGCCAACATGTATTAGTGTGACAATAGTCGGAATTCCAATAGCTAATTTGTTCACATTATACGTAAATGTAAATCAAAGTGGTTTACAGCACTTTAGCCTTAACAAAGGCTCCAATCAAAAGTGGACTGCTTCTACACTTAGTAATTCTTAACATTTAAGAATTAAAGTACATTAATCGCAGTATGAGAAATTTTATATTTGACGTCTGGGTTTGGTCTAAAGCCAAACACTCCAGACTACTTAAGCAAATAAGGGTAAAGGCACTATCGTTTCCTTCAGACATGTTCTGTTTGAACGAAGCTGCTAAAGATGCAGATGTATCACCCTACATGAAATCAGATGAATTTGAAGTAACAATTGGTAATTTAAGAGAATATCAAGAATAATGGAAAGTACTAATGAATTAGTAACAGCAGCTGAAGCTAGAGCAGAAGGCTTGAGCTTAGACGGAGTTGCGAACAATAGATGCATTACTAAGCAACAGTTCAATGATAACCTACCGTCGGGGGGGGGGTATTGCTGACGCTATAGATTTATTAAACGGTTCACTAGGCGGCAGCACCCTAATATTCTTTAATAACACTACTACAGACACTACAATGGGTATATCAATCATAAGTATGTATGGTCAAAGCACATCGGCTACACCAGATATTCCTGCTTCATCTATGGTGGTATACCCTATAGCAGGTGCTATAAGAAATGTATCTTTGTTTGGCAATAGTGTGATTGGAAGTAATACTTACGTAGCATTCCTATTAAATAATACAAAGAATATGAATTACTATTCTAATTATGAAACAGATAAACTTATTATAGGAACTAATCAGAATATACCAGTACAGGGTCTACTTGCCGTTATGTGTATAAACAATACATAGCAAGTATTTAAAATGACAAATAAAATTGCAACAGAACAATATTTAATTAATTTAGCTGGTGGAGGTACAAATACTCCAACCAAGTGTGCCACTAGAGATAGAGTAGAGTTCTTCGGACTTGAAACTAACGATAATTACGCTAATAATCAGTTAGTTAAGGAAGAGGATATACAGTTGTCAACATTCCAGTATGACTTCAATATACATGTTTCAATAACTAACTCTGGGCTTACGTCTAAATCCTATGACTTTGTAGCAGATGTTTACATAGATGGAGTTCCAGATGGGTTTATAACAATTCCTAGGTCTGGAACTCTAGACTATCAAGGGGCAACTTTCTTTGACAGAAACTTCCACTTTAATTTACCAACTGATTTAACTAATGTCTCTAAATTATTGTTCACTGGATATTTCAGTACATACAGGGTGACTGTAGATGCAGATAATGTAACAAATAACGCAGTATGCCAATCTGGGGTAACTACTGAAATACCAATAAATCAGGCATATATAGGAGGTGACACAGCTAATATTTCTATAAATGTAATTATATAATGAAGTTTGTAACATTCTTAAAGCAAGTATTCACATCCCACTCTGGCATATCATCTAAGAGACTCTGCGGAGTAGTAGGGTGGTTTGTCTGCTTGGGAGTGTTAATATACTGTGCAATAAACGTAATTCAAGCCCCATTAATGATAGACACAGTCCTGTTGTGTTGTATGGGATTGCTTGGCATAGATTCAGTAACAGGAATATGGAAGAGATTCACCAATAACGATAAATCGAATAAATAATGAAAGTAATACCTAAACTACAACAAGGAAACACCATAGAGTCCGATAATACTAAAGTAGTTAGGCCAGAAATTCATGAACCTATTAAAGCTAAACCTAGACAGTATTCCATTGTAGATTTAGGTGGAGAACCTTCTAATGATACCAGGTCAGCTGCTGAAAGAAATAGAGACTATTGGCATCCTATTAAAGGAGCTAAAGCCAGATTCAGGGCTTCTATGTCCAATGAGACTAATCCTCTAGTTGGAATAGAAAGAACTATACTTCCTTCAGCAGCTGGTGCTGCATTAGTAACAACTCCAGCCGCTGTTGTAGGAGGAGCTTTAGGTAATATGACTGTGGATAAGCTTACCGGGGGCTGGGGTAATTGGTTAGAAGATAAGACTGGCATTCCGTCTGAAATTGGAGTTTATACTAATCCAGGAGCTTGGTATGGTGGTGCTAAAGGATATAAGATTGGAAAGGACAAGTTAATAACTAAATCAATTAAAGGTGACGCTGACTTAGCTTGGAATCCTATTAACAAGAATCATTGGATATTTAATAAGGAAGCAAGGACTCCTTCTAATATAGCAATGGCAACAGCTAACAGAATTACTCCATTTCTATCTAAGGTAGAGAAATTACCATTAAAAGTGGCTGCTTATAAAGCTGCCAAGAGAACTAACGGTAATGCATCAGTAAGTTTGCAAGATATAAAAACAATGCCAGCCGACTACACAGGTTCTTCAATACTAGGTGGAGGAAATTTAGAAGGCAGGAATCTATTAGCTAAATATATATTTGATGAGAATCCAGTAGTTAAAAGAATGTTCTTTAATAAAGCTACTAGTAATATCAAACCTATTAGCCGTAATGAAGCAAGGAGAGGATTTAGTCATGGGGATAGATATGAGCAGCTTTATCCTGGAGTTCATAACAGAAGATACGAAATGAGTGCAGTAGTACCCTCTGGTAGACCTCTTAAGTTTGAGAATGTTACAAAGTTTACTGATTATGCTGGAAAGAATCCAATCAGCAAGGTTGTTGGTAAGGAGACTGAACCAGTAATGCGTATGGGAGATAAAGAGTTCATGACCTTTAGGCAGCCAGGAACTGATTATATAGGTCCTATTGATGACGTTGCCGGACGCTTGGTTAAGTTTCAAATGAACAAAGGTAAATTAAGACAGACTTCTCAAGATATGTGGAAATTTAATCCTGCTGACTATGCTAAGAGGTGGAATGATTCTCCTAATACTGCTAACCAAGTTAGGCTTATTAAACAAGCTGCATTAATGGATAAAGTAGGTCGTCCTTTCATATTGCAGCAATCTAATCCTATATGGATTGAAGGTAAGTCTGTTAGAAATCCGGAATTGGTAACTATGGCACATGGTGGAAGATTTGATTTTAAGAAGTCCCCTCTGTTAAAGAAACAAGAAGAGATTAACGGTAAAAGGGACATGCGTAAGAAGTTCATCAAATCAAGTTGTCCAACCTATAAGAAGCGAATCAAGAAAGCTCAACAAGGAATGAGATTTGTTAGTTATAATCCAGTAAGTAATCCTACAATAGATTACACTGATATTACTAATCCTATTAATCCATTTAGTGAGTATAATTATAATACAACTTACGATAAACCAGAAGCTTTAGTAGTACCAGTAAGAGATACTGAAGAAACTGATGTAGTAGCTAATAATCCTACAGCAGAGCCAGTAATTAATAAGCCAGTAGCTAGTAAACCTGTTACCGATAAACCTGTTACTGCCAACTCAACTTGGAAGAGTCCATATACTAACAGAAGACAATGGTCTACAGAACTTATTAATGCCTATAAGAAGGCAGGTATTACTAATGATAATGCAATTAGAATGTTATTAGCACAAGACGCATTAGAATCTAGTTGGGGTAAGTCTGCACAAGGTAAATACAACTTTGGCAATTTAACTACTGGTAGTTCATGGAAAGGTGATTATGTAACTGGTAATGATAAAAATGCTAAAGGTGAAGCTATTAAACAGAAGTTTAGGTCTTATAATTCTATGGATGAGTATGCAGCAGACAAGATACAATTCTTAAAGAGACTATATGACTTTGATGAGAATGATGATATTAATAAGTTTGTAGCTAAGCTTACTGGTTCTAATAAAGGTAAGAGAAGATATGCAGAAGCTACTAATTATGCTAAAGTACTTACTGGAGTATATAATGGTATTCCTAAAGGTGAGAATGGTATGATTATTAAATATCAAGAACCTGCACAACCTATTAAATATATGGGAGGTTATGATAAGAGAGGTAACATGGTATTGCCAGTTACTAATGAGAATGGTATGAATAATGTAACTTTACCAGAAGTAACAGTTACTCCTAGGAATATTAATCTAGCAGGAGCTGTAGATAGAGGAAGGAGAGAAGCCGCACCTTATGTTAGTACATTATTAACAGGTGCAATGTTTGGGCCTCTTCCAGTATTGAGTGAAGCTATAGGTAGTACAACAGTTGATGAAGCTACTAGAGAACTTAGTAAAGGTAAATATAATACATGGGGGAGACATGATGACTAATGCTGGAATGAATCCCGTCCTTGCAGAATTTACTAATCCTGGTTCATATATAGGACTGCATGGTTTTAATAAGTTTGGGCCTAGACTTAAACCAGTGGAGGATTTAGCAGCTAGTGGTAATAAATGGGCTAGAGCTAGAGTAATTAGTAAGGCTATAGATAAAGGGACTCCTTCAGTTGAGCCATTGCCCAATAATGTAGGTTGGGGACCTAGACAATCCATACATGTAGTACATGATAAGAATAGTGCTAGACTCCCGAAATTATACTTTCCAGAAAGGTGGGATGCTATTCATGAAGGCGCTCCTGAAGTTGGTATATGGTATCAAGGTAAATTTGGCAATCCAAGAACAGCAGCTAATCATTCTATACCAGGTAAGGCAGAGAAAGCAGCTAAGGCTAGAGAGAGATTTGCCAAGAGACCTTACAGAGTAGAAGGTGATTTAGAGTTAGAGAGACCAATAGTTACTGTAGGTGATGTACCTAACAGGGCAGCATTAGAACGAGCAGCTGATAAGATGAGTGCTGACGGGGTAATCTTTAATAATGTATATGATAATGGATATTCTAATAACCAAGTAATCTTTAGTCTTAGAGATGATTTGAAGAATGGTAGAGTGTTTAAGAAAGGAGCTAAGCCATTAGAGAAGAGCCAGTTCATTGATACAGGAACTTCTATGAATGGTGATTTAGACATTAATAAGAACATACAGAATTTCGTGGAATATCTACTAAATCCTGAAACGCAACAGAGAATCGCTAGTATAGATGCAGAACTAGGGACTAAGTATGGCGAAGCAGCTAAGAGATTTGTCGATAGATATAACAATGGAAACTTAACTGTACTTCCCAGAAATAAGAGAGATGTAGGTTTGGATAATGATATAATAAAGTTCTCTAGGTCTGTCCCTAGTGAGGAAATACTAACTACTAAAGACTTCGATAGAATTGCCTTTGAGATACTTAGGGACGATTTTGCTCATGTACCGGGTCATGAAGCTAAGCATGGAATAGAAACTGTGCAAGCAGCATTATTAAAAGATATGACTCCAACTGAGTATCATCAGTACGCTAAGACTGGAGGACCTAGGCTACAAGCTCTAATGAAGGACAATATAGTATCAGAAGATGAGTTTGTTAAACGGATAATGAAAGAACATCCAGAGTATAACGAAGTAAGTGTTAGAAATAAATATAAATATCTAACTATCCCTTCAGAGTTTAACTCCCAACTACATCCCTTAATAGAGTTTGAACAAAGAGCAGGTAAGTCTGGAGTTCCCAACTTCAAGAGTGTTGATGAGATTGATAGACTTATTAATAATAATCCTTATGTGGGGACTAGTGAGAATAATGGACTTAGAAATCTTAGACTTCTATTTAATTATATAATTAAGGATAAGAATGAATTTATGAGAAGATTTAATAAGTATGGATTTGGGGTAGTTCCTGCAACTACTGTTATTAACAATTATGATAATGAGTGATGCATTTGTACCATGGTGGGGTGATAAAGAGGTAGTTACTGAATATGTAGCTCCTGGAATTAGATATATAAGAGATGCCAAGACAGGTGAGCTTTTGGCATTTATAGAGGGAGAGGAAGATGATGATATGCTAGATGAACAACCTAGTAACAATACTTAACATATTGCCATTTGTTTAATCAGTTGATAATGAGTAACTTTACATCATAAAACAAAGCCAGACTGCTGTACACAATCTGGCTTTGAACTTATCTACGCGGACGTCTTCTGTAATGCTTACAAACGTGTTCCAGTTTGCGATACCTTACACGAATGTACGAGTGCACGAAGACAGTTTTTGCTCGTAAGCTATTTCTGCTCATAATACTCTGAATTAAATTAATAACTAACTAATCTTTGTAGATAGTAAGCATCTCTTTAGCTAGGGTGTATGACATAATAGTTTACGATGCAAATATAAAGATATTTATTGAATTATCAATAGCAAATGATGAATTAATATGACTATACGTAAAGTTAAGAAGCAATTAAAGAAGTTTATAGATAAGAAGGCTACTCCATTAGAGGACATGTCAGTTGTTACTTGGGTATATGACTTTAAGCCTACACTAGATTTTAAGTTCAATAAACTTGGATTCTATTATGACAACTCAAATGGCACGTACACTAATGGAGTATTAATCTTTAAAGGTACAGTTACTCCTTGGCATATAGGATACAATAAGAACGGAGACTTAAAGTTCTGTGATGCTAAGGTTTACAAAGTAAAATAAAATAAATATGAGTAAAATAGTAACACAAGACAAACTGAATGAATTGACTGGAATGTCAATAGATTATGGGAAGGGGGGGGGTATTGTCCTCACTACCAAACCATAGTTAGTCTCTGGGGTAGCGTAGTTGCGTCTAGTAACTACCAGCCAAATCAATTAGTTAAAGAAGAAGATATAGTTGTAAATAAAGACTTATTCCTTATTAATGCGGAGACAGGTAGTTTATACTTTGCTGGCGGTGGTACCTATGCTCAAATTCCAGCTATAGACGGCCATGAGGATTTTATATACATAGCTGGAGGAGGTGAAGCAATTGGAGCATTGTCTATGCTTGGAGGATTGTATGTAGTTAATCAGTCTACCAAACAGTGGGAATTAAAATACAAAGATACTGTAAGAGCTTATGGTTATGCTCGCTTGGCTAGGTTCTCTACTGGCTGGGTATTTTATAAGGGAGCAGGAGGAGACGGTAAGAACTATGTTATTATAGTGTATGATGACGGTACAGTAAAGGAGCGTAGTGTTGTAGGTCCAGTCAGTAGCATATCAACTGGGCCTTATGATTACTGCTGTGTTGGGGCATCATATCAGGGAGGAGCTAGAATATATACCTTCTTGGCTACATCTGTACCAGATTCTCTTACTTATTATACTCCAGGAATGTTTACACCAAGTGCAGTAATACAAGGGTTTCATTCTTCGCCAAGAAGTGTAGTATATAGCACTACTAGTAATTATACATACGTTAGTGCTAACCCAACTGGAACTCAATGGACTGCTGCAACCACTAGACCACAACTAACAGGTTTGACTAAAGGATTGTATGTAAATGAAGCTGGGACTAATACATTTATGCTTATAGGAAATAATATGAAGAGTGTGTCTACAGATAGGGGTAATAATTGGACTACATCTACACTAGGTGAATATACTCTTACTGATTTAATATATGTAGATTCAAATTGGTATGCAATTGGTTCGAATGGAACTAAAAGACTCCTATTGCAGAATACAGCTTCTACATTTGACCAAAGTAATAAAATACTTGACTTGCCTGACTATTCTAGACAAGTAATTAAAATTAATACATAACAGGTTGATATAATAAAGCCCGAGCCTAGTAATTAAACTAAGTTCGGGCTTTGTTGTTTATAATAAGATTCCGTCTCGGTAAGTGAGAATACGTCAGAGCACACTGTCGTAGACCACCAAGACGAAGATGTAAAAACTATCTTAGGCTTTGTGCCTAGCATCTACTGGCTGGTATCAATTTATTATATAGCTGTAGTGTCTATAGAGAATGTCACGTACCACCAATATAAATCATCTGCATTATCTATCCCAACTTCCAGTAGCTGTGACCAAGTTACTCCTTTGCATTTCCGTAAGTCCTTAAGTACATTCAGCACATCTTCCATGGGATTAATGATACATCCTTCAGTTCCATTTGTTCCATTGCTTATTGTCATATAAACTTGTAATTTAGATTCACCTCTAGGAATAACAGCAAATGTTTCATAATGGTCTTTTATATTCAAAATAATATCTTCTATATGTTCTAGAACATTGGCTTGTAAGGGTTCGCCAGTCAGGTTACACATTCTTAAGCCTTTGGGGGTTCTTTCATAATATAAATGCTTTAAGGACCCAAGTGTATCATACCAAGTTCCAGAGTTAAACAGTTTAATTACTTGTTTACGTTCCTCCTCATTATAAGGACTCCACCTATTCCCAAATCCTCTACTGGTTCTATCATTGTATGTTTCTGTTCCCGATTGTACTATATAGTCAATGATATCATCCAAATTAGATTCTACTATTTCAGTAGCATAGTCTAAGGGATACTTTCCGTCAACTACTTTAGTAGTATCAGTATCAAGAATGGGATATTCTTCATATGAGAACAACAGTCCTCTAGTTTCGGAAGTAGAAAATATGCAGGCATTTGTGTCAAATAGAAAGCTGTCAGCCTGATGTTTTACTCCTGTTAGACAGTCAATACAGAATTGTTTTATCTTATCTCTTTGTGCCTTTAATGATGATGCTATATCATTACAATTGAACTGTAAATTTATAGATTGCATATCAAAGTAAAGGATTAGCCATTTATTATACTCCTCATTTGTCATAGTTCATCAATCAAAACTTCCAAAACTAGCTACTAAGCTCATTGGTATGTGTATTGTATCTTTTACTCTGCGAGTACCGTCCTCATCACAATGATTCTCAATGCCTCTTCCCAATATTATTGATTTGTCGTCCATATATGCCAAGTAGCCCACTGTGGTTATCAAATTCTCATCTGGGCATTTTCCTAGTATATGTCCTCCACGCAATACGTATCTATTATCCCAATGAACCCACATAGGTTCTCCTACTTCATATCCTAGTTTCTGTACATTTAATTTATTATCCATATTAACTACCTACAAGTATTTTAACATTACCAGTCTCTATATCGAGAGTAGCTTTCTCAAGCCATAAATCTTCTATACGGTGTCCCCATATTCCATACTTACCTGGATTCTCCTTCTCTTCTTCGTAAATCCTTCTATATGCAAGAACTATTTCATTTATCAAATCATTCAAAACGATACATTTAACAGTGAATGTGTATGGATTCTTTAGTGGATAGTCAATAGTCACACTTACTGTATGGTTTTTAAAATAGTTATCAACGTCACTAAAGAGAAAGACTCCTCGGCTACTGGAGAAGTCGCAGATTTTTATATGCACTCCCTTAGGTATTATACTATGTTCTTTCTCTATTGTGAACTTAATAGGAAGCCTATTTATTACTTCCTGCATATCAAAGTCCTTGTCACCATATACACCTATTCCAGATTCTTTATGCTGAACATACACATAATACATTAGCCTATATTGATTGTCTCCTACACAAACATCTAGCTCATGCATACTAATATCATAATCTGGATTTAATTCCCTAATTTCATTTAGCCTATCATTCTCCATAACTCATTAATTACATACAAGTGTGAACTAATACATCTCCCTCACTATATTCTCCTAGATAGTTATCATTAAAGATTGCACAGATGATTTGGTTTGCTTGTTCCTCTGTTATCAAATTGTTCTCTAGTAATTTGCCTACTAGGACAGGTACTATCTCCTCCACTTCATCAACATTAATTAATCGCTTTCCCATTCTTCTTCTAATGTATTATATAATTTAATAAAATCTTCTCCTTTATATTCACATACACATTCATTATCCTTATTAAAGATAGTAAGCATGTGCATATCCTTAGATTGTCCATTGTCTACATAAGAATACATCCCGTGTACCAATACGTATTCGGGATGTTTCTCATTCCAGTTATTTACAAGTTCCTTCATCACTAAGTGTTATTCCATTACTAGCATAAGATATAAATGTACCTGTGTCATATGGTCTCCAGCCACTATCATCTCTACGTATAGTAGTTGTCTGTCCTACGTTAAATTGTGGAATCTCTACTATATTATCAAGAACTCTAAATAAGTCCTCTATTGATAAGTTTGGAAGTATCTGATGTAAATTCTCTAATGTCCTTCTAACATCAATCATAATAGTATATTTTAGCAAATTGTACATCACCTATACTAATATTAGGCAGTAATACTTTATATAGTTCTGTAGATTCAAATGTATCTTTATATTCTCTCGGAACTAATAGAGTGTCAACATGATGTCCTCTAGATATTCTAGCTAGATAGGAAATTTTACTGTCATCAAAGTCTGTAAGTTCCAACATAATGGCATTATGATGCCTAGGACAATTTCCACTAAGTATTATCATAATTACTTTTCCTGTAGTAAGATTCTCATCTCTTCCTTCCAGTTCTTATACCACTGTTCATTAATAAGGTCTTCTGATTCAATTAATTCAATCAAATCCTTAGTGCCATTATGAATTTGGCTACATAAATACTGTGCTAATTGGTTCTTTAATTCATCCATAATTATTAGTCTTTAGTTTTAACATAAAGTTGGCAATGGCAAGTCCCTTCTTCCATTTCCCTAAACTCTTTACACATACATACTGTATCTTCATCTCTTACTAAAGAGCATGGACAATACTTCTTACCATACTTCTCTTTATTCCTTTTAAGTCCTGCTAGGACTGTTTCCTTTACTTCTTTATTATCAGTTACTTTAATCATTGCGCTGACGCTGTATACAGTTCTATGTTTAGGTCTATTTCCCCACCAGTAAATCTAAATACTCTACCAGAATTATTCATTTTGACCCACTTTCCAGATGAAGGAAATGTTACTCCTTCTGCCCAATTCTCAGATTGAGAATCTACTGCTAATGTAATTTGAGACACTTGCCTAAGCATCACGTATCCCTCAAAACGTATCCAAACAGGTGTATTATATGGGTCTTGGTTAGGAAGTGCTAATTTCTCTAAGTAATATTTAAGAGGATTTGCTAAAGTCTTAGTGTACGTTCGTTCTCCTTGCTCTAATCTTGGAGTAATTGTAAAGTACATAGTATTGTCAGAATACTCAAACGGCTCTCCATCCACTGAACTCTCATTAACAAATGAGAAACGTACTCTAAATTGCTGTATATTATTAATTGGCATATCCTGCCAACCATAATGAAGGATTACATTTGGAGCAGTTATAGCTGCCTCTATACCTTCTAACTCTACTAACTGATTATCAGTATAACTAAATCCACTTTTAATCTGACATCCTAATTCAAGTGCTCTAGCTTTAGTACAGCACTTATTATCAATTACCGAGAGAGTCCCCCCCCCATAGTCTTAGCTTCTAATTCTGTTGCTATTTTACTCATGGTTCTTGTATCGTTCTGTAATATTAATTAAATCCTTGTTGTCATGCAGTAACTCTAAGAAAGCCTTGTCTACTGCTATATCAAATGCAGTATTAGTAATGATTGGTTCTTTATGCACTCTCTCAATCTCTTCTCTAATCATTTGTTCAGATAATTGAGTGTATAATCGTCTGGTATAATCATTATACCAAGGCTCTTTAAATGTTACTATAATTTCTTCTCCTGTCATAAATATATTGTCTTTAGTAATCCAGGTAGGCAATACTTCCAGCCTGGATATATGTACGCATTCCTATATAATGCTTCTTCTACTAATTCTACTTCTTGTGTTATCATTGATTAGCCTTTGCTCTTGCTAAATAGTCTCTAGTTTGCCATCTGCCATCATATTCCATATCCCATGGAGCTACCTTATTTAGTATTTGTAGTAGCTCCTCACCACTTATAGAGTCTCTATGTTTGAGTGTATGAAGTATTTCATCCTTAAGGTTTCTAATATAGAAGTCTCTCATATGTATGTTAGCATATAATTCCTTTATATAATCCCTCATATACTCTGCTAATTCATAGTCATTAGTCTTTAATAATTCTAGAGCTCTCTGGTCTACATTATCATAATCACCTGGTATCTGTTCTAGTTTCATTGAAGTTTCTCTAAGTTCTTTACTATCGTGAATAGCTCATCTGGTTCGAATGATGTGATATCATTAATAACATCAACCATATACTCTTTAACTTCATCTAGAGTCATTATTTTAAATTCGTCCTTAGATAGACCTTTAGTTTTGATAAATTTACTAAATATATCTACAATCTGGGCTAAGTTGTGCTTATCTTGTAAATAGAACTCACCCCTCTCGGGATGAGATGCTAATTTAAATATATCTGCATTATCTGTAATTACTTGTTCATATTCCTCATCACTAAGAAGATTCATTAACGCTACAGCTTTATCATATAGCAATTTAACTTCCTTCTCTTCATACTGCTTATTAATTCTATCAATATGTCTCATTATTAGCGAATGTTATTATAAATGCAAGATAGTTGCATTAAATATTCAATACCAGCTCCATTAGCTAGTCCGTCTTGCAATTTATTTAATAATTCTAATTTTACATCTGTTGTTTTATTGTCTAACTTCACCCAGTTAGTTGCCTTTGATTCATTACATCCTAAATCAGTATTTACTGGACATTCTGACAAACTAGTCTTTAATATTTTTACTTCATCTACTTCTTTACTTGTTAAGTCTTTAACTTCTTTAGCCATTGGTATAAATTTTAGTTATTGTTAATAATTCTGATTTAAGTTCGCAAATATATTATTATTTAATTTGACAATACAAAATTAGTTATATATTTCAATATTACCAAATGGTAATATAATTATTAATATATATTATATATTGCCAACTCAAATTCACAGTTAATATTAAGTATATTGCCAACTCGGAACTCTATGACGCGCTGTGGCAATCTGCGCCCCTTCGGGGCTTGCTTGCAATTAGTAAGATGAATAGAAATTAATATATATTGCCAACTCACAAGTACGGGTGCTCAAAATCACACCCCTCCCACTCCCGGGGTGGGTTGTCATATTATATATTGCCAACTCGGATGCTAGGTGAATATTGCAAGATTTGTGTATATTGCGGATACGACAGTCGTGTTACCCTTCACACCCCTCACCCATGTTTGGAGAAAATCAAAAGATTTATATCATTTGGTTTTGCTTTATAATATTCATTTTAAAATTATTAGCTTATGTACACTATTTTATCAAACGGTTTAGTTCGTGTTAATCTTACAGGTTGTTGTATCACAATGTTAGAATATAAAGAACTAATTGCAAACGTATAAAATTAAATCAAGAACGGGTAAATAAGCCCGTTCTATATTGTTTCACTAATAAATTATTAAACTATGAATTTAGCAGAATTACAAGAAGTTAACAAGAAGTTACCGAAAGCAAGCAAAAACGAAATTGCAGCAGCTTTAAACCGTTTAGGTGTGAATCCTGATTCTATCAAGGTAGGCGACAAATTGAAGTTTCCCGCTGAAATTAACGAATTTAACGGGACTATTACAAAAGGCGTTGTAAATGGCAATACGTTCTTTCAAGTTGCCGTTGAGGTCAATGGAGTGGCAAGAAACGTGTCTATCAATTCTTTGTTCCGGTCTTTCAATGACCGTGAAAACAACAAGCGTATTACACCGGTTGACATTCTTCCAGAGGCGGACAAAGACAAATGTATTTTCAATATGTTTGAAAATAAGACAATAGCGGAATGTCTTGCAGATTTACAAGGTACGGAAGTAACCGCAAAGGCGATAGAAACGTTTGAAAGCGTCGCAAGGGACGGCAGCCAAATGAACGTCAATGTTATTGCTTACTGCAAAGAATAACAAAGTACTTCTTATTGAAAGGCACATTTAGAAAGTCTATTTGTGTCTTTCTTTTTATCATGCTTATTCAGATATATTTATTAGTATGTAGTTAGCCGAATAGTGAAATGAAAGCAAAGAAATCAAAACTAAGAACTGTATTTGGACGTAATCGGAACGATGCAATTCATGCAAATAATGGTATAATGTATAAACTGACAAATCCTCTGTTTGAGGAAGCAGTAGGCTATTATTTGCTTGAACAAATCTCCACTTGGAGTGGGACGAGATATAAAGTACTAAAGTACGTAGTTCAGACCGTTTGAATGTGTAAAATGAATATTATTAAGAGTATGTAGGTCTGTGATAGATATACATGCTCACCTTTTATTCGAGTTGACAATAATACTATATATTTATGGACTACATCGAAGACGATTTCACAGATGCTCTGATTGATGCAATTTGTGAGAAATCACCAAGAAACTGGTACACCTTGGTGGGAGAGAACTTTGACCCAGATGAAGAAACAATAGTTAAGGAATCTGACAATAAGAAGGACATTGAAGATGCATTTAATGAAAGTAAAGACGACTTTGATTTATTATATGTAGTACTTAATGATGAATCTTATGCGGCATGTTCCAAAGGCTCTAAACTTATTTGGAAGTAAATAACGATTAAAACCTCATGGTGTATAGGTTAACCATGCGCACATTTATGGTATTCGAATACGTTCATTCAAGCGGAATTAAACTACGTCCGGCTAGACCTTTAACTAACAGCATATTATACATTTACAATCCAATTGGCAACGAATGGATGCATTTGTGTAAAGAGGACATACATGGACATCTAGAGCTATTGACATGCTTTAGTAATGGTGCTACTATGTATCAAGTAATTGAAGGTCTTAAGAAGGTAGTAGAGTATTGGGGAGATGACTATCTCGTAGGTCGTAGAGACTTTTACAAAGAGATTATAGACATCTATTCCTCACACCGATAACATCACAGGGTTTAGCTCTTCTAAGTAGTTGCAAATGCTTAGAATCCTTTACATGCAAAACGGACATAATGCGTGTATTGCCCAAATTAAGACGTTCCTGTTTCACGCGTTAAAGCAGGAGTCTACATATTTCATAATTTTAGACACCTGTTTCTTACGTATAGAAGTATGTTAGATAGGTTACTAGCACTGTGCGCAGAGCTAGCAAGCTGTTGATTAAAAAGAGAAGCATTCGGCATGAGAAACCGACTATACGTAAGTTTTAGGTATCAATCACTAAAACCTCACACTGAATAGGTAAAGTGTACATAGTTATGAGTAAATACGATGATTGTCATAGAGTTGACAATAGATATACCACAGCTATAGGAATGAGCGTGTGGAGATTCTTCAATGTTGGCAAATATAAGAATCAGAAAGTGAAAGACGTCTGTTACTTCAATCCATTCTATGTAGCATGGTGTCTGGAGAACTGGCAGGGATTCAGTCTTACTAGCTACGAACGTTCCAATTACATGAAAGGACTGGAACGTCAGTTAGAGAAAGACCCTGAAGACCAAGAACTCATCTTAAAGGTGCGTAAATGTAAAACCATTGTTTGATATTTTTACAGAAATGATATAATCTTCCACCATAATGGGTACGCCCGGAGACTAATGCAGAGTATCTTCCTTTAATACTGGAGAGATGTCTTATCGTGAGATAAGGCAAAGGAGTGTGGCACAGGAAGGTGGATTCCTTTACTTGTAATAATATTTTTGTTCGTTTTATTACAGCATATCCTCCCGTGACGGGAGTGGCATCATGACTAAGCCTTTACGTGGCGATGCTATAAGTAAGTCAATAGACTGAAACTAATTAGTTCTTTATTAACGTTTCACTAAAACCTCGTGAGTGTATAGGTAACTCATTAGATTAATTATGAAGACATTAAAATCATCTCTCAAGTTCAGTGTAGTAGAAATCACACCGAAAGATGCAGAAGTACTATTGTCAAAGTATTTGCACAATCGGCCTATTTCTAGAGACAATATCAACAAGTATGCTATTCAAATGTCTGAAGGTAAATGGCATTTGAACGGTGAGGCAATCATTATAAATGATAAAGGTCTTACTGATAACGGCTATCATCGTCTAGCAGCGTGCATACAGGCAGGGGTTCCATTTCAAACTGTGCTCATAGAAGGTGTTAAACATGAAACTTGGACTACCATAGATACTGGTAAAACAAGAAGTGCAGGTGATGTGTTTGGAATCATGGGCATTACTAATCCTACCCAGAAAGCTTCCATTGTGGCTAAATATTACGCTTTGACCAAGGGCTTGAAAGGTTTGGCTGATGCTGGCGCTCTTCACAGACTTAGAGGGACTGGTCTGACTCGTCAAGATTTGTTGAACATGTATAGAAAGCATGAAACTACCTTTGATGAGGTTACAGGACTTGCACTCAAGTACAAGAAGTACACTAAAGGATTACTCCATGCATCTATGATTGGTGGTGTAACAGCTTATCTTGTTCTTGATAAGAAGCATAAATTAGATACTCTTGACGACTTCTGGAACAAAGTATCTACAAGCACACTTCCGTTGTATACGAGTGGTCGTAATCGTTTGCTGTCTGTGCGTGGTCAGGACAAACAAAAGGTTGTGACTGACCTGTGGAATAAATATATCTCTTCTAAAGAGAACATCCGCGTTAATATCACGTCTGCAATAATCTTTAAGTAACCAAAGGAGTGTGAGATTTCCATATTTTAAAACCTGGCAGTGAGTAGGTTAACTGCCAACTTATCTATGACTAATGAATTAGCAGAGGAATACAGAGAGCTTAAACGTAACTTAATACCCATATTGTTACAGACATGTGGTAAAGAGCGTTTATGTGATGCTGTAGACAAATGGTTATTAGTAAAATCCGGTATCAAAGTAATATCTAAATCATGGTATGAAGGTGGATTGCCTGGTAAAGAGTATGTGGTAATTAAGGATACTTCAGTACTTGCCAGCTATCCCTCTAAAGGTGCTAATTATGAACATCGTCTTGCGAGGTATAGAGCCTACACTAAGGCATTTAACCATGTAAGAGAAGAAGGAATACCTTTGGCTCCTATACAGGTTGATAAATTTACCAAAGTACTTGTCAATGGAGTAACACTATGCCTTATCGGAACTTTTGAAGGTAAATCAGAGAATGACTTTATCAAAGAGATATCTGGTAAGGTTTACGTAAAGGCAGGTACTGATTCGGTAGATGTTATTAATCTACAAACTAGAAGAACTAAAAGATATAAAGTTCAGTACACATGAAACTATACTTTAACTATACACAGAACTTCATCCTTGCAGATTGTGAGGGTGAGGTTATTGATATGAGAACTGGCCAGCCTTCTGATGCCAAACTACAATCTCGTCTTAATAGCTACAAAGATGAAACTACATCTAAGTGGATTCCTATTAAGGACTTAGGAGATTTGTATGATATGTCAGATAGTGATGTGACAGTTTCTGGCAGCTTAATCACGATGTCCATTGACGGACATAAGGTTACAGCTAGACATAAGGTGTCAGCAGGAGTTAATTATGTACAACTGACTGGACACTTCCCTCGCTACTTCTGGAAAGGATTTGCTAACTTATTAACTAAGTAACAATGTTATCGCAGATACAATTTAGGAAACAGAGAATACCATGTACTCTCAATCATCAATCTGTTACTTCTCGTGAAGGTAAATTGCTTCTTGGGTTTGGAACTAACCAGCCCATGATGCAGCAAGCCGAAAGACAAATTGCTAAACATCAGGTTCCTTATGAGACATCTGATTTAAACGGCATGCTTTCAATCATTATCGATTATTCTATTATCAGCAGTGTAACAACAATCTAACCTTTAAACAATGGATATAAAGAACAGCCCTATAGTTAAACATGCAATTAACAATGACAAATCTCTTCTTCCCGGAATCATCGCTTACAGCTGCAAAGAAGCTATGGTAATGGCTAAGAGAGAATGCGGTGATTTTATAGACTTCGCCAAGGAGTGGATACAGTCCTCCAAACAGCTTTGCGAAGAAGAGAACATTCCATGGGAACAGATTAGGACAGCAACTGGAGATTCTATTGATAATTATATATCATAATCTCCTTTCCGTCTAAAAGAGAGTCTGATGAGTCGTTGAAAATTACGACGAAACTTCACTGTGATTTGGCACGTCACGGTGGAGTCACTCTTAACCAATATTAGTAATTATGAAACTCACTAAGAATAAGAAAGACAATATAATAATTAGTTCTGCCATTGGAGCATTAGTAATTATTAATATCATGTTGCCTACAGCTGGCGATTTTACATATGTAGCCGGAGCTATAGGTATTGTTGCGGCCATAGGAGTCTGGTTCTTACCAGACTAATCAAATAATTAATAAATCAAACTCTTTAAATTTAGAAGGAAATGAAGAAATTACAAGAACGCCTGAAAGCTGGTATTGATTTCAATCCAAAGAAAGACCCATGCTATGATTCTATCGTAGAAGAAGCTGAAACTATTCTTGGGCATGTGCTCGATGCCGCTGAAGGCAAAGAAGTTCCTTACAAGAACTTCACTGTTGGTGGCGGTTATGACGAAAGGAAAGACCGTGAAATAGTCATTGTTCGTGGTGACGGTGAAGACTTGCTCGTTATGGAAGTTAAAGACGAATCTATTCGTGTTCAACCTCATGAACGTCATGCTGTCACTCTGAATGAGGATGACGAAGCTTCTGCCCGTGAAATCTTTGACATTCTTATGAAAATGAGAGACCAAAGACAAGGCTCTACATTTAAAGTCGAAGAAGGCAAAAAAGCTTTGTTTGAGTTTCTGAAGGATATATCTAAGGCTATCGGTGCTGATGTTGAAGGTGTTGAAACGCCAGAAGAGCTATTAAAAGCTCTCAAGGCTAGAGAAGAAGGCAATGAAGGAGCCATAGAAGATTTGATGCGTGAACAACGCATTCATCTTACTATGCACATGCTTGACTGTTCCCGTGAGAAGGCAGAGAAGATTGTAAAGAACTTTAAAGAAGCTGTGAAGCGTTAATAATGCCAAGAGAGGATTAGTTTAATGGTAGAAGGCTAGTTGCGAACTGGCGGAGGGAGTTCGAATCTCCCATCCTCTCCAATCATTTTAAAGTTTTGTTTTGTATTTTGAGTTTGCCCAGCCATGTTGTGAAACACACTTGGGCTTTTAATTAATAAGTGTATGAATCAGAATGCAGTTAATTCTTTAAGGAATGCCAAGAGGCATATTCTTATTAGCGATGTTGATAAGTTCAATAGCCATTTATTGTATTACATATTAAATGTTATATATGGAACACATGACC